ATTGAGTCCACCTGCAGAGTTCTTACCCTCCTTCTTAGTCCAGGCAGCACCCTCATCAACTACCTTCTTTGCGTTCTCTTCCCAGTATTTTGGACCGTAAGAACACTCGGATTTAGTTTCTACTTTGTCACACTTTGGACAGTATCTTTTCTCTGCCTCTTCATCTAATTGCAACTCTGATCTCCAGTCGGAGAAAGAGTTTGTCAATCTCATTGGTTTGGGTGTACTACTAAACCCACTCTTTTTTGCTGGAGTTGGAGTTGATCCCTGAGCTGGTGTAGGTGTCAGTTTTACTGGGGTATTAATTTTGGGTCTCTTTGGCATTCCTCGCATTAAAGGATTGGGAGTCTTTGGTTTTAATTGGTCGCCAAACTTTGCTTTCGATGCAGCCTTACCAAACTTCTCCGCAGCACTACCTGGTTTTGTTCCTCCAGGCTGTCTTCTTAGACGATCATACTCTCTATTGGTCGCTTGATCTTTAGCAGAAAGAGTAGATTTGGGTCCGTATGCTTTTTCTCTCGCGGTAGGAGGTTTTGGTTTAGGTTTCGGGGTTGGAGTTGGAGTGGGGGTTGGAGTAGGAGTTGGTTTCTGTTTTGCTCTATCCGCAGGAGTTGTTTTCTGTTCTGGGGTTCTGGTATCTTTTTCGGTGCTCTTTGGAGGTGCTACACTTCCATCATCTTCGGAACCATATCGTTTACCGTCTCTTCCTCTAGATGGGATATGTGGTTGAGTGACTCCTCCAGTATTTGGAGTTCTCTCACCAGATCTTACGCTAGGTTCATTTGAATCTTTTGCTGGAGGAACAAACTTATTCCACCAATTACCAATTCTTTCTTTAGCCTTGTTGAGTCCCTGCATGTACTCATCTTTTGTCTTAAGACGAATACCTTCATCAATCTTTGGATTAATAATGACAGTGTTCTTTCCTGTCATTGGTTTGAGTTGTTTCTCTTTTTTTTCTTTTGGATAGTCTTCTACTTCCCAAATAAAATCCTCTTTCCAATTAGAAGCTTTAAGAGGTTCTGGTTTAATAACGTCCATGGTTTCAATCTCCGTTGGAATATAAGAATCTCTCCAATCCATGGACTCATTCCACGGATCCTTTTCCTTTTCCTGTTTTTTCTTGGGACTTCTATTCTTAATATCTTGTTTGGAAGCAACACCAGTCTTGAGACCTCTGTTTTTCCGCATCTTTTGAACCATCTTTTTCTTAAGTCTAGATGCTTTTTCACTAGCACCAACTCTAGCAGCACCTGCTCGAAGTCCAGCACCAACTGTACTCAATGCATTACCAACAATTTTTCCAGTTGCTTCTGCATTAGAATCTTTACTGGAAACTGTACTGGTCTTTGCAGAAGCTAAGGCTTCACCAGCTTTCTGTTTTCTTTCGTCACTTGCCGCTTTCTTGTTCTCTAGAGACTTCTTCTTATCTCCAAGTTCTCTTTTTCTAGTTCTAGAAGCAAGAGTATCCTCTTTCTTCTCTCTATCTAGTTGTCTATTACGTGCATCAGAAACAGATTTCTTTGCAGTAGAAATAAAGGAATCTGCAGATTCCTTATCTTTTTGTGCCCTTGACTTTTTCTTAGCGACGGGCACATTCTTCAGAGCTTCTTTTCTCTCTTTCTTCTTTTTTTCAGCAGCAACTTTTTTGGGATCTGGAGCAGGTCCCTTTCTCACAGAATCGATCAAATCATCGAGACTTGGTTTAGCCATCAACCTTCCTCCTCTTCATCTCCCTTGAGGAGTTTACCCATCTTATCCTTTACTTTTTCAGCACCCTTCTTTGCAACATGAACTGCTGCTTTTTTTGCAGCCATCTTGGCAAGTACACCAACGAGAGCGGGAGCTGCTTCTTCCAATTTTTCATTGGACTCGATTTTCAAAGTCTTGGGATAGTCCTCATCACCAGGCTTTGCAGGTTTCTCACCACGCTTACGTTTGGCATGAATGTTGTCCCAGAGACCTTTCTTCTTACCTTCGTAGATGTCTCTCAGAGTTTCCTCTCTAACATCATTTCTGTTGTTCTCTTCGGCATCTTTGTTGAGTGCCTTGACAATCTTTCCAGACTTCTTATGTGCTTCAGATCCTTTGTCACCACCCTGCAGAGCTTCTCTGGAAAGGTTACCAGCACGGCGGAACATCTTGTTTCTCTTTTCTCTAGAGAGTTCCTTCTTATCCTCTTCTAGTTCTTCTTCTTCCTTCACACAGTTAGGAACTTCACGACCATTCTTTTTCTTGGTTCCCTTGGCCTTATATCCATCCCAACATGTAGAAGCGCCAACGTTCTCGCGGGCTTTCTTCATGCTGCCCTCGTCAACTACTTCGACTTCTTCTTTCTTAGTCTTTTCTTTCTCGATGCGAGCAGACATCTTTCTGATTGCATCGATACTCATGTTACCGATACCAGTAAATCCATCCTTAGAAGGATCGGGTTGCTTCTTAGAATCGTCCTTATAACCACCAGCAGAACGAGCAGCACGACGGTTCTCGTCCAACTCAACTTCTTCTTTTCTAGGTCCTCTACCAGTGAGTTCTCCTTTTGTTTGTTTCTTTCTCAGATTCTCAGAAGACTTATTAATAACAGGCATCATCTTACCCATCTTTCTTCTGTTGTCACCAGATGCTTCACCTGAATCACGAGCATCTTTCATAGCAGCCTTGCTAAGGTTCTTATATCTGTTATACATTTTCTGATGTTTATCAAAACTAATCTCTTTATAACCCTCTTCAACCTCAACCGACTCAGAATGAGGATTCTTCATTGATTCCTTACCAGTCTTGGCATCACGATGCATTCCCGACTTGATAGCATCACTACGAACCTTGCGGCGATTCAGAAGATACTTATCGGACTTATCATGATCTCCATCGTTATCGATGTCCTTATCTTCCTGACCAACAGGATCTAATTTCTTCTCATACACAGACTTATAGATAGATGCTAGCTCTTCAGCATCATACTTTTTATCAAACATAGCTCTGAAAGAAAGACCTTATCAAAGTTATTTATTGTATTTTGTGCCTGGACCTGAAGGAGGATCATTTGGTTTTAATGGACGAACTGTTGGTTTAATTCTGCCTTTGAAAAAACCAAACTTCTTTTTGGATTGTCCTGGTGTCATTGACTGAACATACTCTCGATAATCATCTGTTCCAACCTCATATGCTTCCATAATATCTCTTAACCAAGACTTGAAGATTGTGCCTTCTTTAGTCATACAAATCACATAATTTGTACCACGTCTTGTGATTCTACCAACTTCTCCAGTATTAACATTTTCTACCAGTGAACCCAAATCAAATACTTCATTTTTCATATAAGCAACTCTCAACCCCTCTGGGTCTAACTTAGGAGCAACTTCCCAATCTTCAGTAACAGATGCACCCATACTCTTCTGTAGGGTATTGAACAACTGTTTCTTATCCATATTTCCCAAAGTATTTGGAATACCTTTCACAAAACCTTTGAAATCTCCATCCTTGGCAGCCTTTCTCATCTTAGATGCGGACATACCTTCCACACCATCAGAGTCTGCATCTCTTGCGCCAGCAGAGATAACTTTGATCTCATCAAACTCATAGAGATCCCCATTATATTTCTGAGCAAGACTTTGGAACTCAGCGAGTCTGTCCTGACCCACGACAATAGTTACTCCTCTATAACCAAGACCGTAACAAGACTGTAATACATTGAAGATTGTTTTTGCTTCTGGATCATCCCTAATTTCATCCTCGTAATCAGGGAACATCATCCTCATATATTCAATCTTAGTTGCAGGTTCCAGAGGATTCTTCTTAGCATCCTGTGTACGACTTGGATAAATTCTTAGATCCGCTCTAGTTCTCTTCGCTTCACTAGATGCAGATTTCAGAAGTTTTTCGTGACCAATAGTTGGTGGGTTGAATCTACCAAAGACGATTACAGCACTATCACTTGATGGATCCCCCATCGTTTCTAGAGATTGTTCTTCGGGTGATGTCGCCGTTTTCGTACTATCTTCTTGGTCGGTTTTCTGACTTGTCTGGGCAACAGGTTTTGGGGATGTATCAACTGGAGTCGCAGTCTTCCCTGGTACATTAGGCTTAGATGAACCGCCTTGTTTTGGTGCATCATCCTTCCCAGTCTCCTTAGAACCTGTGAATTTTAACTTACCGTCAACTGTCTTTGCTACAAACTTTCCACCTTTATCATACCACCCGCCATGGCCATCACCAGTCAAACCTTTTTGTTTGGCTTGAATGGAAGCATTGGTCTTGACGGCTTCAGTAATAAATTCTAAGAAACTTTTCACTACAAGAATTCTGCCCTTTCTTATATTTATTAAAAGGTTACCACTATGGCATTTGATGGTGGTTTAGCCACAATCACAATTCTTCTACCCTTATCACCAGCACTAGGAGACTTACCAAGAATCAAAGGAAGACCTTTCTTATCCTTTTCATTTGTCTCGAAGGGTTGATCAGCTCTTCTTTTCCTAAGTCGCAAATAAAGATCATGTTCTCTTGCATACTTCTTTGCATCATGAAGTCTACCATTCACTGTTAAAACATTGCCACTAGATGTGGAATGAACATCCATAGGTCCGATATACATATGGGTAATTGGACCTCCCATTGCTTGTGTTCCGAGAACAATAGTCTCCTTCAATTCAGAACCAATCTGACCATACATATCAGGAATCTGTTGTCCCTGTGTATATCCAAGTTGCAAATACTTTTCATATGCTGCCCGAATAAATCTACCACTAAATCCAGGTACAATTTTTTCAAGTCCGTTTAGTCCCCCACCTGCCATACTAGGAGCACTGGGACCTTTCATCGACAGTTTATAAATTCTGTTTATGGTTTTAATTTCTACATCAGTATACGGTTCATCACCAGATGCAGATCTGCCCATTACTTTATTAGCAGAAAGAACATTATTTAATCTAGTTGAACCAGCCTGCAGAGTGAAGGGTTTGCCTCCTTTTTTCTCAGAGAAGAAATTGATTGCATCTACAAGACCAGTTTCTTGTCTTTCTGCTAGAGTTCCTGCCATATAGGGTCATGGTTCTACAACCCTATTTAGATAGTCCTTCTCGTTTTGATAGATCTTTTTTTGTCCCGTCCATAATTGATACCCCTCAACTACTTCAGGAAACAACCACTGATCCACACGGTAACAATACTTCCAGTTGACTGGTTGAACACAATTCATCACGACAACTTGGAAGAATGCTACCAGGTGAATCCAGAGACTATACATTTCGTGATCTGTTTTTAATTACAATAAATGCATCTTTGTTATACTTGCGAGTTCCTTTGAGTGGTGCCCACTTAGTGCCTGCACCTTCAATCTCATAGATTTGAGTGCCAGCAATTTCTACTGCAACGTCATCACCATAATCCCACCCAAGTGTTTCCAGAGCAATGGCAAGTTGTCCTAACACTTTACCAGGATATGTTACGGACATATTCATAACGTTTTCTTCGGGATCAAGTTTACCAATCACAGGTCACCCTCCGCACGGTTTTCGGAATAGTAAGGATCAAAAGATCCCCCAGGATAACGCTTCTCAAGTTTACGGATATTTCCAGCAATAACGTCTTCAAAAGAAACTCCAAGTGCTTGTGTTGCTTGTGCAACATACCACAGAAGATCACCAAGTTCAAGGATCAAATGTTCTCTGTTAGCATCGTTCCAAGGCTTACCTTGGAAAATCATTTTTTTAATAATTTCAAGGAACTCACCACCTTCAGCGTTGATTCCAACACCAGCGGTCAACAGACGCTCAATGTTTGCACCTTCACCATCAAGTTCAACCATTCGATCAGCAAGGGACACAAAGTCTTTTGATGCATCAGAAGTGACTGCATCAACAAACTCTTCGTATCGGGAAAATTTAATAGTCATTAGAAATTCAGAGCAGAAAATTTGTCTTTGGATTTTTTGGTCTCTTCGTAAGTATACTCTTCTTCTTGTCCAGAGTCAAGAATATCATCCTGTGCAGATTGTTCGCAATCATAAAGACGCATCTTAGCACGGTCGATACCAACCACAAACCTTTTATTTACTGTAGGATCATTGTATCGATTCTTCAATTGTTTCACCATAATCTGTCCAAGTTCTTCAAGCTCCTCAGTAGAGATAAGGGCAAACATAAGATCAGCAGTAGCAGGCAAACCAAAGGACTCACTTGTATCAGTAAGCTCAACATCAGAGCTACCATAACCAGAACGAGTGGTCTGGGTGGCAGATACGATAGGGACCTTGGCTTCGCAAGCCAATCCTCTAAGTTCTTCTGCAATAGCCTTAATATAAGAATATGAATTGACAGAGCTGTTTCCGCGATACCTTTCGGAAGCACATATATTGAGGTAATCAATGAAAATAATATCAGGTCTAAATGACTTCTTAAGTGCAAGTTCATTAAGAAGTGATCTAAAGTGTCCAACGTGAGCACTTGCGGTGGGATACTCTTTAATTATAAGAGACCCCTGAGTTTTTTCCGCGAGTTTAGATACTTTGTTTTCAAACATTGACCGAGGCAAATCAGTCAATTGTTGGATTGGGATGTTGAGGAGATTCGCGTCGATTCTCTCTGCAATTTTTTCCTCAGCCATCTCAAGCGTAATATAGAGTACGTTACTTCCTCTGAGGAGAACGGAAGAAGCCATGTGACACATGAAAAGAGACTTACCGACACCTGTGCCAGCCAGAGCGATATTAAGACTCTTATTGACCAGACCACCTTTCGTAATCTTATTGAAGAAGTCAAGATCAAAAGGTATTCTTTCTTCTTTTTGATGATAGAAATCAAATCGTTCAGAAAAGTCTTGCAGATAGTCATGACCAACATGATTGTCGAAACTTACAGCTAGTGCATCTGAAAGAATAGATGGGATTGCATCAATATTTTTCTTTTCATTATTTCCATCCGCAATACCAATACTCTCAACCAGGGCGAGATAAATTGCTCTATCCCTACACCACTTCTCCGTAACATCAGTCAACCACTCTTCGTTTGAACGATCGGTATCAAACTCAGAAAGAGCAGAAACAACAGTTTGAAACGTTTCTTGATTGATATCAGATCGTTTCTCACATTCGATATTAAGAATCTCTACTGTAGGACACTTATTATACTCACTAATGAATCTTTCAGATTCCTCGAAGATTACTTTCTCATGTACACTATCAAAGTAATCCTTCTTGATAAAAGGAAGCACCTTTCTAGTATAGTCTTCATTAAGAATTAGATTCTTAAGGATTGTCTTTTCAATCGTTTCCATCAATTATAGTGAAGATACGTGCTCATAATATATTTTGGTTTACCTTCTTTTACAGGTAAACCTCTGTGTGGGTACTGCCATGTTGGGGGGAATACCAACACTGTACCAGTCTTTGGTCTGACTGTCAATTTATGGTAAGGAAAATCTGTTTCTCCACCGAAAAAATCATCATTGAGATAACAGAGAAAAGCGAGATATCTTTTTGATGTATCATGATCCTGTACATCGACATGTAAATCAAACATATCGTCCGAATCAGGCTCATACTTTTTGATTCTAAATTCTTCAAAAAAAGTTTTGTGTGGAAACCATTCCCCACACTCTCCAATTCCTTCTTTATAAGATCGAAGAATTTCTATAAATTTATAACAAAGAATTTGAACAAATTTTTTATATTTTTTTTCTGCATTTAAGTTTACTTGTGTGAAATTAGGTCTTCCAAAATTTTCAATGCGTTCTTTATTTTCAGATTGTTCAAAAATATCAATAAGTGATTGGCAAGTTACCGAGTCAAAAGTTTCACATTGTTTGATAAACTCATCCATATGCAAAGGTTTCTCTCGCAATCGCATCAAGTTTTTCCATAACATCATCGGTAAAGTATTCCTCGGGCGATGCCAGGATTTGTTTTGCGTAGATTTTTTTCCCATCGATCTCATAACGACCTGCTACATTCTTCCAAAGTCCACCAAGTTCGCCAAGTTCCAAGAGACCATAATACTTGTCTAATCCACGTTCATCATAGTAGAGACGTACAGTAACTTCTTTATTTTCTTTACTCAAACGCGACTTAGCAGTCTTTGCCTTGATAAGATTTCCGACGACTTCTGTTCCATCTTTCTCTTTCTTCTTGCTGAGATAGATGATTGAACTCGCTGCATACTTGAGGCCACTGCCTCCTCCCATTTCTTTTGTAGGCACATAAGAACCGATAACATCGTAGGTATGATTAGTAACAATCATTGGAATGTTTGCTTGACCCAACTTGAGAGTGAGCATTCTGAAAGCACCTTTGACCAGTTGGGATTTAGTCATGTCACGAACTTGTTTATCGTTCAGTGCGTCAGTGATCTCCTTTTCGGTGGAAAGCATTCCTAAGGAGTCTAACACAAACATGCACGGTTTGCGATCTTCCTCTGATTTTTTTAAATATATATCTACAGCCTTTAGAGCTTTAGACCTAAACTCTTCAATAGTTACAACATTGACAACAACTACACGTTTAAGATCTACGCCCCGATCTGCAAGAAGAGACTTCGTAACAGCGGCTTCAGTGTCAAAATATAGACAATAACCATCGGGATTGCTATCAAGGAAATTTTTAACAACAGCGAGGCTGAAGAAAGTTTTGCCAGTAGAAGACTCGCCAGCAATGGCAGTAATCTTGTTCCTAGATACACCACCAAAAATACTACCTGAAACAAGTCCGTTAAAAATGTACGAGCCCGTATCAACAAACTCTTCAGTATCATCAATATCTGCGGCGAGTTTGGTGTAGTCATCTCCGATTTCTTTTACGATGTCTTTGAGAAAATCCATTTGCGTTCAGAATAATTTTGTTCATCAATGAGATTGAAACTTAGAGTTCTCCTCTCGTTATTATGTTTTTGTGGGAATACCATATGTTGAAGCCAACTAGGAAAAAGAATTACATCTCCAACCTCTTGTTTTGGCACCCACTCAGCTGAAGTCCAAGGTAAGTAATGTCCATGCATGAAACAAAGCTCCGAGGGATCCTCAGGTACTTCTAGTAGTATTATACCAGATAAGTCCGCTGCATGTATATGAACTGGAGTAAAGTTGCCTGATCGGTATCTATTTACCCAGGCATCTGCCATAATTGTTTTCCCATCAAATCGATCATCATTTGGTGGAACCAATGAGAGGCAAAGTTTATCGATGTTAGATGGAAATTGTTCATTGTAAAATTGACCCAGATCTTCAACAAACGTTTTCAACTGAATGGATTCGCAGAACTCTTCAGTTAAATATACAACATCAATATCTCTATCCAGAAGATCTTGTGATACTGATCTAGATTCAGGACCATCAATAAATTTATTGACCTCATTAAGTATAGACTGAGGACATTTAGCTTTTAAAATGTTGGGTCCGAAAGGATTCAATAGTTGGTATTGAAAATGCATCATTTTACGGTCCAAAGAATGTTACCAGCGATGGAAATCCTCTCATCATCACAATTATAAAAAGGATGCACAGAGTGTCCAAGGTGTGCTGGAAAAATAAACATACATCCCTCCGACTCTTTATCCATTAAAATAGGATATGTTTGTATATTACCAAGAATATCAGCATATGTAAACTGAAAATCTGATGCTGCTGGACCATTGCTTCCCTCACAAAAGGGAAGTTTATGTTGTTCTCTATAATCAGTAGGAATTTGCATCCAGATTACAAATGACAAAATTCCTGCGTGAGTATGAATAGGATTAAACTCCATTTGTTTTTGGAAGTTAACCCACCATGTCATGTCAAGAGTAGATGGGGGAGCATCACGATGTAATTGTGGTCCAAATGCAGATAGATTGGAATCTACCATATGTTTAGAAATAGGAATCAGAACATTATTGACAAAAAATCCGTCATCCGTAAGTTCTAAACTTGATGAAATATTGCCTGCAAGTTTATTGGTAACTTTTTTATTTTCTTTTTTTGCAATGTCTATCCTTTGCCAGAGATAGTCCATTACATTCTCTGGCAATTTTGTTTTGTATATTGGAAGGTTAGGAAGCTCAAAAGGATCCCATTCAATTTCTTTCATATACCAAGAATTTTTCTCTGTCTATTAAAGTAATCGTGAAGTAACCAAGAACTACTATTCAGTTTATCAGTTCCTCCAGTACCATATTCAAATTCAACTCTAGGATTATCTCCATACATATCAACTTCTGGAGTATTATCCTTTCCGCGATCACCACCATTGGCAAAGACTACTGTCTGTGCAATTCCCAGACAAGTCTCAATGGCTCCACATGCAGATCCCTTCTCATCATATGGAACCGTAATCACAGCATCAACCATTTCCAAATGCCTAATGATCTCTGCACGTTCTTTCCAATCTTGAAAGTACTGTCCTTTCTTATCCTTTAGCCACTCGTTTGTATTCAGACCCACTACCAGATAGTTGGTGAGTTCTCTGGCTTTCTTAAAGTATGCAATGTGTCCACTGTGAATGGGGTCAAATCCACCAGTGACTAAAGTAATAATTCTCTTCATGAAAAAAATGCCTCTAAAGTATTTCGCCTTTCAACTTCCCAACCAATACAATCAAGGATCACTTTGATGGGTTCAATGAAAGATTTGCTGAACTGAAGTTCATAGTCAACATACTTATCTAGGTCAAACTCGGAAGGGAAATCTTGGATAAAAGACATCACATTTTCATGAATAGGATTAGGAGTTTTGAGATAAACAAACTTGATCTTCTCTCCGCTTTGAATGTCCTGATACTTATCCGAAAGTTTCTTTTGTTTCACATAGTGATTGTAAAGAATGGCTCCACGAACATGGATAGGCGTACCCTTTGAATATAAATCCGAAGATGACTTCCACTTATTAATATCAGAAACACTTCGAGGGAAAGCAATATCTGATGGGGGGAGATCATGAAACTCTTTACGAGACTTTTCGATGAAGTCAATCATCTCATCTTCAGTTGCACTCATCATCAACTTCAGACCATCCTTAATCATCTTACGGCAAGGAGCAGGAGTAGAAGTCTTAATGGCTTCAATACCCATAATCTTCAGTTTGGGTTCTTTATATCGAACACCCTCACTGTCCCATACATTGAGAATGTATCTCTTCTTAGCAGTCCAGATACCACGATCAGCAATGTTCTCTCGTTTCATGAACATCTTCTGATCGTATGCGTTCACGTAGTCCGCGAGTTCTTGGTAAGAACTGTCAATATACGGCTCAAGTTCCACTTCACACACCTTATCAAGGAACTTGACAATGCTTTCAGTAGTTTTCTCTCTTCCCTGGTATACATTTTCAACCAGAGGACCCATATTAAGGTAGATAGAGTCAGTATCAGAAGCAATAACATAATCTACATCCTTTGTTTTCAATACACGATTCATATATGAATTCATCTTGTTCTCAATCCATCGGATGGAGACCTGTCCAGACAATGTGATTGCCTCTGCATTAGCTAGTTTATAATATCGGAAATACTGATTACCGATTGCGCCATAAGCAGAGTTAAGAGCAATCTTTTTCGCCATCTGAATGTTATTGCAACGAGCGATTTCCTTTTCAAGTGCTTTAGTAGGCGTCTTCTCATAATCTTTCTTCGCTTGAATCATCTTCTTCTTGAAGATGACACGTTCGTTATACATCTTCTCCATCAATTCTGGGAGAAAACCTTTCTTGTCTTTCCTATACATTGCACCATTGGCACATACTGCATAGTCAGAATACATTTCAAATGTAATATCCTGGTTCAGAAGTTTATCTACAGTTGCTGATGGGTGTTTCTTATCCAGTAGCGTCTCTGGCGAGATGTTGTACTGCATAATGAGGTGAGGGTATAGGGAGTTGAGGTCAAAATTGACCACCCATTCATAAACTCCAGGCTTAGGTTCTTTAACATAAGCACCAGCATATTTTTCATCTTTCTGATTCCTCTCCTTTTGTGGAATAACAATGTTTTGTTTCTTGAGATAGTTGTAAATGATTGCGTCCCAGGTGCGAACCTGATATGCAATATCGCTAAAGTTGACCTTAGCGTCATATGCACGGGTAAGACACAAGTCAATAAGTTTCAACTTATCCTCAAGTTTATCCACCAGTTCCACGTCAACAATGTTATAGTCAACAAACTTGTCCCAGGCTTTAGTATAGAACTCTCGGAAGGTATCAAACTCCGAGTGGTCCAATTTCTTCTGTCCTAGTTCTTGTGAGGCAATATGATCCAGTCGATAACTCTCCTGGTTAGGGGTGCCAGGAGACTTCTTATAAAGATCTAGGTAATCGATTACTGAGATACCCGCAACATCACAAGAGATATTCTTGCGACCAGCAATGACAATTTCGTTACGACGGAGAATATTCCAGGGAGACATCTTCTTCATGGTTTTCTCACCCATGATTCTTTCGATGCGACCAGTCAAATATGGAATGTCGTAAAACTCACAGTTCCATCCAGTGATAACTTCTGGGGTATTTTCTTGCCACCAAGCCAAGAACCTGCTGATCAGATCCTCTTCATCGTGACATTGAACATACTTAAAGTTAGGTCTGTCTTGATTAGCGTAAGGTCTTGACCCAAAAGTAATAACTTTCTTGGTATTGTAGTCCTGAATAGTAATGAGTAGAAGTTCTTCTGCACAGTTAAACGGATCTGGGAATCCGCTCTCTGCAGCAACCTCAATATCAATCGTAATTAGTTTGATTTTACTGATATCAAACTTAATTTCATCTTCAGGATACATCTCAGAGATGTATTGGTGGACATATCGTTCGTTCCCAAAGACATCAAATCCATTGACAGAACTATACTTGTCAATGAATTCTCTGCAGTCTTTAATTGTTCCAGGTTGAACTGGTTCTACTGGAATGTTGTCCAGAGTTCGCCACTTAGACTTTCTTTTTGTGGGAACATACAGTGTTGGTTGAAACTTCTGTCGATCACTAAAGTGTTTCCCATTCTCATATCCACGGATCAAAATGTCATTACCAATTTGGAAAACGTTAGTGTAGAACCTCATTCCTTTGTAGCAAGTTTCAAGTAAAAGTCGATAAGTTTTTTGTGTGGTTCGACCAATGTTAGGATTTTATCAGAAGAAATCATCACAACATTGTCATCTGTAACATCTCCTAACCATGGAATCAAACGTTCTTCGGGAGGAGCATCAGTTTCATGCCTTCCCAAAATTTGATATGGAGATGTTAGTTTGCAATCTGGAGCACCAATGTCAGCGGCAACAGATTCAATTTGACTGATAAGGACGACATCATTAGTCAAAATGATGCATTGAATTTCACTTTCCATTGGTTCCATAAAGTTGGTTTATTCGTTCTTCATAAGACTCTTTGACTTCTTTCTTAGGTTCCATTATCGACACCACAAATCCTGGTTCAATAGAAATCTTTCTGTCCGAAGTCAGGGGTTGCCACTCAGTAAAAGCGACATTATATCTAGGTGAATCATCTTGATCCATATTCACCAAATTTTCTTCCACAAGAAGTTCTGGTTCTCGTTGTATTTCCACCAGTTCCGCAAAGAAAGGACAATCTAGAACAGTAAAAATTACTTTATCTCCTTCTACAGCCTGTTTCACATCTGCGATAACTAGATCTCCAGATTCCATCAATACAAGTTTTACAGCCATAATTCAGTCTCTTTGTCTCCAATCATCAGGTTTGTCTTGTTTGAACCAATCAACAATTTCGTCAGCACCATCGAACCCCGTTTTATAATTAGATGGGTCGGGGTCTCCTAGTCCCATCTTATTCATAAAATCATCAATGGTCCCCTCTTGAATATCTTGAGAGGCTTGACGGCGTGCTTTGTTTAACCAGTCACGAGCAGTGGTATGACGCTTGGCAAGTTTCTCTGCCCAAATCATATCATCCAATTGTACTTCTTCTTTGTTAGCGATCTTCTTACAGATGAACTCCAGTCGGAGTCTGTATTGAGTAGATAGCATGTTACTCCCGCAGTTTTAATTCCAGGTCTTCCAACCGATGATACTCAACATGTGCCCGTTCTTGACGTTCACAAATGATATCTAAAATATCATTCATAATGATATCATTTTCAACGTAATCGTCAAGGTAAGTATCGATAGCTTCCTTAAGATACCGATACCTATGCCATTCCTGACTGTACGGTTTGTAGTTCATGATCTAAGTGTATTATGCTCGTATCATAAGCTAAAATTATTTATTTGTCAAGCTAAAAAAAAGGGGGAGTGTCTGACTGTGACCAGACTTCCCCCAGCGGCGACGATATTCCTAAGTATTTAGAACCATTCTTTTCTCAAATGGTGGTCAGGGACGACCTTACCTAGATCAACCGTCAGTAGCCCATCCTCAAAGGTTACCGAGCGAATCTCTGTATCATCCGAGAGAGTCCAACTACGAATAAAAGATCTTTGAGCAATGCCGCGATGGGCATAGGTTTTTTGAGATTCTTCTTCTTCTTTCTTTCCTTCAATGAAGAGTTTCCCAAATTCTGTATAGACTTTTACCTCTTCATTCTTAAATCCAGCCAATGCAATTTCAAGTCGAGACTCTACATTGTTTACTTGGACAAGATTGAATGGAGGGTAATTGCTAACCGATTCATTGAGAGTAAAGATACGATCAAAATAATCGTCCATCCCAATAGCATTACGAGTGATTCGATCAAACAGCTGAGGAAGATCAGCCGCTTGATAGCGTTGTAGGTTTCCCATGATTGTAGCTCCTTAGAAAGCGAGTTTGTATTGTGAGGACCCCGAAGGCATCCATCACTATTTAGATAGTATACCATAAAAAAAGGGGGTGGTAAACCCCCCAAACCTATACGGTTTCTACCTTCTTCTTTTTGCCGATATTATACTTAGTCTCTAGTGTCCAATCATTCTTATCTTTGTAAGACAAAACTTTAATCTGGTTTAGAGGAGCAACATCCATAGTATCATCAGGTTTAACAATATTAATCAATCCCCAATCACTTAGAAGATTAATGATGCGATTACGTCTCTGCACATCATTAATTGTAAGATTGGCGTGTTTACCGTCCAGAGCAAACAACTCTTTGAAATGAACAATATAATATCTACCCTGTTTATGCAGGATATGGCAACTCTGATAAATCTTTTTCTCTTTCCTAGAAGCTACTCCGATTCGTGTTAGAGTTTCACGAACCTTCAGAAAATCATCGGGTTCATTTAGTGTCACTTCTACCATTCGGTCGGCAGACCAATTAACCTCAGGCTCTGCAAATGCAGTCATTTTGTACCTCCAACGTCAAGTCGTTCTCTAATGTAATCCAGTTGTCTTTTATTTAGAATCGTCAAAGCCTGCATTGCTTTTTCATTACTATATCCATAGTACTGTTTAACAAGGTCAAGGTCTTTAATTTTCTCTTTTCGGAGCCAGGGAGAGAATCTCTTCTTTTTCCTGAGACTATTTAGATAAAAGTCATATTGGAGTTTATTTGGTAATTGATGAGACAAATTCATCTCATTAGCAAACATGATTGTATCCAGAAACCCAGATAGGCACTTGTTTATAATAAAAGCGGGATACTTTTTTTCGCGATCAGGATCTTCTTTAATAAGATCTTGTTTGTTGAAGTTGATAGAGTTTAGCCAGTCTTTGAGTTCCATTATCTAATAATATCAATTTCATCTGGATTGGTATTCCAGGTTTCAAGTTTGATGCGAAGTCTTCCTTCAGACTTTAATTTCGCATATCGTTTAGAAGATTTATTCTTCCACCATTTAATCAAGTTCTCGGTATGGAACTTTTCATAATTCTGGCCAGGACAGAGAGTTTCTTGTTCACCGAGAATAACTTCACGAGCATTGCTGAATCCATAGTCACACATATAGAAACGCTTTTGTTCAGTCAGATTTTTTGCACTTGCAATCGCAGTTGTGAACTCCACAACCTTTTGAGAAGGTAAGTTCTTCTTGATGATTGATATCATCTTTTGTTGAGTCTTGAGTTTGCGACTCGATGCGTCCTCCTTCACCAGGAGTTTGTCGTTGTTCCTTGCTATGAACCATTTGTTCAGGTCTTTGAATATATTGTCGTGTAAGAGCGGTGTAAAATCGCTGTCAGTGAGTCCTCTGTACCTCATGTAGGGTTTGAGTCCATCGTACTGTGAGGAGGACTTTGTAGACCCGTACAGAGAGGTAGTCTCAAACAGACAGATATCCGAACCGTACTTACTATTTAACTGTTCTCTAGCGGCGTGAGAACAACAAAGAAGAGCTAAGAGTTTACCGCCCAGGTAGTTGAAACCGAACGGTTGAGTAGGGACAATAACAAATCCCATGATTGCATGACGATTGAATCTACTGAGTTCTGGCGTATCACCCAACCACTCATTGCGAGGTTTGCTATTGATGGTGGGAGAACCGAACCGAATAAACCCAAGGGTCTTGTTAGTATTCTTCTCTTGGACAATCCACTTTAGAGATTTTCCAGGAATAGAAGTTTCAAAAGCATGAGACATCGTAATCTGAAGTCTCTCATTGAAGTATTCATTCTGGAAAGAATCTTGTCTATCTTTTTCTCCAGCAGGGTACACTCTAATATCCATATCCTCTGGATGCATGTCAAAGTTGCTGAAGAGATCATCTTCAGGACGCATACCAAAGAGAGATTGTGGTTGATCGGCAATACGATCTAGTTTGACTGTGCGAAGATATTCATCGATTCTTCCAGTGTTTGAAAAGTAATCAATGAATTTACTAGCTGCATATACTGCATCGGTTTCACTTAGCTGCATGTTCAATTAACTCCTTCATGGAGTCAGACATAATTCTATATCCACTCCCAACATATAACTGTCCTGAGACTACAGAAACTGTAGCAATTCCCCAGAAAATATAATACCACTTAGATTTAATTTGAGCACTGAGTTTCATGCCATTAATCTCTTGATGAATATCACGATGATGAAATCTAAGAGACTTGTCAATTAATTTATCAATCTTCTTTTTCATTTGAACTCGCACTCCACCATAATTTCGGTCATAGCAGCAAGTAAGTTAATTTCTTGATCCGCTACGAACGCGATCTGATACTGATATTTAGCAATAATGAGCACAGCAGCAGCAACGCTAGGACCGTCAAGGGTTTCAAAAAGAGCATCGTAAAGACGACGAAGAAGTACACCAGGATCATTGTCCAGATTATTAACGACCCATTTACGGACCTCGGGAAACTTCTTATCCTTAAGGGCCTTGATAAGGTCTTGAATATTGACATCGGAAAAATTAGCAAGGATTGATGAGTCAATTTCTCCCGAGGATGCATGTCTCTGACATTCGTTCAGAACACGTCTCCAATCAGGGAAGTGTTTGTTAATCAGTTCGGCAAGGACCTTTGGATCCGCCTTAATATTCTCCTTATCCAGGATGGTTTGGAGTCGTTTGAAGAACTTTGAGGCGATTGCAGGTTTGTTTTTTCCTGTAATTCCGAACTCGATGACAGAACACCGAGATTGTATTGGTTCAACAATTCGGTTTCGATAGTTGCAAGTAAAGATGAATCGGCAGTTTTTATAAAACGCCTCAATATTTGCCCGTAGGAGGAGCTGTACGTCGTGGGTTGTGTTGTCAGCTTCGTCAATAATGATGACTTTGTGCTTTGCGTCAGATGCCGATAGTGATACGGTCGCAGCGAAATTCTTGGCCTGGTTCCGTACTGTATCCAGAAATCGTCCTTCATCGGATCCGTTGATGACATAATAATCTACTCCAAGTTCGTGACATAGTGCCTTTGCAATAGTAGTCTTTCCAATGCCAGGAGGTCCAGCGAGAAGTAAATTTGGAATCTCACCTTTCTCCAGGAATGACTTGAAAGTTTTTTTCGTATCCTCGGGAAGGATACAATCTTCAATAGTCTTTGGGCGATATTTCTCAACCCAAAGAAAATCCTGGTTGTTCATAATTTAGTTAAAGTTATGCAAATTGTGCCAAACGGCACCAATGTTCATTTTACCATGAAAGTATCCTGGTGCCATCGCAAAGTATTCAAGTAGTCCAATACATCTTGTCGCACATCCATCAATTCGTGATAACACTTCTGATTATGAGCACACTGACGGAGAGCATGATCAGGTTTCAAAACAGACTCAATGAAAAGATCAAGTCCTCTGTTCCACTTGTCTTGTTTGGATTCGCCATCGTTAATCATATACTGGTCATTCATAGATCATATCCAATTTGGTTTACGGGATTCGTCACGAAGATAATTAGATGCAACCCAAGGTTTGGATGAGATATACATTTTGTAAGCAGTAAAAGTGTCGATGCTTGTGTCAAGTTTAAACTCATCTGGCATTGCACGAACAAAATTATCAGCCATATTATAACATGTAATTGTCTCACCAACTAGACGATGAAACATTTTTTTGGCTTCAAACAAAGTTTTTGCACATGTATGAATTTTTCCATACCTATGGAGATACTCGGTAGTCAATGCACATCCATGTTGAATCAACCAAGCAAGATTGTAATGATTCTTTGCAGCCCACTTAGTGCATGGGTGATTGCGAAAGGCACCTTTTTTTGTATTATATGGTTGACCATCCTTGCGATAAACTTCTCCCCAATTTAAATACCACTTGCTGTAGATGATAGAAATCATCTGACAGGATTCAAGTGGCATTTTAACAATATGTTTATCAGGAAGAACTGTCGCTGAATTTTTTGGACATTGATCTGTTACAAAAATATTCATGATAATGTTGGATATGCCCTATGATAACCATAGGGCAGAATATCGTCAATGTTTATTCTTCCCAGGTAAGATCAGGCTCAAGAGCAATAAAGTAAGTCAAATCATACTCAGAGGATTTAAACTGAGAAAGAAGTTTTTTAGAAATAGAAACTTCGTAAGAACCAGGGACAATTTTAATATTCTCAACTTTGAAGTGGAGACCAAAGTTCTTGCTAGTCTCGCCTACAACGATAGAGAAGTCGTTAGACGTGTCGTTCTTACGGTCATGTACCATCAGTTTGATCTCACCGTCTTCACCGATCACAGAAAGGTCTGTGAGGTGGTAGACTGCAGCAGCCTTAAGAAGACGATCAAGTTGAGAACTCTTCAGAATAAAATCAACATCAACTGTAGGCAGTTCGATAGACTTGTCGGGAGGAGATACAATAACACTAGGATCAGCAAAGAAATACTTAGATTTCTGTCGTCCCTCTTTAAGAGTGACATAGCTGGATCCATCGAAGTTCAGTTCAGGTTCCTGAAAAAGATTCAGGGAATTGAGAAACTGACCAAGGTCATAGATACCAAAGTCTTGTGGAAGTTCTTCATCAATGTTTGCTTCTGCAAGGATGTTCTTCATCACACTGATGGTGCGAAGTTTGTTACCTTCTTTGAACAGAATCGACTGATTAATCGACGAGAAGTTACGAAGAAGATTAACAGTACGATCAGAAAGTTTCAAAGGGGTTTTTGTTTGCATTATGAAGTCCAGCGAAATGGTAGAGAAGAATACAATAGTGGATGGCTTTTAGGATGTCAAGTTTGGATTTGCCATCCTTCTTACCAAACCGTGACAGATATTTGATAGCGTTAGATCGAGTGAATGCTTCTGCATCACCGATACTTTCAATCAAATCGAGAGTCTGCGTCTTAGACTCTTTGGATGTATAGTGGGAATGATAGGTTCCCGAAATATATTCACGAACCTCCTTAAGAGTTTTATCTTCTTCGTACTGCCAGAAATGAGGGGATTTTTCCTCTGTTTTAATTACTTCTTTAGTTGTATAGTCAGCACCAGGACGACGACGAGTTACAGTTTTACCTCCATCGGGAGATTCGTAAACCCAATCATCAGTTCGTGCAGAAACTTCACCAGAAAGTGGAGTGTATTCAAACCCTCCATTAGCACTGATGAAATCCATATCAGATGAGTTCATATCAAAATTAAGAATATCGGTTCCAGCACCACCAAAAATACCGTCCATAGGAACTGGTTGTGCTGCACCGAAGTTTACAATACCTTGGTCGGATGTGCCAAAGTCTAAATTGATTGTATCTTGTGCCGAAGGCGCAGGATTTCCAGTCAGACTAATACCATCTTCATACCAAAATTCTTGACTTGGATGATCGGCAGGATATCGACCATCTTCATCACGTCCATCATCCTCTTTTGCAAAAGGATTTTTACGATCAGGATCATTGCGATCATAATCGTACCAATACTTAGAATGTTCTTGGCTCATAAGTTCATCATAAAGTAAAGACCAGGAGTTAACCATAACAGAAAAGGAAATCGTTTACCAATGATTCTGCTTTTTCTTCTCCAAATTTACTAGAAAGATATCCACCAACGGGATCAAGTCTCCTCATATATTTGTCGAAATCTCCGTATGTAGAATACATTGAAAACCCGCTAGGTTTCTTACATTCTAACATTTCTTTGTAAACAGTCAAGTATTTCTTGAACATTTCCAGGTGTTCATCCACTTCAGACATAGTACATTTAGCAACGTAAATGTTTTCTGAGAAGTGATTTCCAGGTTCAAAGAACCTGTAATTTCCTTCCGCCTTTGGCAGATCAGGATGAGAGAACAAGTAATTCTCTACTGGATGTTGAAAGTCAAATACAATAATGACTTTCTTTTCAAAGAACCCCATAAGGTCCATACCAAAGCAAGGGAGATTTTCACCTGTCCTAGGATAGATGATGTTGTTGTAGATGCAGGATTTATCGTCCCAGATCTCAACCTCCCTAGACTTATTGATGTACCTATCTTTAGGTGTTCCGTAAAGTTTGGCTAAGAGGGAGGTTCCTTTTCCCTCCCAATTAGCCCAAGTCGAATGGTGATACAGTTCAGGAAATGTTTCAAAAACTGCGATTTTCCAATTCAACCACAAATCATTCATTTTCTTCTCCTTCTCCAAAATCAACTTCGGTATCTACTTTATCGTAGAGATCCATGAATGCTTGCTTCGTCTCATCATCGAAACGATTCAAGCAAACTTGAATTGCTTTCGCTTTATCACCAAAGATGTTATAAGCACGGATAATGTGGACGAGACGACGAGTAGAGATAATTTCCTCAACACCACCGTCATAAAAGGTCTTACGAATAATATCTGCCCAGTCCACAAGACGTTTGCAGAAGTCACGATCTTCTACGCCAAGATCCAGAGCAATACCTTCAAGAATCTTTTGTTCAGTTGACGGAGTTGGATACTCCTGCTCAAAGGTGACAGGGAAACGCTCTAGGAATGCTTCGTTGAGCACATTAGTTCCAATGAATCGTCCATCATCAGATCCCTTGCCCTTGGTGTTGGCCGTGGCGATGACATTGAAACCTGCAGTAGGTCGAACAAACTTACCGATTTTCTTTAGGAAGACACCTTTTCCTTCGAGAATTGATTGAAGGCAAAGAATCTTGTTGGAAGCCAGGTCAATCTCGTCAAGCAGTAGAATCGCACCGCGCTCCAGGGCTTCGATGACTGGACCATTGTGCCAAACGGTTTCACCATTGACGAGACGGAATCCACCAATGAGATCATCTTCATCTGTCTCGATAGTAATGTTTACACGGATGAGTTCCCGTCCGAGTTGAGCACACGCTTGTTCGATAGAGAACGTCTTGCCGTTACCAGAAAGACCAGTAATGAACGTCGGATAGAATAGATTGGACTTAATAATTTTTTTAATATCAGTGAAATTACCAAACTTGACGAAAGTATCATCTTTCTGTGGGATAAGATTTTGTTCGACAGGAGGAATGAACGCAGGTGCAGAAGCTGCTGTTTCAAGTTGTTGCCGAGCTTCCTGAACTGTCAGATTCCACTTACCACGACCAGACTTGTAACTATCAAGATACTTAGTGACGGTAGGATAAGAAACACCATTGGATGCACAATAGCCACGAACGTCAGCAGACGTAATAGTCTCTCCATAAAGATCACGAAGAGAGTTAATCAGAGAATCGGAGTTCACGCGGGCGGTCATTTGAAACCTCATTGGTATGTATACAATATACTGAGAAAAACCCAGTGTGTCTTGGGATTTTGTGCCAGTTTCCTGACTGGTTTTAGGCAATCAGAGAAATAAACTCTCCAAGAATTTTTTTATTCATCTTTTTAGCAGACAAAGATTTTTTGAAAGCGGATTTAATCTGAGCTTTCGTAGCGTCTTCATTTACTTCAAAAGAAGAGTCAGAATTGAGGGCAGATGAAGAAAGACCAAAGTATGTTTGATAACCAACATCAACCATAGAGAAAGACCTATCTTTCTTGTATTGAGCAATCAGTTTTTCCGACTCTCCACAATTTGTAATAAATCGGCGGATAAAAGCACTTGCATCTCTAGGAGAAAGAAGTCGCATACCAATAAAGCTGGTTTGAGGAAATCGAACTCGCAGCTGATTTAAAAGAGCAGTAGTAAGACCATGATAAGGATGATCAATCCTAAATGAGTTTCCAGTTTTGCGGTCTCGGATAAAATCCTCCATATAAACCTGACGCAATCCCCAGAAAGGTTTCCGTTCATTATAAGAAATCATTCGGTGATATTTCAAAGGAGGAGCTTCACCATCGGTAAGGATAATAGTATGCATTTTATCCACCCCCGTAAATTTTTTGAACTGCGGGAGAATTGCATTTAAGGAGATCAGAGCTTCATGCAAAGGAGTTCCAGAAAGAGAAAGTTGTGCAGGAATTTGATAACTAGCACCACCCCATCGATATCCCCTGGAATCAGCACTATACGCAAGTCGATAGAAGTTTTTCATCTGATTCTCAAAATCAGAAGATCGAACTTTACTAGAGAGAACATTCATCATGTGAAAGTCGGGAGAAATATGGAATTGATTTTCAATTTTCTCATCCACATGATCTTCAGGATCTTGATAATGTCCATCATTATCACGTTTCCAAGAAGCCCAATGATTGGTGAAAGCATATACCTCATAAGGAATGTTGACTTTTTTACAAAACCAAATCAGGTTATATAGTTGCTTCACTGTATCCATAAGGACATCGGACATAGATCCAGACCAGTCTAGAACAAACACTAGACCATGATTCTTGCCGTCAGCAATAGTTGTTACTTTTTTGAACAGGTCTTCATTGTATCGATAAGTATGTAACTTCCCTGTATCAAGAACTCCAGTCCTACTAACAGCAGCACGAGCATAAGAGTCTGCGGCTTTACGGCACTCAAATTCTTTGACGAGGTAGTTGACTTCTTTCTGTGATTGTTTTTTGAAGAGTAGGTACTCATTATCTACTCCAGAAAAGATTTCATTAGCAACTTCTACCCCATACTCATTTTTTCTCATTTGAAAAGTAATTTCATAAAAATTATTCAGAGTCTCATGAATCTCAGAATTTTTTGCAATTACATTGTCAATTTTAACTTCTGGGGTCTCCAAGTAATTAATATCGCGACGAGATGGATAGTCACTATTCAATTCTTCGACGGCATCATCGAAGTTCTTATCAGTAACTGTATCAAACTCAGAACCACCCCTAGGTTCTTCTGGGATCTCATTAGTAAACTCGCTAAAGTCATTATCAGATTCCGATTCAGAATCAGATTTATCATCTTTATCATTAGAACCTTCAGGAGAACTTTGGGGGGAAGGTGTGTCCTCTACATCACCCTGTTTATTACCAGCAGGAGTCTCAACTTGAGGAGGAGATTTTACTTCCATTTCTTTCAAATATTTAAAGATTTTGAAAGAAAGTTCTAGAACTTCTTCAAATGTTTCAGTGCGCTCAACTTCTGAGACAAGGCTCTTTTCATTTTCAGTGAAGTTTATATCAATAAAGTTACCGATTTTGATATAAAGATTGATGCGATCCATGAAAGACATGGAGTCAACATCTTCATCATCAATCCCAAAGAAATCTTGGTCAGAGAGATGATAATATCCACGATAAAAAGTTTTGGTCATCCCAGGAAACTTCCTCTTGATCAGTCTCTCTACCCTAGAGTCTTCCAAAACATTGACAAAACTGCCAGGAAGATCAGGATATTTCAGTTTCCAATTAGTATCTGGTGTATATAAAGCGTGTCCTACTTCATGACCCACAAGAAGATCATATACGGTCGTAGAAGCACGTTCCCACAACGGAAGAGTAAGAACTCTCCTACGAACATCAAAGGATGCAGTAGAGACTGTCCTGTTCTCAATGATGAGATCTTCAGTTGCAAGAAGCTTTGCAAGTTGTCCCTTGACTTCGTAGTTGACCATGGAAGTTGTCTCGTATGCATATACTATACATCATACCAAGGCATGGTCCATGCCCCCATGGACAGTTCTTCAACTGACTTTTGAGAATCCGTTTATCTTACTAAAGGTAATCATACTATCAAATCTGTCTTGAAGATCCTGAGTATTATGTGAAATGACAAACACATTTGCATCTTTAATAGCATATCTCACAATCTTTGTAAACTCGTCTGTTCCAGTTCCATCCAAAGAACTATCAAAGATCTCATCCAAGATAAGAAGATTTGTAGATGATGAATTCTTCATCTTGGCAATATCTCTCCAAGTAAACAGAAGAGCAAGATCAATTCTCATTTTTTCGCCTTCGGAAAAGGAATCATAACTAAAGTTCTCATGAATAGGAGACTTGACATTCTCCTTAAATTCCTCATCCAATGTAAAGTTGATATAGAAATCCATTTGTTGCAGATACATATTGATCTGCTTATTCATCACTGGGAGATATCTTTTAATGATCTTAGATTTAACTCCGTTATCCTTCATAAGGGAATGAGCAAAATCTAGATAGGAAACACTTTCTGTCTGTTCGGACTTGTTCTTCTCTACCGACTTAAGTTCCTTTTCTAACTTTTTAAGGGCATCTCTCTCAGAATTTCTGTTTGCAATTTGCGAGGCAATCTCTTGAATTTCAGATTCCAAACTTCTGGTTTGTTTTTGATATTCAGAGATTTTAGTATTGTTAGTAGAGATGTCATGCGTTTTGTCAGAGATCAACTTAGAGAGCTGAGCAAACTCTTTCTCCCTATCCTGTTCTTCAGAGATAGTTTTCTTGAGTGCTTTGTATGCCGTATTAATTTCTTGTACTTGATCTTCAATCTCTCCTACTTTATTTACACGAAACTGTTCCTCAATATCCTGTCCACAGGTGGGACAAACCGAATTATCCTTGAAAAACTTATGTTCTTTGGTTATGTTTTGTATCTTTTGTTCCAGTTTTGCTTTGACTCCATTCATCCTCCTGAGAGATTTTGTGGGGTCACTCAGTTCTTGAAGTTGTGGTTGATACACATCTCTAATATTTTCATTGAGTGTACGGTTATCCCCCATCAAGTTGTCAATATCTTTTGACAACGCTTCAATTTTAGACTTCTTATTCTCAATATTAACCTTACCTCTCTCATCTAGGTCTTTAATAAAGTTTTTTTGCATGGAAATTTTTTCTTCCACCAAATCTTTTTGAAGTGACAGATCTCGAATATCTTGTTTTATCTGTCTCATTCTATCAGCAAGAATTTTTCCCATGCCAGAAAAAATCTTAATGTCCAAAAGATCCTCAACAATATCTCTCCTGTGAGAAGAACTGAGTTGCATAAATGGAACAAAAGTAGCTGAACCAAGAATAACTGTTTGAGTGAAAGACTTATAGTTTAACTTTAAAATATTATCTTCTAAATGTTTTTGTTGGTCAAGAGCAGATGCGTCCTGGTTCCATAATTCTCCATTACAGTGAATCTCAAACACATTAGGTTTGATGCCCCTAATAACTTTATAAGATCTATCATTGATATCAAATTCAATTTCAACAATGCAATCTTTTTCGTTAACACTGTTTACTAGTTGACTCTTGTTTACTTTCCTAAACGGCTTATTGTATAAGACAAAAGTAAGAGCGTCTAAAATTGTAGATTTTCCAGCACCATTCGATCCAACAATAAGTGTTGTTGGAGACTTTCTAAAATCAATATCATTGAAGTTATTTCCTGTAGAAAGAAAGTTTTTCCACCTAATCTTCTGAAATACTATCATACGGAGGGAATACTATATCTTCGGGTGTCACGATTATGTACTTATAATTATACCTGTTGCAAGCTTCGATGGCAAGTTCTTCATCAATTTCAACAACGGATAATTTATGATAATCATCGGCTTCTAAAAGTCCTGCATATCTTTCAGCATCATCCTCTTCCTCAAACATGTAAAGTTGTTTAATGCCTTCGTCATCTTCCAACGAATAAGCACCTTCTCCTTCATGTCCCGAGAGTGATAGAATGAACATCTTTACTCCATTTCGCAAGCTTCAAGATAGACTTCACGAAGCAAGTCCTTTACTCGACTTTTACTAAGATCAAAGTCCGAGTCTTCAATATATTTATTGAGAAGTGTTAGTGTGTCTTCTACAGCATCTCCATTAAAATCAACCTCCGAATCATTGACATCCAAAGATTCAATAATCTTAATATCAATTGCTTTGGATTTGAGAAGTTTATCTACAAATTTATCGAATTTTTTTTGATCTGTTTTTTTCCTAACAATTAATTTGACAATCTTATTTTCGTATAGATGGGCTTTGAAAAGTTCGGAGGGAGTATCATCGTAGTAAACCTTTTCAAACATTGTATATGGATTTTGAATGAACTCCATTTCATAAGTTTCAGTGTCAATCACATTAAATCCACGAATGTCACCAACATCATTCCAATACATTTGATATGGATTGCCAAGGTAATATACTTGTCCATCATTACTACGAGTATGATAATGCCCAGAAAATACTAACTGAAACTTCTTGAACAGTTCTTTATCGATACCCCCCTGTTGAACGCACCCAGGATACAGTTGAAACCCATTGATTTCAAGATGACCAAAAGCAACTTTGATTTTTGTTTTATCTATTTTTTTCTTCGTTTCTTCCAAATTATCATCACAAATCCAAGGAATCATGAAAGCTTTGAATCCATCAATATCATATTCACCAGGAGATGAAATCGGAATTAGATTATCATAATCTTTCAGAAGAGAATCAATAGAATTGACTTCATTAGTATTTTTGAAATATGTATCATGATTGCCTGCAAGTTGCCAGACCTTCACACCAAGATCTCTAAATTTATCATATACATTTGTTCTAGCCCAATCAAGAGCCCAAAAATCAATACTTTTTCTATTATCAAAAGCATCACCCATATGAATACAATGAGTGATTCCTTCTTCCTTTATGTAAGGAAAGAAAATGTCATCATAAAATTTTTGAAAATAATCATGAAAAGCCTTAGACGACCGCCTACAACCATAATGCGTGTCCGTAATAATCGCAATCTTCATTGATACATCTTAGACTGAATGGTGTCTTTAATACTATTATACTCGAAAGAGTTACCATGGTCATCATCGACTGTAAATACTTCATCATAACCAGATCTCTCAAGAATCTTGGTTCTGATTTCCATCTGCTTCTTCTCTTTTTGAATACGTCTCAGAAAAGCGTAGTGAATAATCTGAGTGAAGTAAGCAAAGGGATTGGTAGATTTTTCTGGATTAAAATTGTGAATATACTGAACGCAGTTTTCAATACCATCACAAATCATGTCCTCACGAAACATGTAATTAACAAAGTTTGGTTTGTAGGATAGGTGGGTTGCAATCTTCAAAAAGCATTCCCCAAGATAATTTGTGATGCGAGGTTTTGGTTGACCTGCTTCCTCAGCATCCTTTACATCTTTCTTATACTGAACAATAGCATACAAAAATTCTTTGTTGTTTACATAATGTTCAGACCTCTTTCTAGCAGCCATTTCATTGATCTCCTGTAAATATTAATATTGTATCATGAAGTGCAGAAACTGACAACTTGACAAGGCTCTATATTTTGTGTATGATTACTCTGCCAGAGTTCAGAAGCACTATTCAGCTTCTTTAGATTCTATCTTATAAATCTTTTCAAGTTCTTTTCGAGCTTGTTCTACTGTTGTTTTGAATACTTTTGTTCCATTGCCTTGTTTTTTATACAGTCTATTAAATTTTGATCTGACAAAATTCATGTAAGACTCCACTACATCTGATTTTTCAGATGCTTCTACAACTGTGATCACATGTTGCATTGGAATTACTACTATTCCTTCGTTTGGATTTGTTTTAATCCAAGGAATCATTCGCAGGCCTTCTCCTGAAGAAATTGATATTGATTCAATAGAAACTGGATCACTAAGAACTAAAACTCTTCTCCCATTTTCTTCTGTTGGAAGAATTTCTGCAAAGATTTCTTCGCCGCTGACTAACTTTATTGTTCCATAAAATTCTTCTTCCATATTAGTTTTTTAATTTTATTTGGGTAAATTCATAATTAAAATCTTCTTCGGTATAAATTTTAATTCTTTCGATTAAATGATTGAGAGTGTAGTTTTTTTTCCCTTGACAAGTAATATCATCTGCAATATCGTAAAGCATGGCTTTATCTTTATTGCTTCCTTTTCTTAGAACTCTACCAATCGATTGGAGATTTCTAATTCTTGATTTACTAGGCGAAGCAAAAACTACGTTATGTAAATTTTTGATATTGATGCCTGTAGAGAAGGTGCCATATGAAGCAACAATAATAGAATTTATTTCCCTCTCGGTAATTTCTCTTACCTGTTCACGTTCTTCAGCATCTACACCACCATGAACATAAAATACTTTTCGATTATTATCAACTGAATTATTTATTAACTCATGAATAATTTTTCCATGAGATTCTACTCTTTGGAATAAGATTAAAGTATTTCCTTTTAAACTTAAAGCTAAGTTTTTAATAAAGTTAGTTCTCTGATTATGTGAAATAATATATTGAATTTCATCTTCATAAGTATCAAATGTCCTTGGTGGGTGTTTTAGTAAAAGAACTCGAATATCAAGTTTAGATAAATGTCCCTTTTTAATTAACTCCGCTGTTTGTGTAATCTTATAACTAGGTCCAAATAATCCTTCCAAAACCCATTTATGTGTTTGTGATCCATCAAGAGTTCCAGTAAATCCATATCGATACTTGGCATCCGAAAGTTTGGACATGATTGAAACTAAAGACTTGGATTTAAACTGGTGTGCCTCATCACCAATGATGACATCAAACTGACCAAACCACTTACGGTCCATTTTGTAGATAGACTGCCAAGTACTGATAACAACATCCTTTTTGGCAATACGAGTTTTGCCTCCATATATCTTGTAACAATACTGTTGGGCATTCCATCCATAGTCTTCAAAGTCCTTATACATCTGTTCTACTAATGATGTAGTAGGAACAACTAGTAAAACTTTTCTATCTTTTTCTATCGAATATCTAACAATAGAATAAATCATCAAAGATTTTCCAGAAGCAGTTGGAGAAATCAATAACCTTCTATTATATCTAAGCGCATCATATACTCCTTCAATTTGATAATCTCTAGGAGTGTGCTTGGAAATTGATTTCATATAATCTTCTATACCTTCCCTAGAGATATTGTCATTCTTTTCAAAGGGAGTTCCATAAAATTTATTGTCTTTAAAACTTACAGAGTAGTCGGATTTTTTTGCCCATGCACATACTTTATCCAAAAGACCAACATAAATTTCTCCAGTTGCCGTAGAGAATAATCGTATCTTTCCATCCCAATACTTACTACGATATTGGGGCATAAATTTTGCTCCAGGAACGTCAAAAGTAAAATGATCTGATAGTTCCTGATTTACATGAGGTTCTGCTTTAATCTTAAGAAACACCTCATTTTTCTTTTCAATGATTAAATCAGTCATATCCTCTAATAAACCTCTGCCATTCAATAGCGTTTTTAATCTGGTATGTTCTGTTTAAAATTACCTTGAGAATACTTTCAAGATAATCCAATTCAATTTGATAATATTCAACTTTTGTGAGACATTTAATAAGATCTTCATCAGAATCAAGATATTTGTCAATGTCTGATTTTAATACCTTGAAGTCAAATGGTTTTTCTGTATATACTTCTGGTTTTGCTTTACCAGAGTAATACTCCCATTTTTCTTTTCTTAACACTTTGAATTTATTTTCCTGCCCTTTTTTTAAAACAAGAATATTATTATAGATTTTATAATACTTCGAGTGTAAGGATGGAATTTTTGTTGACTCTAAGTGAAGATCATCGTTATCAATTTTGGAATCTTGTTCCCAAAGATTCTCAATCATTTCAAGATTCATACTACAGCAAACTCTCAATATCAAAAATTGTATATTTAAACGTGGCTGATGCCATAATATAATTTATATCAGTTGACTTAGCATCAAATTCGACAGATGATAATGATGTTGGAAATAAGTCTTTGAAAGTTACCTTCGATATCGGATTAAAGTTACTATTATAGATGAGTAGACTTCCATCAGAAAAAGCACCAATGACGGGATCTACAGGTCCAAATGGCAATGCTTCTGACATACTTTCTGGATATCCAAGACCTCGCATCCAGTCATGAATTTCCAAATAGTTTTCTAAGTTTTCATCTACCATAAACTGAATGGTAAGATCGTTGTAAACCAACTTATCTCCAGGAATCATCAAATCCTTTAATGGAGTAGATTGAACAGCTACACCAAGATTAATGCCTGGGATGTTAACAGAATTGGAGAAGAAATCTACCTTTGGTGCCTTTTCCAAACTAAATTTAAATCCAGTTGGGGATAGAAAGTTTTTATTTTTAATCTCTCTATCCCACTTGGATAATCCACTTTCTTTTACCATGGAATAAAATATAGTTCTGTATTATTTAGCAGTCATTAAATACTTCACCAACTTGAGATCCTAATTCGGATCCTGCTTGCTGACCTAGAAGTAATGCCCAACCACCTGCTAACCATCCAATGTAGGGGATACTAGAGACCACTGGGACGACGAGACCAGCACTAATTGCGGTTCCTGCCATTGCACCTTGTGACCGTGCGCCAGCGTCCGCCACTATGCACTCGACTTCTTTTGCAGACTTTCCCTCTTCACCCTGCGTTACGGCACCTCCCATATTGCGGGTTCCTTCCATTGTATATTCATCACGACGATATTCATTTCTCTTTTCACTAGATGATCCACCAAAGAATCCTTTCTTTGATTTATCAAGATCTAATCCTCTTTCCGAAGTTAAAATCTTAGGGTCATTTGCACGATATTCAATCTCATATCCATCCTTTCCTGCTTTGATAGTATAGGATGAATAATCACCGCGAGGAATATTAATTGTCGGAACTTGTGGAACTCTGGGTGGTTCTGGTTTTCTTACAACATAACCCAGTAAACCAATGTGCGATACTACAAAGATTGCACCAATAGTTCCTACAACCACTTTGGTCAGTGGCAGTTTTTTCTCTTTTTTGGGTTCCTCTGACATGTCAACCTCCGATGTTGAATTAATTAAACCACTTAGTCTTACCACATTTTAATTATTTAAAAGCAGCCCTATTTATAAAAAGGCATAAAAAAAGACCCCCCGAAGGAGGTCTTGAAAAAATGTGAAACTTGGATCACATGAGGTTCTTAACGGTAACTCTTCTGTAGTAACGGTTGGAGTTAGCGAGGAGTCTACCGAGACCCTGATCAGTTCCTTCTGCGAATGGATTTGCGACCATGCCGTAGCGAGTCTTGAATCCAATTTTTGGTTGGAAGGTGTCCTGACCAACGGCGCGAACCATCTGGAGAGGAACATATGGGCAGTAGAACATACCTGCATCATAAGGGGAAGTTCCCTTATAACCAACAACGTAGTACTGATTTGCAGCGTTGTTTGCAGCAAATGGGTCGATGTAGACCTTGTACTTACCAGCAAGTGTACCAGCGAAGGTGTTGCCAGTGTCATCAACGTTGAGGTTAGCGTTGAGTGCAGGAGTGTAATCCAGAATGCCTGCCATCGTGAGTGCGGAAGCAACGTCTGCGGAGCAGAGAACAACGTTGCCCTTCCCTCTACGAGTTCTTTGTGCGATCTGGTTAGCGTCTCTTTCGATTTGGAAGAGTAGACCCTTGAACTTCTCAACCGACCAGCGTCCGTTGGAGTCAACATCGAGGTCGAACTCACCAGCGGTAGCGGTGTTAAGAGTTGCACCCTGTTCAGCAACCTTGTAGATGGAACGAATGACTTCGCGGTTGATTTCAGCAAGAATCTCTGTGGAGAGAATGTTTGCCAACTCAGCCTCAGCATTCAGACCGTGGATTGCCTTGAGGTCTTGTGCGAGTTCTAAGGAGTACTCAGCTTTCAGTGCTCTGGACTTCGCAGTAACGGTGACCTTCTCGATCGAGAATGCCATCTCATTGAAGTGGTTGCCAGAACCATCTCCGAGTGCCTCAGACTCACCAGTGGCCATACCCTGACCAACGTTGTAAGCGGAGGTAGTTGCAGAACCAACAGGGTTCAGAACTGCAGGGTTAGTACCCGACTGAGAACCTGTACCGAAACCAGCAGCCTGATCAGTTTGACCTGCAGTAAGAGTACCACCGTCGTTCTGACCTGCGAATGCAGTATCGGGCTCGTTGAACAGTGCTTCGGTTCCGCTCTGGTTGGTGTAACGGGAACGCATTGCGAAGATGAGTCCAGTAGGACCACTCATTGGTTGAACGCCTGCGAGGTCATAAGCGACCAGGTTAGGCATTGCACGTCTGATCAGGGAGATCAGAACTGGGTCGAAACCAGCAACAGGACCAGCTGCAGCTGAGTCTCCACCGAATCCACCTGTACCTGCAGAGTTAGTTGGAGATGCTTCACCAAGGAAGGATGCTTCTTCCTTGAGCATTTGCTCTTGGTTCTCAAGAAGAACTGCGGTAACGTTACGTCTGTGAGCGTCTTTGATGTTATCTAGACCATCGTAGTCTAGAAGAGGAGCCCACTTTTCAGTGAGCTGTTGGTAATTGATGTTTTGTTGCATTTTAGGATACCTGTGTTGAAATTTGATAATCTTTAAATCACTGTTTGACGTTAGAGAGTGCTCTTAGATATGCAGCCATAGAACCAGTAGGTGCTTCTACGTGTTCGGCTTCTTCTTTGAGAACTTGTGTCTCTTTCGTCTTGGAAGAACTAGTCTTTCCACCGAAGTATGACTCCTTCAGTGTTTCTAGTTTTTCACGATAGCTTTCTTCACTTTCAAACTCAACACCTTCTGCGAGGGTTGCAAGTTTTTCTTTTTGAGAAACTGCAAGTCCTTCAGCAACATTATTCATGACGGTCTCAGCAGTCGATTCCGACAGCTTACTATTTAGAGCAATATTTCTTTCGATTTGCTCGTTGAGTTTAGTCTCCATTTCATCAAGTTTGTCTACCATGCTCTCAAGTACATCGTATCTATCTTCAGGAAGAGATACATAATGTTCTTCAAAAAGACCCTTCATTCCTTCAAGGAAGGATTCGGTCATTTCTGTCTTGATTCCACGCTCAACGGAGAGAGCGTTTTCCTCAAGCCATTCTTCAGCGACATACTCAAGGTACGAATCAAGTCTCTCGGTAAGTTCAACCTTAAGGGTTTCAACTTCCTCTACGAGTTTTTGTTCGTAAGCCTCGACGATTTGATTTTCGATATCTGTGATCTTAGCAGTAATAGAAGCTTCAAAGATCAGTTTAGCCTTCTCTTTGAATTCTTCTGAGAGTTCTTCACCGCCCAGGAGTGCTTCAACATCTTCTGCAATTGCAGCGTCGATGTCGATGATGCTCTCCTGTTCGGTAGTCTCCTCTTCGGAAATTACCTCTTCTTCAGCAGATGCTTCAGTTTCTTCAGCGTACTTAGGTGCTTGTGTCATGGGTTCAGCAGGTTTAGCGCCCTTGTTGACTACATCCTTAACTTGCTTAATCGTCTGGGTAGGAGTCTTAAGCGCATTAGAATTATCGTCTGGTTTAGAATTCTCGGGGGTTGGACCACCGAGATCCTCAACGGCACCGTTGTCGGGAACATAGTTAGGTGCTTTTGGCATGGGTTCACCAGCCTTTGCACCACTATTAACAGCGGTTTTGGATTGCTTAGTGCCTACTTCCATTTCTTGTAAATCTCCACGAGACATTTGAACTCTCCGTTTTTGATCGTTGTAGATATCGTAATCTATATTTATTTATTAAATTCAAAGATTTGATAGGAAGTTTTGGAATAGTTCCAATTTCTTCTCATCAAGTCTTTGTTGTTTAACTAAGGTATTTATAGTTTTCTTAGTTTTCTCAATCGTCTCTTCGACAACTTCTTCTGGTTCTTTTTCAATTACTGCAACGGTTTCTTCAACTGTTGCTTCTTTAATTGTAGTTTGTGCTTTGAGAAGACCAGCGTCCCAAATCCACTCAACTCCTTCCATAATTCCATTAACAAAAGCGTCAGGAGCAGAAGGATCTGCGACAATATCAGCAGCAGTAGCAAGCATAAAATCTTCGCCTACTACCTTATAACCTTCGTTTGTGTCACGTAGACTTCCCATTCCTCTGGAAGAAACTCCCAGTTGAACACCCTCATCAATTAATGACTGAGCAATTTTGCCCATAGGTGTATCGAGAAGTTTAGCCTTTCCAATAAAATTGGTTCCTTCTTTATGAAGATCAACAATCTTATGGGAAACTCTATCGAGATTTACCGTTGGTCCATCGGGGTGGCCAAGCTCACCAAGAGCACGACCCTTAGAAATGAAAGACTCGGTATATCTGTTTACTTCTTTTTGAAGAGTTTCAACAGGATAGAAACGACCATTTCTATTCTTTAGGTTTCCTTGAAGGAAAATACCCTCAATAAACATAGATTTCTTGCCGTCTTTTTCTTCGACAAGAACCTTAGCTGATTCGATTTCTTCGGTAATAAGTTTCATTCTTCCTCTGGTTCCTCGGCAGGTTCTTCAACTTCTGCAGATGCCTCCACTTCATCAGTTTCTGGCTCCGCATCATCTAATTGATCAACCCAAGGATTGGGACCACCAAACATATCAGCTGTGATAGCTGGACGAATGGTTTCGATATTCTCAGCAGACTTTGCAAAAAGAACATCTTTGATCTTAGAATGAATTTCCGTTGGAGATTCATTATTCACAATCAAATCAATAAGGTCATCCATGACAGTTAAATTACATACAAACTAGAAGTATTTATATTTCCCCTCCCTTGGGCATCTCCATTGATGATCCATCAGCTTCTACGGCGGATGCATCAATTTCTGGTTCTGTGACAGGAGATCCCAAATCTTCTCCAGCTCCCATTTCCATCTGTTGAATTTCCATTGGATCTATCAACTTACCATCTTTAATTTCTTTCTCAATCTGTTTATCAATCTCTATAATTTCTTCATCCTTCTGTTTGAGGACATGTCTTCTAACATACTCAAGAGAGAAGTACTTACCAAGATATGGGTCAACTGCAGCAGCAGTTCCAAGTCTCTCATTAAGAAGTTCTGTTTCCTTTAGTTCGGCAAAGTGATTATCATATACAAAATCATATTGAATATGATCAGACAAAATTTCCCAATCTTCTGGGGTAACAATGTTTTTCAGGATTAACTGAGTCTTCAGCATATCGCTAAAAACACCAGAGAATCTCTTTCTCATTCTACCGACGAACTTAGTAAACTTAATTTCGTCTCTAAGAATTTCGGAAGAACGACCGAGGTTGAAACCTTCTCCAGATCCAGCAATACGAGACTCGGGAACACCAAGTGCTCTGTAAAGTTTTTTCTGGAAATACTCAATATCGGATAGTTCGCCTAAGTTCTGTCCACCAGGAAGAGTTGTGATTTCAGTACCACGACCACCTTCACGACGAGGAAGCCAGAAGTCTTCTAACATACTCATGTGCTTGCGGTCATCTCTGACCTCACCAGTTCCAGCATCGTAAACAAGTTTATTACGATAACGGCTCATTACATCTTTTAGATATTGTTCTGCTTTAATCTTAGGAAGATTGCCCACATCAATATAGAAAATTCTTCTTTCTGGAGCACGCGACAATCTATAGATAACCAGACTGTCTTCAATCATACGAAGTTGATTGAGTGCCTTAATAGACTTGTGAAGATATGAAAGAATTGTTTGTTTGTTTCTATCTACTAATCCAGAGTGACAGAACGTAACTGCATCAATAGCAATTTTTACTGGTTTAGTTACATTTTTGAATGCTGGTTGTCCAATAGCTCCAACATTATTTTTTGCTGCCTGAGTATTTGGATCGTAGAGATAATACTCTTCGATTTCTGGAGTAAGAGGATTATCTTGACTTTGAATTCTTGCAACAGTTTGTTGTACGTTGTCTTTCTTCTTCAGTTTTCTAACGTACTTAATTTTCAGTGGATCAATATATCTTACTTCCTGAATACCTTCTTCTGGTTTTTTGAGATCAATTACTTTGTGATAGAAGATTCTTCCATCGACATACCAGTTACGGAGGATTTCATGGCACTTTTTATCAAAGTCCATGATTTCTTTGATCTTCTTAAACTCATCTCTAATAAGTTCTTTAAGTTTTTCCGAAGCAGGGAGATTCGATAGATCAATTTGAATGGGGGAATCGTTCTGATCCGAGACAATCGCCTCATTTATAATATCTTCAATAGCACTATCCACTTCTGGATGCAGAGCCATTTCTCGATATCTTTTAATTAAATCAAACTCTGACTTATAGACGCCATCAATATCTACGTACTGACCATAAAAGCCGCTGCTAACATAAAAGTCCGATGAATCCTCATCGGACTTTGGGACGGGAGAAACGATGCTCTTTGAAGCATCGTCTCCCTTATCAATTTTAAAACCAAACAACCTAGCCATTTAGATTCACTTGAGGCATAATCAAATATATTTATTCAATGAAAATTAAGCAGTCTGAGAATCAGCCGTTGTTACTGGTTCTTCCTCTGTTCCAAAGAGATTTACATTTTCTGCAGTATATGCATCCCACCATTGAACTTGCATATCTACAGTAAACTCTTCAATAGTATCAGAGTTGTCGTATGATAATTCAATAGAACTTACATTGGTTGGGAAGATACCATGGAATACGTACTTCTTGAGAACTGGATATTTGTCAGCAGCTCCTAAAGTTGCATCCGAAATAGTAGTTGGAAAACTACCAGTGGATGTTCTAGTATTTCTTCCTAGTTGATAAACAACGGCATCCTTCTGATATTGAGTTGGATTAATGACACCAGTAGCATTATCATGCTTGTTGATACCATTCATCCACTGCTCAAAAGCATTTCGCAAATCGAAAGAGATGTCATTAATGACCGTAATGGTCCAAACATCAAAAGTTCTATCTCCAGCAATCTTTAAATTTCTTCCTCTGAAAGGAACATCAATTACATTAATATTTGAAGCTGGTAACTGAGCAGCTTTTACTAAGAATCTGGAGTTAGCTACAGATTCTGTTGCTATTTGGACGTAGCTTGGGAAGGCAAGTTCAACCTCAAACAAATTGGGGCGCGCAGCCCCTCCACTGAGTCGAGCCTTAAAATCCTCAATAGTCCTATCCCCTACCTGAGGTGGATTAAATGACTTGGAACTTGGCATGGCTAGTTAACCTCTTGTACTGTTATTTAGTGGTATGAATCAAACATTACCAACTACTTCATCAAAACTGACTCCAGAACGTGTAGCCACGAACGTCAGTCCAATGAAGTTGATTGATCTATTTGGTTTTATGAAGATATCAGCTTTAAACTGATTGGAATCAATAACATCTGGTGTGTTATTAGATTCGTCACAAATAACAACGAAATCAATGATACCTCTCTTCGCCTTAACATCGCGGAGATATGGTTCAACGACATTCAAGAAGTTAGTTCTTGTTAAAATATCATTGAACTCAAAGAGTTGTGCTCTTGCAGCTCTTTCAATGGTTTGTTCAATAGTGAGGAACAGACGACGAACGTTAATTCTATCGAATGCAGATGATTCCTTAAGAGCAGTTTTGTCTCCATATAGAATCATTCCTGCACCAGGAGAGAATATAACTGGGTTAATTCTCTTAGGATAAAGCAGATCTCTTTGTGCCTGTGATGGATTATAAGCAAGTTTAATTGCATTATTGATGGATCCTCTTTGAGATCCTGCAGGTGAGAACCAGGGGAAAGAATTAATAGAAGTTCTTGCCATCAAACCAGCAATGTCGGCATTCAAAGCAACATATCTGAATGTATTGTTGAATCTATCAAAGGTGTACTTGTATCCAGAATCAAATACAGCGTAAGAACTAGATGTCAAACTATCATAGAAATTGATAATGTTTCTTGTCTGTGTATCTGACTGAGTAACTCCAACAACATCAGGCTTGTATGGCGAAATACAAGCAACACAATCTTTACGAGTTTCCGCAATCTGAATCAGTTTATTTGCCTTAGCTTGTGCAGAAAAAACAGTATCGCCTGAAGATGGACCTTGAATAATGTAGTTAACCGAGTATTCTGCGGGGTTATCTAAGATGGAATATGAGGAAACAACATCAGAAAGTTTGCACTTGTAAACTCCAACACCACCATAATCACTACCTCCAGATAATGAATATGTTTGAGGTCCAGATCCATTAAAAGAAACTCCTTGAGTGAGTTGACCCCATGTACCACTATTATCAATTGTATATCCACTGAGCATTGTGTATTTTAACCCAGTACCAGTTTGTGCCGCACCAACAAAAATGTTTGATGAATACTGTGCAATGTAGTTCTTATAGTATATGTCCGCAGATGGAGAAATCTTGGCATCCGATGCCTTAGAAAGACCAACCCACTTCTCTACAATGTTTCCTGCACTACCAGTTACTTTACCAGTGTCGTCAACGATAACAATATGAACCTCGTCAAATCTAGAACTTCTATCTGCAGCATATGCAGACGTTCCTGGTCTTTCCGCAAGAGATTTCCAGAAGATTTTTTGGTTGTCTAAACCAAGAGTCTGTTGATTATACCAGTCTTCCGCAGTATTGCCTTGTCTGAGTATTAATCCACTACCAATTCCACTCTTAACAATAAAGTCTGTATTTGCAAATGCAACAGAAGTAGCAGTGTCCATGATAATGTACTGTCCATCAGATCCGTCTGGAGAGAATCCAACAATGTTACCAGTATAAGTACCATTAACAGATTTAATCTGATCACCGATACTAGCCTTTAGAGTGTTTAGATCATCACCAAAAGTAATCTCTGTAGATCCTAAACCAACAACGGCTTGGAATCTTGTTCTTTCAAGTTGAACTTCTGCCCCAGCATTATCAAAAGCCCTATATAAATTTGAGTTATTTCGGAGTGCCCCACCTGGAGTTTCAAGATTAAATGTGTCTACTCCCTCATCATATCCTGAGAAAGATTTAGTAGAACTGCCCTCTTGATAGTCAACTTCACTCCAAACATCAGTTGTTACGTTATGTTCGGACAAAATTTTGACATCAACAGACGAATCATGAATGTCAGTAATAACTGCTTTAAGATATCCTGTTTGAATACCAATAGTTCCATCCGTATTTGCTACAGAAGTTGTAAATCCAGCCGTGATCGCATATCCTACGGCAAGACCATCCGTTCCAATTGCCAGTCTCTGATCTGCTTTGGAGTCAATAGTACAAACCTTCAAGTCATTAGCCCAAGATCCTGGGTTTCTGGATGCATACATCCAAGTAATATCATTTAAATGGTTGTTGTAATAGTCCTCTGAGGAATCAACTTGTAAACTCGTTAGAGTTCCACCATCGACAGAGACGTTAGCATTGGATAATGGAGATGTTTCATCCGTATGCGAAGATCTGATAACTCTCAATATACCACCATATGAGAGATATGAGGATGCACTCATCCAGTATTCATACTGAGAATCAGTAGATAGTGGCTTACCAAACGTTTGTAAAAGATCGTTTTCGGTTTCAATTAAGATTGGTGTATTTACGGGACCCTTTTGAAATGGTCCAGCGATAGCACCTACTTGATCATTAATATCATCAATACGTCCAATAGTTAAGTCAACTTCTCTTACTCTTACGCCTGGGGAGACTAAATTTAATGACATTGTTAGTTCCTCTTGAAGAAGTCCATTTTTTATCTGTTATTATTTAGAATTTGCTAGTTTTTAAGTGGGGAAACAATGCATGAACACTTTACCAGTCTGGATATACATCATCTATTCCAAGAACTATATTGTATGGCATCTCTGATTTTTGCTTTCTGGATTCCACAACTCTTTTAATAGTACATTCTTTGCACTCATATGAATATGCGGAATATGATGTTCTATCTCTACGTGTTCTGTAAAAATCAGTTAATAAGTCTTTTATCTGGTTACAAGACCTACACTTCCTCTCCTGTAAAAGTAGGTGACTTAATTTAAACTCTTCATCTAAGTCCATCAGAACCATCTCCAAGGGAGCATCGAATAACCCAATGTATTCAATACTGGTTCAAAGGCTAATGCTAAAAGTGTGAACATTAAAATTTCAATGAATGCTTGTTTCCATAATGGTTGCTTTAACTTCCACTCTTTAAATTTATTTGGTTTGCTTGCTAAAGCATATAAACCAGATTTTTTACCAACAACTTCTGCCCACCAATTTGGATCAACCACATTACTCAATAATTTTAAAAATTTAATCATTGATAATCCCACATGTGAGACATATCACCATATTCATCGGTATGCCATCTATCTCCAGTACTATCTACGAATGATGTTTCTTCATTGATACCATCGCTGACAAATCCGAATGGTGCCATATCCTGTTCAATCTGGTCTCTTTGATCATCATAGATTCTCTTTCTAATATCATCATCTGACATCTCTTTAAAGTATTCCTGTTGAACTAGCCAAGCAAAAATAACAAGACACATTGCAAGGTCGTCATTACAACCTTCTTCTGCTTCAAAAGAATTATTTTTCTGAATAAATGTAGTAAGTTCTGCAATGATATGATAATCAGATATCAATAACTTATCAGATTCAATCATTGTTTTTAGATTCAATGCTCCAATTTTTTTGACAGTCTTGGACATCTTCACACCTAGTTGTGTCTTTTTACCAGAAAATCCTTGACCGACTAATTGACCAGCACGACCTCTCATAGAACACATGAGAAGATTTTGATATTCTAAATCGTATTGAATTGTTGCGGCAATCTGATCTCCAATATCGTTTACTTCACATAAGATATATGCATCATTGTATGCTTTTGCAAATTCCCAAATAATATTTGGAAATAACATTGGTTTGATAGAATTGTTTCTATACTTTGCAACTACTCTATATGGAAACTCCGTAGTATCAAATACAATGAAAGCTGAATAGTCTTTTTCTACGCCTCTTGCAACGTCAACAGTAATTACATAAGTATGTTTCTCTAGTGGATGTGCGTATATTTCTCCGCCATTCTTGGCGGTATTGATTGGTTCATCATATACCATTGACTTAAGCTTTGATGGAGCAATCAAAGTATCAACAGATCCCAAGAACTCACATTCAAACTCAACTCGGAACTGAGCTTCTGATGTGTTTTTAATTGTCTGTTCTTTCCAAGCCTCGTCACGACCAGGAACTTCTGACCAGTGAACCTCAGTATTTACATATTCATTTCTATTCAGTTCTGAGTCGTGCCACAATCGATAGAAATGATTCATACCCTTGGGGGTAGAAACGATAATTACCTTTGTGGATTTACCAGATGAAATGGTAGGATATACAGAACTAAAAAACTCATCTGCAATATGATTTGGAATGAATGCAAATTCGTCCAAGAAAATAATATTAAACGACATGCCTCGAACGGCAGATGCGGATGTGGATGCCGCAATAATCTTTGATTTATTTTCTAATTCCATGGAACCTTTGTTCCAGGCAACGATACCTTGTTGCATCCAATGAGGTAGTGCCTCATATGCAGTCTGAAGCCTACCCAATAGTTCTCTGGCAGTTGCAGCCTTGTTTGCGAGTATACCAATAGTAACGCTATCGTTAAAGAGTGCGTAATGTAGGAGATATGAAACAACAGTTGTTGACTTTCCCGACTGTCGAGGCATCTTACAGATATTGAATCTGTTCCGATGGAAATTTTGAATAAGTTTTTCCTGAAAATCATACATCTTGAAAGGAACTAAACCTTCATCAAGACTAATAATCTTTACGTAATTGGCTGCAAAATATAATGGATCTTCCTTACATTTCAAATATTCCTTTACCTGTTCTTGAGTCCACTGAATAGCAACGTTGGACTTTTTAAGATTAGGATTACCAAGATATATATTATCACTCATAAGACATTCAGGGGTTTACCATAAAAAGAGGTTCTCTAGGATCTTTTACTGCAGGATAAAAGTAAATTACTTTTGCTCCAGGATATACTTTTTCGACTTCATTCTGGACATCTTTCTTCATAGGTCTTCCTCTTTGTGGAAAGAACATTTGAAGAGTTCTGGTTGATCCCCTAAAAACTAAAGTTATGCTGTAATAATTTCCATATTGTGCAATTCTCTCCACACCTTCACCCAGAAATTTTTGAAATGACTTCATGTTTCGGAGACATCTACACGTTTATTTAGATTGATTGTCTTTAGATGCCTGTTTCAACATTTTTTGCAAATCAGCTGTACTTCCAACAAATAAGGCATTGTTAGTGACATTGGTTGGACCTTTTTTAGATTCTTCGTTAACATCTTTCAATTTCTTTTGGAGATCCATCAACTTATCTGTTGTGTCTGCAACGTTCTTAATTAATTGTCCAGCAACTTCATATGCTCTGGGAGAATCAGATTGTTGAGATAATTCAAGAATTCCATCAATTGCTTCTTGTCCCTTCTCAATCAAAGAATATAGATGACCTCTAGTATATTCATAATCCCGATCAATATCAGGTTTCTCCTCTCTTACAGGTTTCTTTTTGGCAACGGGTTTTTCTTCAGGCACTACTTCTGAAGGAGTAATGTCCAAAGACTTATCAATCTCATCAAAATTCATATTCATAGATCGGAATCTCTACTTTGACTAATGCTATATACTTGCCCATCCATGAATTCTGTTCTGGTTTCACCAAATCCAAAATCATCATCATCCAAATTTGATTCAACAAACGAGTCATCCTGAGCAGTAATTGCATTAATTGGAACGTCGATATCATGAGGAACAGCACTTGTTCCATATTCTCCCCTAGAAACATGCAATCTTTGTCCACTCTTCGATTTAATTCTCATTACTTCATCATCTACTTGAATATAAGTATTTTCGATAAATGGAGTTGAATCTGAAACCGCAAACGCTGTTACGATTTCATTAAATACTTCTCCAGTTCTAGCAGTATCGTCATTATCATAATCTTTTATTGCTACTGGAACAGCAGTATATCTAAGTTGTCTATTTGGAGTTTTAATATTTTCGGTCCCTTGCATGTAATCGACCTGAACTTTCTTGATAAGTCCATCTGTAGTGGGGTTGATAGGTCCGTAAAGGTATGCCTTACAAGTAAAGTTTAGTGTGTAGATAAGGGCTCTTCTGGTCAAGAAGTCCCCCTCATAATTATCATCCATCTGAATCGCTTCTAATGTAATTGGAATATCTCTTGATTCTCCAATTGTGTCAGAGAGATTTACTGTAAGATTGAATGATGGTTGAAAATATGGTAAAATTTGTTCTAAAATTTGCAAAGCATCTTCGTTAAGTTTTGTTAGAATGCTTAATTGCATATTGATATTATAGGGAACTGGCATGTATCCCTTAATCAACTTATTGCTCTCTTTATTAACAGCTTTAAATGTTTGCATAGTAGAAATTTTTCTACTAGCGTCGTACTGAACACCAATCATTTCAAATGACATCCTTGGCAATGTCAATGCACCAGCTGGTTTACCAGGAGATCTCAAATCCCTACTCTGTTCTAGTCGTGCCAAGAATTTTTGAGTCGGTCCATATGAAATGGGAACATTGATGACACTAAAGGTATTATCATTTTTATCTTGATGCTTAATTTCAATCCCATTAAATAGGGTTCCGAAGGAAATAATTACCTTCCTGATGATTTCGTGATAAAAATGAGAGCTTAACATAATACAGTATTTTTAATTATTTAGACTTCCCCAAAAGGATTCCTCTCTGTGAAGTCTATAATTTGATCAGCTTCAAACTCAATATCATCATTAGATGCAAATCCATTATCATCATACTCATTAAAGAAACTTGCAATAGTATGACTAGCTCCTGCGCCAACGATTGTTTCTCCAAATTGAAAATCTCCAGTTGCATTTCCAAGCTTGAGGATTCTGTTACCAGCATCCCAAGAAGCAACAATTGCACTAGTTCCACTAGAAACTCCTCTTACAGATTCACCAATTACGAAGTCGCCAAAGACTGGATTTATAACTTCTTCAATTTCTATGTTTGGTATTACGGATGTATATCCAGTTCCTGCATTCGAGAATCTTATTTTTGTAATACTAGATCCTGTACTTACGACTGATTCTGCTTTTGCATTTTTAATCAAGTCTGTAGTATCAACAGACTGAGGAATAAACACAGAAGTGATTCCTACAGTTGGTTTAAAGTTATATCCAAATCCAGCGGTGTCAATTCCAACTGGTCCGAGGACACCAGTCGATACTATAGCAGTAGCAATGGCTACCGATGTTGGCTTACCACCTCTAAAAGTAATGGATGGTGGAGTCGTATATCCAGTTCCTGGGTTGTTTAGTAGAATTCTATCAATTGACTTATTGGGAACTCCAGTTCTGCTAGTCATAATAGCAACTGCTGTTGCCTGTTGACCGAGATCTGGTTTTTCGATAATCATCAATGGATCGGAAATATATCCACTACCACCATAAACAATTTGTAGACCAGATACTTCTCTCTCATCATTTAGAGAAGCATATACTTCTGGATATTCGTTATTTAAATTCTCAACGAACTGAGCTGTTCTAGACGTTGGTGTATCTATTTCTTGTTCTGAGGTTGTTGTTGGGACAAGAGATTCACTATCAGTTCTAAAAGAAGTATCCCCAGTAAGATTGAGAGTTACGTGATCGAGATATCCAATATATCCATCTCTGATTGTGTTTAGTTTGCCTAGACCAGAAGCATCAGCCCCATAATGCAATTGGTTGTTCGCAAAGAACATGATTGGGTCTGCATTACTATATTCAGATCCAGGATTACCATTCACACAGAGTTTGGCATTGGAACCATGCTGTTCGATTCTAATGAAGTTCCATGTATTCAATGTAAGTGGATTTGGATTTTCAATAGCAGTAGATCCAGAAGCAAAAACTACAGTTCCAGAATCTCTATGGTATAGTTTGATTCTATCAGACCACAAAATAACTCCACCATAACTTGGATTCGGAGTAAACGTGGTTGGATAGAACCACATACTAAAGGACAATCTTCCATCCTCAGTATCTCTAGAGTCAATGTTTGTTGGGAACTCAAATCTCGATTGCTCCGTATCCTGAGCATTGTCATGATAAAGGGAGTTATTTCCAAATTTTATTTGCGTTGCTGTTGTTCTGTTTGGTGGTGTAAACGTTACTTGTGGAATCTGAATGTAATTTGTTCCGCCAAAATCAATAGTTAGATCATTTACACGTCCATTAACCGCTGTAGCAATACCAGTTGCTTGTTTACCTCTGGTTGGTTTTGAGATGTATACTGATGGTGTTGTTTTATAATTACCGTCATTAAACAATCTAATATATTGTACCGATTTCGTGCCAAAAATAGTTGAAGCAAGAGATACGGAAGCCGTTGCATTGGTGTACGTATCTTTCGATAGTTGTAGGGATATAAACTGTCCCCCCATACCAATGGGCTCCATAACCTCATCACCATTTACACCAGCAAGAGTATCTGGAAGATCAATGATTTCATCTTCATACTCAAAGATTTCACATCTTAATTCATACATGTAAAGATCATTGAGTTGGTAGAAAGGAACTTTTGTCTCTACAAACTTAATCTCAAATAACGCATTATCTAGAGGAAGATAGATTAGATCTCCTTCCTGAGGTCTAGTAGCAACTTTAATCTCATCCTCTGGCCACAACTTCAACAAAGGAGAGATGAAATCATCATACCTTTCCTTTGAAATGACCAACTGAATTTCATCTTGCGATCTAACACCAAACTTTGATAGAATCTCCGAAGGACTTCCAAATCCATCAAAATTTACTAAGTATGCTTCGAGTCGGAAACTATCGTCAAACCTAGATGCAGTTATTTCTTTAATAACTGTTTGCTCATTAACAATCCTCCGAGGCATATACAAAACATCCTGACCGAACATTTTCAAATGCTCGTTAACCAAATCCTGAACCAATCTTTGTTCGCTTGGTGAACCGTGTAGAAAAAATGGATTTAGGGGCATTATCCTATCATGTCTAGAGGTGGCATAGCGTATTCGGTCATCAGTTTCTGTTCATGATCCTCAAGTTCTCTTTGAGCATCATCAAACAGTTGTCTACCGTTCATCTCAAGTCCACCAGGAAGTTTAACTCCTTGGAACTTGATAAGGTTCTGACCCCACTGTCTCTTAATTAAAGACGTTGTATATCTCTTGACCCATGGGTCATTGTATACAGCAGTCTCACTTTCTGGATCTACAATCCTGTAACAATCTAAGAGCAAATAGTGATTGCTCTGTAGGTCCTTTAGGGTTATATCTAGATAAAGTCTATTATTTTTCTTATTAAATCTTACCTGTGCATCTGGGTTGATTAGATAATCAAGAGTTTCTAAGTATGACTTGACCATCGAATAGTTCAATAAATCAACTGCTCCGTAGTAGTATAAATCATTAAGGAAGAGTTGATATTTAATATTAAACAATCCATCAGACACTGAGGAAGAGTCGATCTTAAATACTTTATTGACTCCAATAACAGATTCTGGAAGAGGAAGATAGTTTGCACCTTCCTCATATTCCATCATAGAAATACCACCGTGGCTGCTTGTACCTGTAGTTGTACTAGCAATTCCCACTAATGTTTGTTTTTCTGTCTCTAGAAGTTTATGCTTAAGAAATACTCGATCTATCCCCTCTCCATGTCTTTCATGGTATAATTGGATTGCATCGTCAATCAGATCTTCGATTTGATCATCATCAACGTTAACTTCCAATACTGGCTTTCCAAGTTTCCTGAGGCAATATTGCTTCAATTCTTCTCTGCTGGAGGGCTTAGCCATTCCTAATAATAATAGGGTTCTCAACATATTTATGTCTCATGAAAAAGTACTTTATAAATGAATCCGAAGTCTTTGCAATCAATGATGAATTGGATGCAAGAGTAGAGTTAATGGGGTGGGAAGAAAAACCAATCGTATACATCGATAACTTCTATAAAAATCCCGATCAGGTTCGAGATTTGGCTCTAAGAATTCCTCCAACTTTTAATCGAAGAATTTGTGGAGCAGTTCCAGGTGGTAGAGTTAGTGCAAATTTTGATCTTGATCATTTAGTTCCAATCTGGATTGACATAGCCAAATCAGTTTATGGATTGTCAAAAGAAGAAGAAGAACGATTTGTCTTTGGATGCAAACAACTTACATTCTCGGTAAATGTAACTGCATCAGATCAAGTACTTATTCCACACGTAGATTCTCCTATAGATAGTAAAAATTTAGTTAGGGGTTGGGCAGGTGTAATTTATTTAAACACGCCAGAAGAATGTCATGGTGGCACTGGATTTTATACTTATAAGGGAATGAGTTGTGTTGATGTAAACCAATCTGGAATCTGGAACGAAGATATTGTAAGAGATAGTGTTGGTCCTTGGGAACTTGTTCACTTAGCAGAAATGAAATACAATAGATTGATTGTATATCCAGATAATTTTCTTCATGGTGTATATCAACATCCAGGTCACTTTGATCAACAGGTGTATAGACTCGCTCAATCAATATTTCTACCTATTCCAAGGATAATATACTGATGATCTTACTTACTGGTTATAAGGGATTCATTGGATCCCACTTTTTAAAATATCTTGAAAATGAAGCAGAACGTGACGTTATCGGTATTGATATGGATAATGCATGGGATTTCATGGCTAAATTCAATGGTTGGGAAAATGTAGATCTAATCATTCATAATGGAGCAATCTCATCCACTACAGAAAAAAACTGGATGAAGATCTCCCACTACAACCAAACCTTTACTGCTCATCTCTTCTCTCATGCGATAGAACACAAGATTCCTATTAAGTATGCGTCTTCAGCATCTGTGTATGGCAATCAAACAAAAGAATGTAGAAAAATAAATCCCTTAAATCAATATGCAATTTCAAAACTAATCATAGATTATTACGTATTGGACAATCTAGATCGGTTTGAGAGTATCCAAGGATTTAGATATTTTAATGTATATGGAACTGGTGAAGACCATAAGGGAGATCAAGCAAGTCCCGTTTCAAAGTTTACTAAACAGATTAAAGAGACAGGAAAACTAAAATTATTTGAAGGATCCGATAAGTTTTATCGAGACTTTGTATGTGTAGATGATATAGTCAATATTGTCATGAATAATGATGCTCCTAGTGGAATCTATGACATCGGAACTGGTAAACCAATGTCATTCCAGAGAGTTGCAGAGTTAATTGCTAAAAAAGAAGGGGGAGAAATCGAAATGATTCCTTTCCCTGATCATCTGAAAGGTAAGTATCAAGACTACACCTGTGCAGATATGGAATGGTTGAATTATAGACTCAAGACACTAGAGGAATATCTTGCATCATAAAGTTAATGAAGTTTGTAGCAATATATTTTTCGTTTGAGATAGGAACATTGCCTTTATGTTTGAAAAGATAATTGCATGGGAACAATAAAACTTTTCCTTTCTCTGGTTTTACTGCTATGTTCCAGTCTGGAAATTCAGTTTCCCCACCAATCTCAACATCATTAAGATACATAATGCAAGCAAATAATCTACTTACGGTTCCAAATGCGTGTTGATCCACATGAGTCTTAAATATCCCTTCGTCTTTGGGATATACTCTAACGCAATAATCATTTAAGGTCATACTATTTTCTGGAACTGGATATCTAGAACCAGCTTCTCTGAAGGCAGACATGGTGATCTCTGTCATTTTGTCTGAGATAGATGCTCCTGGAGGAACTAGAGTTTGAATAGCATTCTTAAAATCTTTGTCAACTTTGGCACCTTTATCTTGATCTCCTTCTGTGCTATAAACACATCCATCTGTTTGTAGATGTTTATTTAATTCAAACCATTCTAGTATTTCATCACAAGTATCATCTGGAATGTGATTTTTCAAAACCACAATCAGGTCAGTTATCTTTTCTGCTTTCATCAATCCCCAGGTTGAATTCTATTACTGTCTTCATCAAAGTGTTCTGTACTAAACTCAAATAGTTCAGTATCCGAAAGACCATACATTCTATGTTTCATTCCAATAGGAACATGAAACTTATCTCCTGGTTCCAAGACAGATACACTAGCCATCTCAATATTGTCGTCCCATCCATAGTAGATTTTAATTTTTCCACTTTGGACGTAGAAAACTTCGTCTTTCTTTTTATGAAAGTGCCAAGAACATTGTTTTCCTTTTGCAATGAAAAGGAGTTTACCACAATATTGTTCGGAGTTAACGATCCATTTTTCATATCCCCATCCTTTGGATACGAATTTGATCGGTTCCCCTGCTCTAGGTCTTGAAGAAATCATCAGAGTTTACTCCTTTGTCGTCAATGTAATAGTCGGCGGCAGGTTTCCCTAGGAAAAGATCGTGGAACATACACCCCCAACTGCGAAGCTGTTTTAGGGTGAAGTCATAATACTTTTCTTTAGCCTTTTCTCTATCATTATCAAATGTACCCATACCTCTAGCAGTATGGTAGATTATTTGATGTCCTTTAATATATAGATCATTTATTTTAGCGATCCTTTCTGGGATAGGTACAGCTTCAGTATATCTACCTTCTCCCTTTCCAGGAATACAGATAGTGCCGTCTATATCCACGTTATATCTCATTCGGGTCCTAAGTATAAGGTTTTAAGTGGGTGTTTCTTCATGGAACCAGTTTTGGAATAATGTTGAGCCTTGGCTATCCCAAGACTAGTTCCAGCATCAGTACTGATGGGTTCCACATATAGTTTAACATCTTTTGGCAACTTATCCAAATACCAGTAATTTGCAGCACAATTTAAAGCACATCCACCAGTTAAAATAATATTTTTACGTCCTGTCATTTTAAGAGCATCCAATAAAATTTTCAACATGTGTTTCTGAAAATCTTCTTGAATCCTCCAAGCAAGATTAGCTAATTTTTCAAAATTATTTTCAATATCGAAAGATTCTCCATCTCCACATCGAGGCAAATAATCATATGGAACAAAATTACATCCATTTGTGGTCCTATAAAAAAGAGATGAATTTACATGAAATCCATTGTCAAGAAGAAAAGGTCTAATATTTGGATCTTCTTTACCATACGGAGCAAGACCCATTAGTTTTCCAGATCCAAGTTGTCCAAAACCCATGTAAGCAGATACTGCAGAATATGCCATGCCAATTCCACATGTCCAATTACCATCATGGTTTGTATTTTGACTCTCCCAAGGACTATGAGTAGAATGTGTAGCCATTCCTCCCAAATAATTCATATTCTTTGGATAAGATGCATCGAATATTGAAGCAACCTCATTTGTATCTTCGTTGAAAGACCCCGTATTATCAATTACAGAATTTCCCATACCATCAACTACAACTGTAACTGCATCATCAAATCCAGAATTATAGAATCCACAATAAGCATGAAATAAGTGATGCTCATAAAATATATCAAATTTTTTCTTTATTAGTTCATAGTTTTCAATGGAGCGATCCTGTACGGCAGTTTTTAATGATTTAACAGTATTAATAATCAGTGGGTCATAATAAGTATTTAATCTTGTTGCTCCATATTCATCTCTGTATATTAATCCACTTGCACCCAGTTCATATTTTTCAATCTCTTGCAAAGTAAGTCCACCAAGAACAAGATCACATGCTTTGAATGGAATGCTATCATGTTTAATTCTGCTTAATCTTTCTTCTTCTACAAAAAGCTCTATGTCACCATCTTCATCTAAAACTGATACCGATGAATCATGTGTCAGATTAAACCCTACTTGTTTTTTTAGCATGGTCCTCCAGGGGGTTGATCATAATAAATGTTACCTGATATAGTTATACCTTCATTTCCAGGGGGAACAAAGTGTTCGATGAATGATGGGAAAATTATAATATTTCCAGGAGAAACTTTAGGTGAATAATCAATAGGAAATGCGTTACCCAAATATCCCCATTGATTCATCTGATCGTGTCTGCTTGGAGAAAGAAAAACTGTCTTGGACTCTTCAACATCCACGTAAATTACAAAACTCCATTGAGCTCCAGAATGAATATGTGGATCTTGCCAATCAGTCTTTCCATACTTATTACGCCAAACAGAACCAATGAAAAAAGGTTTTTCTGTATATTGACCAATACATTCCCAAATCAATCTACCAAGATAATTGTATGATTCATCAGTGAGACAATCCTCCTCCATTGTAGTTGGAGTTCTTGAAATAAACGTTGGTTTATAGTTTGGTTCCTCTTTAAATTCTAATTTATCGACATCGATTGGTTCGATAAAGAAAGGCATCCAAAATATTGGATTAGGTTGTTTGAATTCGCTCATTATAAATCCTCTCAATATCAGATCTAGTTAGTTGATATGTTCCTGGGTTTTCTACAGAGATAGAAGCTGCTCTATTTGCAAGATCAATAGACCTTTGCATATCTTTTGTAACAAGAAACTCAGAAACTAATGCCGCGAGAAAGGTATCACCAGCTCCGCATACGTCAAATACATTGACAGTTCTTGGTTGAAAATGGATACCACTCCATTTGCATCCGTTTGCTCCCAAAGTGACGATTAGATTAGTATCACTGGGCATATATTCCCTATCAAGTAGATCATATTCCTTCTTGTTTATTTTGTAAAAAACATTAGATTGTTGGAATAACTTAGTCTTTTTAGTGTCAATGAAAATAGGACCCCTAAAATACGTACAAATAGTCTGCATTGATTGGATTGTAAGAAACCCCTTATTATAATCGGATATTACTAATGCATCATATCGACTGTGCATGAATGCCATCTTGACCTGAGGAGCGCTTAAAGGAGTCACCTCAGGTGTAGAATCAACTCTAAGTAATTGATAATTACTCTTTCTATCAACAAATCTTGTTTTTTTGATTGTCTCTTTTTGAGTAATTAGATTAGTTTTAATTCCAAGTGACTTCAAGTTTGCATTAACATTTGCTGCCATTCCTGCCTTGACTTCTGTAGAAGTTTTATCAAGAACGGGAATGGGTCCCTCTGGATTTAATCTAGAACAATCTCCATAGATATATTCATCTTCACAGGAGTCGCCAATAACTAATATATTATAATTCATCAGGTTGAATGATTTGTTAGAATTTTATTAATAACAGCACTAGATGAGTAGTCTCCTACTCTTGGAAGAAATCTAACTTCTTTGGCAAGATCTTTACCGACAACATCTCCGCCTTCCCAATCACCCCCCAAAAGGAGAATATCTGGTCTATAGAGCCTAATTAAACTCTCCAAACCAGATCTGTCATGGAAATAATGAACAACATCAATATACTTAATTGACTTAAGCATTGATACTCGATAACACAAATCATTAATCGGTTTAGTTGGTCCCTTGTCTTTTTTGATCTTAGCATCACTATCAGTAGCGACGACTACACGATCACCAAGAGACTTTGCTACTCGAAATAATTCAATGTGTCCTGGATGAAGGATATCAAATGTACCATTAACAAAAACTGTCTTCATTAGTTTTTAACCTCAATCATCAAACCATATTCGGGCAAGTACAGGTATTCAATATCAGAGTTAGCGAGGGTTCTGCAAGCGTCATCAAGTGTTTCAACGAGAGGCTCGCCACCCAGATTAAAAGAAGTGTTGAAGACAATAGGACAACCAGTAGCTTCATAGAACTCTCTAATCAGATCATGATAATTTTTGTTCTGTTCTTCAGTGACTGTTTGGATTCTACAAGTTCCATCAACGTGAATAATTGCAGGAATTTTTTCCTCAATACCCTCCTTACACTTAACAGCATACATCATAAATGGAGTTTCATCCATGCCACGAAGATCAAACCATTCATGAACATGTTCTTTTAGAATTGACCCAGCGAATGGTCGGAAATATTCACGACGTTTTACCTTATTAACAAAGTCTTTTCCATCAGGATCGCGAGGATCATATAGAATAGAACGATTGCCCAGTGCTCTAGGACCAGCTTCAGATCTACCTTGGAAAACAGCAACAATATTTTTGTTGGTAATTAGATCAATTACATCTTTGTTTGTAGCTTCAAAGACTCTCGTAGACTCATACTTATCTGCAGTATCTACAATTTCATCGGTTGCATACATGTATTCAAATCCAGTATAAAGGGTTTTTAGTGGTTCACGGACTTGTGCATCTTTCGTTACTCTATGATATTGAAGGAGTGCTGCTCCAATTGCAGTACCAGCATCATTACTTACTGGTTCTACGAATAAGTTAATACCTTCATCTTTGAGTTGTTCAAGATACCAATAGTTAGCAACACAATTTAATGCATATCCACCAGTCAATACAACATTAGTTTGACCAGTCATATCTACAACTTTACGAATAAGATCCAAAACCATTTGCTGAGACTCTACTTGAATGGCGTATGCCATGTCTCTACGGTTCTCTAAGAGGGTCTTATCTCCTTCATAGTCATAGTCAGTCTGAAGGAACTTAAACCGCCCCTGGTTGACTACGGCACCGTTAGGATAGGTTGGTACAATAAGGTCCCTATTAGATGTTTTCCATGTTGCAGTACCATTATAATCGGTATATACATCTGGAATATGATCGTTGGGTTTTCCATATGGGAATAAACCCATAGTCTTACCAGCTTCGATAGGTGCCCAACCACAATATTGAGTTACCGCTTCATACGCTTTGGTAATGCCAGCGCTCTCATCAAGAATCATCTCATGAGTGCCTTCTTCACCTTCTCTCTCACTACTAAACTCTTCAAATCTAATAGATCCCCATGGACCTCTTCCACCTTGGTGCTTGTAGACAGTTTTAAATTCGGATGGATACTCACAATTAAACATGGACTCTAGTTCCCATGTCATTTCATTTTCCCCATTAATATTCATGGGAATAAAAGTGCCTGCACCATCAACAACAACTGCAGCAGCGCGATCAAAACCTGATCTATAAAATGCACATGCTGCATGAAGTTTATGATGAGTAGAACTTAGGTCAATAACTTGTGGATGTTCATGTGGGTTTGCATGTCTATCAATCAACCCCAACTTTCTTGCTAATGCAACATAGATTGGATCTCCACTAAAATCACAATGACCAGCCTCACTTAGTGGTTGGGTATGTGCAATAACAAGATAGTCTAGTTTGTCAGTAAAATCCAGGATTCTGGTCATACAAGCATATGGACCACCATCATACTTGTTCCTAGAAAGTCTTTCTTCCTCAATCGATAATACAATTTCTCCATCTTTCAGGAGACAAAGACCCGAGTTATGTCCTCGGGCAATAGCCGCAATCCATTGTGACATTTAAATACCTCACTTAGTTTCAGTCTTTAAGAGATTCTTTACTTCCTGTTTGAATCCTACTTTTGGTTTTTTGGGTTTCTCCGCGATAACTGGTGGTTGATTCCATTGTTGTTGCGGCATCATTGCAGCGCTTCCTGGTGCAACGGCGGGAGTTGTCTTAGTTCCTGGTGGGCATGTAGGACAATCTTGCTGTTGTTGAACAGGAGTGTAAGTTCCCTTAAAAGTAGCGGGTTTACCCATAGCTTTTCTAACAGAACTTAGAACTTTACTAATATCATCTTTAGACATTTCCATTGATTGATCATTATAACGATCAACAGCTTCATCCATTGTCAATCTAATGGGAGAATATTTTCTCTTATCCAAACCAATATCAATGATATCAAAGTTCTTATCTTCTGGATAAGAAATATTGACTGGATATGTGGATCCGATTACAACGGTTGCCTTTTTATCTAAAGCCTTACAGATATGTTGACCAATACTATCCACACCTAGGAAGTGGTCTGCAACATCAATTACAGATGCCCAAACTCGAATGTCTTCAATCTGGGGTCTTGCAATTTTATACTTAGACTTATCTTCGTTTTCTTCTACAGGGAATTGAATTTCGGACATGACAATGACACCATAATCCTTTTTAAGGTCATTGATGATGTCTACAGTGTTTACTAGAGACATGCTTCTAGAAGAAGCGTCTGCAATAAAGTCACCTACTTGTTCGACACCTCTACCGAAGGGTTGGATAACAACTACTTTATCTTTACCAGTTACTGCTTTTACTTCCTGAACCATATTGTAACCAGCAATAACCTCCATCTTAGTGAGGTTGAGAGTTGGTTTGGGAAGTTCTCTAGGTTCTTCTAGACCGTTGATTTCCATATCAAAAGCCTGTGTCAAACTACACTTCTGGTTGTAGTAATGCCACATTCTGTATGGTTCTGGAGAAACACAATCTCTGTGTTTCAGATGTTCTTGGAACAAATTCTTGTGCCAAACATCATAGACTTTACCATCTAAGGTGGGATGACCCTTAAAAAAGTCAGTGCCTCCTTCAGCAACAATGATAAAATCATCATGTTCTTCTGCATATTTTTCAAATGCAGGGATGGAGCAAAGTACTCTGCCAGCTCCTCCATTAATAAAAAATGCCTTGGGTCTCATATACAACTCCAAACGGGATGATAAAGAATGATCTATTCTGATTTATTTAGTACACCAAAATTACATGAATAACACTTGTGTTAGTCTCGGGAAATCACTGAACATACCTTTTTTTAGGACAGCTCCATGCATATGATCACACTCATATAAAACCATTCTATTATACTTCATTTCTATACTATATTCCAATCTAGGTGTAGCGCAAGGATCTTCTGGCATCCACGCATAAAAGTTGGTTCCACCATCACACTCCTCTTCTTTATTGAGATAGATTAATGATGCCCACTTATAACTGGTGGAGTCTTTATGGAATGTATAAGTGTGTTTTCTCTCATTAAATCTGGTTTCAATATCATCTGAGGTGGTGACATTTACCATAAATTTTGTGTCTCTCCAAAAAGTTTCATCGAACTCTGGATTCCAAAAATCAAATTGACATGCTTTTTCAAAAACTTGTCTTAAATTCTGATCAAAACCATTTACATCTTCAACAACTCTAGACCCAATAAGATTGCCAGTATACTTTTTATCTTTTTTGGGGGTACAATTTAAAGCAAACTCCCTCACTTCATCTGGGTTTTTATAAAAATCATCTACAGTAATTACATACCTCCATACATGTCCCAGTTCATTTTTAGCATGATCGTAGACTTTTTTTACTGTTGTTTTACGAGATTCATTCAGTTCAAACATAATTCCTCCCATTAAAAAAGGGGGATTATATCCCCCTAATCATATTATATATCAGATTCAGGAAACCCCATTCATAACACCACTTTCTGGTGGAGCCCAACCTGCAGTTGCATCTGCAGGTGGTTCTGGATCAGAAGGTGGAGTAGTAAAGAATGGCTGTTGTGGGAACATATAGTATGCAATATTTGGACTAACTCCAGCAGCCTCAAGCTCTGCAGGGAGATCTCTCAACTTTTGGCGATATGCTTTCCAACTATTCTTCATATCTTCAGGCATGTCCTCTGCAATAGATTGATCACTACCATCTAGAAGAGCGTTTCTATGAGATCTGATATCATCCCAAGTTAAATCATCTGCTCTACCAATCAGTTTTTCATTAACGGTAAAGGCATGAACTGTTGGAACTCCATCAACAACTCTGACAGTTGAAGCGTCATAGATGTCTTCCACAAAAAGAGTTTCATTGTAAGTAAAGGTCCTGTAACCTTGGGCAGTCATATCAGGACAATCTGGATGACGAATTTCATCATCTACACTTCTATCTTCTTGTCTTTCGTTGATAACTGGTGCTCTTAACTGACAGATGAGAGGATACTCAGTACAGTTTACTTCAAACATCTGAGTAACATCAGCTGGGACTGGGCGCCCATCAGCCATATCATCTTCAGTCAGTGGACCATACAGTTCAGTACCATCTGCACCGATTTGAAGCCAAATCTTATCTGGTCCGTCATAACTGACGGCTCTTGTTCTACCTTCACTAAAAGAGTGATCTCTTAGGAAGTCATTTGGAACTGGCATGTTCCAAGCGTGAGAAATAATTTCTGTTGCCATGGTGGTTAAATTTTTTCAGGTTAACGTCCTTCTCGATTATTTATAAAAAAACATAAAAAAAACCCCTTTCGGGGTCTGAATAATACTAATGATGGATCACATGTAGCTGATTTTAACAACACCACTACCACCTGTTCCACCTTGTCCGCAACATCTCTCACAGTAAGATGTAACTGCGCCCTGACCACCATGTGCATAAGGAACTCTCCAGCAACCACAACGAACCCAACAGTGTCTAACAGCAGAGTTGACACCCATAGTACCCATGAATGGAGCACCAGTGGGTCTACTTTCGTTATAGTAACAGTGACAGTTCCAACCACCACCACCATATCCTTTTCTAGTACCACCAGCGTGGTTACCCATTGCAAAGTCTCCACCCCATGCTCCTGGTTGAACGCAGCAATCTTGGAATGCAGAGAAACAAGTAGTACTCCAAGAGTTAGTTGCACAACCTCTTGTTCCACCAGCAGCACAGAAGTTAGATAGTCCAGTTCCGTTTACATAGGAACTACATCCTCTACATCCAACACAATCTCTGGAACAACAACGATAAACACCAGCAGCACAAACAGTGTAACTGTCTCCAGCACTGACACCCATTGATTTTGAGTTATAGTATCCTCCACCAGCACCATGCCAGTTATAACATCTATTACAAGAACACGTTCCGTGTCCGTTTCCTCCAGCACCCCAGAGCTCCCAATAAACCCTTTGGACTCCAGTGGGTACTGTCCAATTACAGCAACAACCAGATGTCATTGCCTGTGCATCACCATAGATCCATTTGACGTTCCAGTTCGAGAAAGCGCCCTGTACTAACTGGGTGTTTGTAATAGACCCATCAACGATTTGGGAGTTACTAATCTGTTTATAAGAAGCGTAATTAGCCATTAGGAGTCCTATTTAATAGTTATTTATCAGAAGTACGTAATTTTGACGAGACCGCCACCGCCAGTACCACCTTGACCACAGCAACGTCCGCAATAGGTAGTCATTGCATTTTGTCCACCATTACCATAAGGAACGATCCAGCAACCACAACGAATCCAGCACTCACGAATAGATTGAATAACTTCTGTTCCAATAAATGGAGCGGCAGTTGGGTTAGTCATCTGAACATAGCAGTGACACCAGCCACGGTTAGTGGAATATCCACCATTGGTCCAACTGTCACGCAGATTACCCATACCAAACTGACCACCATTAGATGTTGGTGCTACACAGCAATGCCAAGTTGCGTTACATGAGGTTGACCAACTACTATTAGCGTGACCACATGAACCACCATATGCACAGAAGTTGCTCAAGTTATATCCATTAACATATGATGCACAACCAATACATCCACAACATTCTATAGAGAGACATGGATATACACCACCTGCACAGACACGATACTGACATCCTGAAGCAGTATCAATCATGACACTATTATAAAATCCACCGCCTGCACCTCTATAGTGTTGGCATCTATTACAAGAACATGCACCTGCACCATTACCACCAGATCCCCAAGCCTGAATCCAGAGTTTCTTAACTCCAGTAGGTACAGTCCAAAGACAACAACAACCAGGAGAACAACGACACATTGTCCCGTAGATCCACTTCACTCCAAACGTGGAAGTCGGGGATGTGGAGAACTTAGCAGCGTCGAGGATATTATCCTCTAACTGATCGCCTTGAATTTTTTTGTAACTTAAATAGCTAGCCATTGATTCCCTCTATTACATGTATGTGAGTCTTACAAGTCCAGATCCACCTGTACCACCTTGTCCGCAGCATCTCTCACAATATGAAGTCATTGCACCCTGTCCACCTGCACCATATGGAGAGGACCAGCAACCACAACGAATCCAGCAGTGTGAAGAATACGTTTTATTACCAACTCCAATAAATGGAGCACCACCAGAACAAGTTTGAGTTACAGATAGTCCACAATGGCAACTCCAGTGACCACTGAATCCAGGCCAATGTGCATTCATTCCAAAGTCACTATTATAACTTCCAGGTTGAACGCAACAAGCAATTGTTGAATGACAGAGGTTGGACCAATCTGTATTAGCCTCTCCTCTACCACCACCAACTGCACAGAAGTTAGTCAAGTTATATCCATTAACATACGATGCACATCCGTAACATCCTACACATTCTCGTGAACAACATCTGTAAACTCCAGCAGCACATACTGTATATGAACATCCTGGGGTAGTATCGATTGTTTTGGTTGTGAAAGAACCTCCACCAGCACCTCTATAGTGATGGCATCTTCTACAAGAACAGGCTCCGTGTCCGTTTCCTCCAGCACCCCATAGTTCCCAAGTTAGTTTAGCAACTCCCGCTGGTACTGTCCAGTTACAGCAACAACCAGGAGTACAAACTCCTGGATCACCATAGAAAGTTTTTACGCACCAAGAGGGTCCAACACCATTTGCGAGTTTTTCAATGGTGATAGACCCATCAGGAACCTGGGACGCTGTGACTTTTTTATATGATCTATAGTTGGCCATTTACGATCCTAGATTAGTTTTATTTAGACGAAGGATAAAGAAAAATCATAATAAAGATAGTCACGTATCAGACGGAGAACAGTCTCCAACCATAGGAGTCACCAGAGAAGGTGAGTTCAAATGACGCACCCTCAAGAGCAACAGTCATATTAGCAGCGTCACCCTGAATCAGTTTTCCATTACGTCCAACAATTAAGTTGTTAGAATCGAATGTCTTCGCAACGTCATAGAATCTAATGGTATCTCCAAGATTAGGAGATGCGGGAAGATCTAGAGTGACTTGACCGCCATTGGTATTGACAAAGTAAGTGGTGCCAGATACAACTGATCCAGAAGTAGTCACGGTAGAATAAGCTTGAATTCCAGGTTGTATCCAACTGGTTCCGTTGTAGTACTCAAGAGCACCGAGATCGGTGTTAAATCTTAGAGCACCAGTGTTGAACTCTTCATCAACGCCTCCAGGTCTTTGAGCGGTAGTACCAACTGGAGGAGTCATGGCCTTGGTTCCCATCGAACCGTGGCGGAGGAATCCAGCAACTGCAGCCTCAGTAGGACATGCATTATTGGACAGACCAGACATGAATTCGTCAGAGGAGAATTCGTTAATTGCCTCACCGACCTGACCACCAATTGCACCCAGTCTCAGTTCAGTCAGACCAGACAGGTTGAACGCGGAGGCGTCCAGGGTGGCGCGACCAGTCAACTGGTCAACGGAGAAGAATTGACCAACTCTGAAGTTACCACCTTGGTCAGTAGAGACAAAGAAGACTTTACCAGGACCGAAGTAATTAGTTTCATTACCCTGAATAATTCTAGTTTGATCAACATCAGGATAGTTGGTTTCTGCCTTACTACCAGTACCAACACTCAGGAAGTCATGACCTGTTAGGCGACACTGTGAGAAGAGAGTTCTAATACTAATAGTAGAACCTGCACCAGTAACTTCTCTGGTATCCCATGTTCCAGTAGATTTCTCTGGGGAAATGGTCAATGTAGCACGTTCTGGATATGTTATGGTTGCGATGCCAGTCGTCGTGTAATACGTGTACGTAGTCGCGGCAGAGACATTTGTAATGGTATTGATGATATAGAAGAGATCATCATCACCGTAAGAAGTTGTGGAGAATCCAAGTGCGTCACCAACCAATAGAGTTGAAGAGACATTATCAACTTCAAGGATTGTACCCTTTTGTCCACTGATAGAAGATGTAACACCAGACATCGTGATGGAACCAATACCAGCACCATTTTCACCACCATCACCGAACCAGACAACTTCACCATCTACGAATCCAGTGGTTCCAAGACCAACCGAACCGTAACCAGGATGATACTTGAAGTAGATCTTATCTGCAGCAGTTTGGTCATTCAGGAACCATCCACGAGCACCAGATGTTGCACCGAACATGGTAGCACCGATTGCCAGTGTACCTGCCTTAGTAGCGCCATTAACGGCCATCAGGGCACCAAAGACTCTTGCGGTTCTTGGGGTCTCCTCAGTGGAGAAACCAGATGCAATAACACCATAGTCACCATAGGAGTTGTTACCACCAACAGAACGGATTCTAGATCCACCACCAGAGTAGTAACCCCACTGACAGTAGTAGGTGAAACAGGAGACAATCTCAGCAATTGCACTCTTGTCGAGGATGAATCCAGCACCATCAGAAGATACCTGGGTGAAGGAGTCAAAGACCATCGATTTTGCACCTTCGTCATGGACGCCACCGTCACAGAAGACGCCGACTGCACCACCACCGAAGCGACCATAGTCATAAGCATTGTCCGAGAATACGGTACAATCCTTGACGTAAGGAGACTTGTTATTGATTGGAGAATCTGGGTTTAGAGCACAAACAACACCACAAGCGGTAGTACCAATACCAGTTCTTAGGTTGGCATTATCGAGTACATAGGGTGCTTGTGGATCATAATAGAATCCTTCCATTCCTTTCATGGAAAGCGCCTGAAGCGTAGTTGCATCAGACATTTGGAACATCTGAGATCTGTTGTTAGGAGTAACACTGTCGTCAGAAATACCAGAAGCAGGTAGAACTTGAGTACCTCTTAGAGAGTTACCAACAATCGAGGTGAAAGGAGGAACCTTGATTGGCAGTTGCTCATAGAACTGAGAAGCAGATAGTTTCAGAATAGCAGGAGTCAAGTCAGTTAGATGACCACCTCTTACATATGTGTGGTTGATAGTAGAAATACCAACGTTAGTTCTGATGGTGTCAGCGTCAATAACCTGAAGAACCTCAAAGTAAGACTTGGAAACCTTATCAGGATAAACAGTTGTAGTAACACCAACGAATGCAGTACCACCAGAAACGTAGAGGTAATCAGTCTGAGAAGCACCAACGTTAACTACGATAGAGTTCGCATCAGGAACAGCCTGTACTGGGAACTGGAAGGTAGATGCCTGAGTGTGAACTGCAGGGAACTTACCGTTAATTGTCTGAGAAGAACTTGCAGTACCAACGTTAACTGTGATGGTGGTAGTTGTTGCAGCAGTAATTGACAGAGCAGTGTTGTATGCAGGGTCAGGAGAACCATCACCAGCAGTTGCTCTTGGATATGCGTGGTCGGTTAGATAACCATCCATGGAACACTTGAAGATCAGACCTTCAGTGAGAAGTTTGACCGATGTGCCAACATCAAGTTGGTGAATACCGATGGTCATTGTCATATCACCAGTGGTCTGGTTATATGTTGCATCACTAACGTTGAAGTTTACAATTGGAGAAGGTCCAACGTTAACTGTGAAGGTATTCGCAGTAATTGCACTAATTGGAAGATTAACGCCGTATGCGGGGTCAGTTGTTCTTGGATATGTTTTATTAGCAGTACCACCGTCCATCTGACAAGTGAATGTCATGGAATTGGCGTCGAAGCTGATGGTGTCACTAATAGACAGGCCGTGAGAACCAACTGTGATCTCCAATTCACCACTATTTGCGGAGTAAACAGCGTTTGTTGGAGTTAACTGAGAACCTGCAAGGGATCCAGTCACAACGTTGACTGCACCTGCAGTAGCAGCAACGAAGTTGTGGATATAATCACCACCAGTGATAACTGCATCATCCAATGCACTGGAGAACTGGTGATCGAAGTTTGCGTTACCAGTGAACGAAACACCAAGGTTTCTTAGTCTTACAGTAGCACCGATTCCGATTTCTGGAGCAGCACCAAGACCAATAGCCGTGATAGTTGCAAGACCAACAGACTTGTTGTAGGTCATGCCCAGGATGTTGAAGACATTACCACCAGACAGACACTCAAACTCAATTTCAGCCAACTGGATAAACGTACCAGTGTTAGCCAATCCGTGACCAGGAGATGTGATTGTCGCAACACCAGTGGCAGCTGTATAATCGAAATCAGTAATAGCGTTATCAGGACGTGCAGAACGACAAGCCTGTTTAATTGTTCTAAATGCTAGGTTAGGTGCAAGACCGTTGTTTGTATCAATTCCATCCTCGGAGTCAACATAGTAAATTCTAGTCTGGTTACCTACAATTTCGTATCCAGGTAGTCCATTAGACTGAACTGCAAGAGCATAACCAGTAGAACCAATACCGATTCTAGCCGGACCACCGTTATAGGTAAGAAGATCACCCTTAGTGTTCAGAGCAGCAGCGGAGTCACCAGCAGCCAGTGTCTCCCAATAGGTGCCTACACCAACAACTGGGTCAATATTTACGAAGGAATTGCCAACCGAGACATAGGAGTTAGATCCATATCTAACAACATGACCTGGGTGATATGCGAATGTTGTAGAGAAATTACCAACGAAACTGAATCCTTTGACCAAAAGATCCCAAGTTGATGAGCCATCTCTAGCAGCATCACCAACACTTCCCAAACCAACTTGAATTGGAGAAACGTTAGTAGTAACACCAACCTTGTGGCGATATGTATTACCACCATAGAGGATCATATCGCCTCTATAGTATGTACCCTCGGTATATGTGATTGCCGCACCAGCAAGGCCATCAGCAAGAATATTCCACTTGCTACCTGTTCCTAAACCGATGAATTGTGGTGGAACAAATCCTGCTACGGAAGTAGTAATTGCAACATAGGACGATCCGTTGTAGTTAACAACGTCTCCTTTTTGGTAATCTTCTTCTAAGCTCCAATCTCCTTCCGCATTAAATCCTGCGACATACTGAACAACCTTCGTTTCATCGATAAATGTACCAACAGAAGTGTGTGCCTCAGTAACACGATATACTACGTTAGCATAAGTGACGAGATCGTTGACTCTGTAATAAGTATCAGTAGTCCATTCGCCTCTTTGCTCCAGACCCTCAATATGTAGATTCCAATTTCCAAGGTCGGTATAGAAGTTAGCAGTGCTTGCCGTGGAAGTGTGGTTAGCGACCGCTACATAAGTATTGCCACCAAACTTGGCGATGTCGTCAATCAGGTAGGATTTGGAAGGTGCCCAGTTGCCCGTCCAGTTGAATTTTACTCTTCCAAGTCTAAACTCAGCCATTGTTTCTCCTTTTTAATTATTATTTGGGTCCGATAGAGTTGTAATCATAATCTGGTCCATTGAACCTGATGACGAAAAAACCATCATCATCTATGTAATAATAGAGGTTCCTTCTGTCAAAGCGGATCTGTTGATATTTATCATTCGGATCATCTAAAGATTTTTTCTCAGTAGCAATATCATTACGGATGACTGATGTTTTACCAACACCAACGTCATATGTACCGTAATCAATACCGTCACCAAACTCGGGAATTGCCGTTCCGTCGTTACGATAGAACTCACCTAGTTCAGTAGATGCAGCACTAACCTTGGAGAAGTACAGCATGTTTTCTGCATCTCTTCTTAATGCATATACGAAGAAACCAGATGATTCTGATGGTTCAAAACGACCAGAAATAGAATTACTTAGGGTTAATGCCATAGTTAGCTGCCTCTATTGTTGAACACTTTCCAAAGGCTTCCATTCCAAATGAATGTTACGGAAGCTCCAGATACATCCATAATAAAGGGTGAGCTTTCTCTAACGAGATGTCCGTTCTCAAATTCTTGATCCGAGATAATATTTACTGGATTGATACTCATAAAATTACCAAAGTCTTCAATCCAAACCCAGTCACCCACTGCACGGGGGGTTGGAAGAGTAACATTCAGTCCTGTTGGACTATATGTTGAGTCCACCGTATATTTTTGGTTAGTACCAGTTACGGTGTCACCAGCAACGTAAGTCCATCTCGATTTTGAAAGTTCAAAACCTCCTGGGGTTGCACCATCATGAACAACAGCAACATTTTTATCTGTATCAACAGTAATTTCAGCAAGGGCTCCAGTGAAGTTAAAGTGTTCAGCTGTAGTTCCCTTTCTAAATTGAACCTGCTTTGTCATGATTCAAAACTCATGAAAGATATGCTTCTGATTTATTTATAAACTTAAATGATAGTAACGTATACGCGAGACGGTTCAAATGCCAAAGTTTCCGTGACTGCATTCGAGAAGAAGTTTGCAACACCGATGCCGACATATGTGGATCTTGCATATGCTTCTTCTCCAGAGTCGAATCCAAAGAGAGATCCTTCTCCAATAACTTCTGGAAAAGTTCTTCGGATATTGACACCACCACCGATTTTGAATAAAATCGCAGTGTCTTTGCCAATATGTGGGGTATAATCGACTTCTGGATGGACAAGAGGTCTTCCAAAAATTGTAATTTGTCCAGAAGTACCAGGATCCTTGTCGTCTCCATAATATCCATAAACTTGGATCGGTTTTGTGTCGCCAATTCCAGAGAATATGAGTTGACCAGAAGTACCAGGATCCTTGTCGTCTCCGTAATAACCATATACAGAATTGAGAGCTGTTTCTCCATCTCCATCGATGTTGAAGAGAATTGTATCTGATCCAGAGCCACTGACAAATTTTTCTGTTGCAGATCCAGAAAGAGTAGCAATTCCTTTTCCGACAACTGAAAGTTGCGCCTTGATGCTAGATTGTCCTGAGAAAGAAATGTCTCCAAATCCAGTTTCTGCAGGTGTAAAGTCAATCTGTGGATGTGTAAGTTCACCAACAACTGTGATAGTTCCAGATGTACCAGGATCTCTATCATCTCCATAGTAACCGTAGACTTGAATTTCTCTGGTATCGGCAATTCCTTCGACATCGAAGAGAACCGTAGTAGCATCTGAAGGAATGACAATAGATTCCGCACCACTGGAAAAGAAACTGAACGTGCCTTCAGTTGCAATAGAAAGAGTAATTCCAGTAACAATTTTTTCTGTATTGTAGATGGAAATCGTTCCACCCATGTCGTCCTTGAGGGCGACAAGTTTTTGTGCCTCTCCAGAAACTGTGAATAGAACTGTATTGTCTGGAGTCTGGAAGATGCTTGCAGCATCTGTTGTTCCAGATGCAGTAAGTGTGCCAGAACCAACATAATCGAAGGTTCTTCTTTCGTATAGAGCAGAGAACTTGTAGAGTTCTCCCGTTCCAATTTCTCTGAATGTTGCAGATAGATCGGAATATGCTCCAGAGAAGTATGCAGTTCCAACACCGATATAATCTTCGAGAGATCTGATTTTGATTCCTTCCTGAGAAGGATCAATCGAAATAACTCCAGATGTACCAGCACCAGGATCTCTATCATCTCCGTAATAACCAAAGACCTGAATCGGACGATTTGGAGCAATTCCCTTGAAGGTAAGTTGTCCAGGACCACCAAATATTGTTCCAGGAGAGAAACTTTCGGTAAGACCCGTCTCTCTTCCAGAACTGATTCCTTGAGCTGCGGTGTGAACACCGAGAATGTGAATAGTACCAGAGGTAAAGATTGGTGCGTTTGTACGACCAATAGCTTTTCCACTGAGAGAAATAACGCCAAGACCATCATAATTTGGAATAAATCTGGTAGTGACAATACCAGGATTACCATATTCTCCAGGAGAACTTCCAGGGTTAAGAGTAATGCCAGTCTCAATACCAATATTTCTATCAATACCGTAATGTGGAGTGTAATCAATCTGTGGATGAACCAGTTGACCAACCAAACGTAATGTGGGTTTGGTTGCCTGAGAGGCGTAGGTAATCGAAGGTTCAACATCTTCTCCACTGAATACGTGGAGATATGTTCCTTCTGGGGGATCCATAGAGGATCTCTCGACTGCCTCACCAGAGAAGGAAAGAATTCCAGTTCCGATTTCGACAAATTCAACCCTCTCGACACCAGCATCAGAGAAGTATGCGGTTCCAATTCCAACTTCGCTGAAGGTTACCGATTCATCTTCTGCTGCACCAGCAAAGGTGAGGAGAATTGTATCTTCTGGAGTCTGAGCAATGAACTTCTCTGGAGAAGTTGTTCCAATAAAGTCGAAGAGAACGGTATTGCCGTCCGAAGTAATAAATCTTTCTCTTGCAGTACCAGAAGGAACAATAGTACCAGAACCATTCCATTGAGGAATGAATCTAGTAATCGTGAGGGTTGGTGGTTGTTCAATATCAAGATTTCCAAATGGTTCTCTTGTTTGAGAATCCGTATCAACATTAATAAATCCATGATCTTCATAACCGCCATCGATATCCTGATCAATAAATCCAGGATAGTAGGGATATAGATATTGATCGTATGGTTTACCACCTGGGATTGGAATACCTTCGGTGATAGTACCAAGATTTTCAGATACAACAGTTGTTGAGAAATCAACAGAATACGATTCTGTTTTGTCGAAACTTGGGAGAACGCTGGTTCCGCCAGTGCTCTGGTCATAAGTTAGACCGTTGTTGCTGAACAGTACATCTTGGTCGTAAGTATTAGTCTCACCATCAAAGGTTTCAACATCAGATGCAGCCCCAGAGAAGTTGAGACCCATCCCATATGCAGCTGCATCGAGAATTGATCCATAATCCTCATCCTGAGGACCATAGTAGATGGAAGACTCATTGTAACTCTTAACAAAGTCCTCATTGATAAGTCCACCACCAATTGTGGTAAGGACCAGATCCATATCAGGATCAATGATTCTGAGATATGTCTGGAATTCTTCTCTACCTTGACGGAATGTAGCAATACCAACACCAGTGACAGCAGGACTGAATCTAATATCAGCCGTTCCACCAATATAGACATCACCAAGTACAGAAGGTGCAATTGCTCTTGTGACCGAATCAATAACAATTTCAGCAGATCCAGTAAGGAATCTGAAGTTACCATCAGTTCCTTGAGGTTCAATGAATGGAGTGGTGGACTCGTCAGCAGAACCACTAAGAGTAAGTTCTCCTTCGAGACCAAATACTGTACTCTGTGGAGCCTGACTGAACCAATTTGCACCGAAGATATTGATACCAGCCTTGTAGGTAGCAATACCAGTAATACCTGAAGATTCGTAATCGAATGTTCTTTCCAGACTGGAATCTTCAGATAGTCTGAAGGTTGCAATGCCAGTAACTCCAAGTGTCTGTTTGGCAAAAGAGGACTCCCCAACAGAGAATGTATCCGTACTTGGATAATGCTGACCGCCAATTTGAATGTAATTGAATGGAGAAAGAATATCTCCAAATACGAGAGAAGTAGTTGCAACTTCTCTGATATATCCCCAATCTTCAAACTCGGTAGCCGAGTTAGTAATAAGACCCCAATCCTCATCTGGGAGGATAATATCTCCTCTAGCAGATCTGAAGTGGGGAGTGAATCTTGCATCCAGTGGATTGCCGGCATCTCCACTGATGTTGAATAGACTTACATTTTCTTCGACAAACGTCCTTTGAATGCTTGTTGCTTCTCCAGATACGGATAAAGTTGCCGTATTTGTTGGCGGAGTATCCGAAAGGAGTACAGAACCAAATCCAATTGGTCTGATGGTAACCTTACGTTCACCAGCCTGCCAGATGATCCTATCATCAGCAGATCCAACCTGATTGAACAGTACCGTATTATCAACAGTTGCAGGTACAAATGCTTCTGCAGCAGATCCACTGAAGGAGAACTCACCTTCTTCACCGAAGATTGTACTCTGTGGAGCCTGACTGAAGAAGTTCTCTCCAGTAACATTGAATCCACCAGAACCTGCATATGCAAATACCTGATCGACATCCTTCTCTGGATCGAGTTCTCCAAGAGAGAATAGAGATCCAAGACCAAGATATGCGAATGGAATTGACTCTTGAGCCCTGATACCAGTTGCCTGGTAATCGTGCATAAAGAGTCCACCACCCAGTTTCCTTGGAATTATTCCATCATCTTCGGTGTCGATTGGGAAGGTTTGCCTGAGATCATAGGTGATATTAGTAATACCATAATGATCCCAACTAGCACTACCACTTGAATTATCTTGTCTAAGTCTATAGAAATAATTTCCTCTATTCGTTGGAGTAAGAGGAATCGATACTTCTTTGAGAGAATTGAAAGAAGTGTCATTAAATGCAATGACTGTATCAATTCTTATCCAACTACTTCCAGTCCATCTATCGAGATATAGACTTTCCTGAGTAGTGTCTGGATCTTCACCACCATTAACATCATTACCTCTAATGGCAGTGACTTTGATGTATTCGGAATCTGTAGTGTCAAATCTCCAATAAAACTCTCTAGATCCACCATCATTACCGAACTTAACATGTCTTCCGATATCAAATCCACCAGTGGCCCCAGTTCCAGAACCACTGTCTAGGATTGATGTTCTACTGTAAGAAACCTCATAGTTGGCCAGATCATCTGGCAGAATATCAACTGGGAGAACTTTTTCTTGGGTAGATACGGTAATATCACCATAATTCTCATTTTCAAGAAGATCATTATCACTAAAGGATCTATCTTTCCTCTTAGTAATAATTCTATCAAATGTCAGATCATCATTATCTGAGAATTTGCCTCCCTGTACCTGGGTAACGAATCCGTAATTCTCAGCATCAAATTCTGTATCTGGATCCAGACTATAATCATAAATGACGCGAGAAGGACCTGTGCCTTTGACCTTCGCAACATTTTTAATGACCGCAATGAAATCGTCTGGAAATTGGGTGGAGTTGTATCCACTGAGGGTAAGAGTACCTGAAGCGTCCCAGGGATACCTATTAAACTTGGCTGTCGCTCCTTCGTCAGAAAGTTGAGCGAGTGTACCAGATCCGATTTCAACGAATGTATTGGATTCGTGGGCTTGTCCGTAAATGGATGGAGATGGTCCTGCGGCACCCAAATCTGGGATGACCAGTCTTTCCAGACCGCCACCGATCTCGAAGAGGGTTCCAGACCCTCTCCAGGGGGTTACATACGATACTTCTGCAATATCTTCTATACGGAATAGTCCACCACCAGGAATCTTTGGAGAAATTAGTGGTTCTGCTTCTCCACCAACTTCAAAATTACCAAATGGTAGAACATCATCAAGGTCTGTAATTAGACCAAAATACCAAGGATTAAAATTATCTTCGCCGCGATCATCGTCAGCGGTGTCTGAAATATTGCCATAGTCAGCCGTTATCGTCGCAGAGGCGGTTACCAAACCTGCATCTTCTGCAACGAATACATCTACCTTATTTTCATCGTAGACATAAACGGTCATAGTTTAGTTCTATTCATTAGATGAAAAAAGGGATTGCCTGATAATAAAGCAATCCCCACCATGACGAATATTTTATTGTATATGCGTATCAGTCAAGTGCGACGTTCAAGGTGATCTTAATTTGGTCACCATTGTTCTGAATGTTGTATGGACCATTTGTGAATCTCTCAGCGTACATAATGCTGGAGTAGAGAGTCGCAGTATTCAGTCCAAGAACACCATTAGATGTTGCGGTTAGAGAAGGTGTAGTTACAAACTCATCGTTGTTTGGTACGTCAAAGACAGTATAAACACTCGATTCAAGAGTTGTATTACCTGCACCAGCAGCAATGTAAACGATATCTCCTTTTTTAAGACCGTGATCTGTGATGGAAATCTTACCAAAACTGAATGTAACGGAGGGGTCGGTTGCAACCTGAATGTTATCAATCAGAGGTTTATCGATATAAACAACTTGCAATGCTCGGTCAAGACCGATAACTCTTGTTCCAGTCTGAACTCCTGCGTTACCAGCAACATACTGTCCGAGAGTTAAATCGTTAATAGATACTTGTGGATCAACATTGAAATATCTATTACCAACAACTCCAATACAGGGATCGGTGTTGTTACCCTTAGTTACGGTTGTTCCAATACCAACACCAGCCGCATGATTAACACCCTGAACAGAGACTGGCATGTTGTTTGCTCTGGTTACATAATAACCATAGATATTACCAGCAGGTCCAGTGAAGGTGAAAGTCTGTTCTGGATAGGTTGCGGTTGTACCACTACCAACGTTCTTAATAACCCAGCGAGATCCATTTAGTAGAATACCATACTGTGCGGTATAATCTTGATCAATTCTGTTATCCACGCAATTAGGATAACCCGTGTTTGCAGTAGTTCCGTAACCATTGACGTTACCATCAATATAAGGCTCGAAATATGCAGTTTGGGAAGGTACATCACCTTCAGCGGGTGTAGTGTTACTCGTAAACAGTTTGAGTACGAGATTCCTTGGTGAGGTATCCTCTAGGTCTGCAACGAAGTTATTCTGAGCAATCAGATAACGGAGAGACTCAATTTCACCAATATTAGGAACTAGTAATGCCATCGATACAACTCCTCGTAGGGGTTAGACTTTAAGAACTATACTTATTTATAATTTTAATTTTAAAGAGATCAGCAGTCTTCGCATGTTTGTTGAACTGACCACTGAGAAATCCAAAATATCACCAGCAACTATTGTCTTATCCCAGTTATTTAGTACATCATCAATGTACTTGTTTTGGGACTGTAGTTGAACTCTTTGATTATTGGTGATTGTTGTGAACGTGGGGAAGTCTTGGAAATTGGATTTTGAAACTTCTAAGACAATATCTCCAGTTTGATCACTCAATACTTTAATGGACTCAATTGTTCCAGAAACATCGACAGTTACCTTGCCTTTACTTCCTGGGGAGATATCTTGAGATCCACTATCAATAACAAAATTAACAGATCTTGTTAGATCCGCTGTTGTTGCAAGAGCGATGATGAACACATCATCTCCAGCAATTGGTGGAACTGAGAAAATGAGCTGATCACCAGCAATAGTAAAATCTTCTCCAGGTTCCATGACCAGATTGTTTTTACAAACAATCAATTGCTGGTCATTTAATGGATTATACGGATCGCCTCCACTATTTAACGAAAACGTAACTCCAATACCATTGAACTGATCATTAATATTGTCAATAATTAAATTTGTATTTTGTGTTGACTTTGATGGAATTTCATAGTCAACACCAACTGAATATGATCCAGAACTATTGAGATTAACTAAGTAATCAGTCATGATACTCCAGGCAACACTAAAACATTTCCTGCGATAGGTCTAGTCTTATAATTGTTTGGAGAAACGAGAACCAGATCATACACATATCTTCCTCCCTCCAGAGTAGCAGTAGAAGTTACTGCAAGAGCAACTTTTACAACTCCATTGATCCTATTCGGAAAAGAAATAACAAAATCCGTGTATTTTGTTGCATCTGGGTGTTTTCTAATCTTAGCAAGAGCAGAATACCCCGTCAAATTTAATGGCGAATTGTTCGCATTTCTAATAGTGAAGGTTGCTTCAAAATCAACGTTTTGTTCAATGACTAAATTGACATTTCTAGCTGCCATTACACAAAAAGGGAGATTTTAATTATTTATCCAATTTTTCTAGAATGATTTTCATCATATCTTTGAGCTCTCCCACATCACTCTTCAATTGATCAATTTCGTTCTTTTTCTTAGCTGCAATATTCTTGCTTCTAAGATATGAGTCATACTCACTATCATTGCAATTCAATATAGCCCCCGTTTCAGAATCTCTATAAAGAGAATGGCTATTTTCAACTCTTATTTTGTCCATATCAAATAGTAGCAATTACTCGGAAGTCTTTTAGTCTGGGAACATATGCGTAATTAGTTCCAGACATGCAAACCTTAATTTGAAAAGCACTAAACTGCGGGATATTGGAAACATTAAATTCAAAAGGACGGAAATCGTCATAATTATCCGATGGGGGGACAAATTTATCAGGCAAACCATCAGATTTGGATGGATCAATAACTCCACCAGAAAGATCTAAATTATTATATCCAGGGAATAATTGGAATAATTGATCCCCCTCAGGAGCATCAACACGGAACGATCTATAAAGAACTCTAATATCATTTGTGTTATGTCTATATGCATCAAACATAACCTTCAATCCATCCGCAGATTTATCAAGATTAATTACTTGAGTTAAATAAATTGCTGCATTCGGATCATTATCCAGAGAATTTACTCTTCTATCAGTAGCATAATTTTTAACTTTACTATTAAGACGATTCATAGTAAATGATGCAGATACCCGATCCAAATCAATTTGCGGAGCAACAAACTCATCTTCGGTATTGAGAGTAACTTCTAAAGTGAATGACTTTCTTCCAGGGAAATTTTCAAGTCTTGTAAGTTCATTGACTTTAGATGCAACAATTCTTGGAGTTGTAAATTCGTTATTTCCTTCAAGAGATATTGATTCAAATCCTTGATCCACATATGCAGAAAGATTTCCATCTGGACTATCTCCACTAAATGTTCTAACAGCAGCAGAAACGCTGGTTCCATCTGGTTGCAAAATGGTCAGATTTGGTCTGAGTAAGTTAAATGGAATGTTCTGAGTTGCTCTTGGAGCATTACCAGAACCAGTATTTACATCTTCAGTAATATAAGATCCAGCAGATTTTGTTTCATTCCAAAATAATTCTGGGAATCCATTTGGGTTTCCAGTACTTCTGTCAACCCCTCTACTAGAAATACCAACTTTTAACCAGTAACTATCAACATCAATTGGGTATTGATTTTGATTAACATTGCTCAAACTATGTTGACAATTGATTCTTCTTAAAGAAACACCGTTGAGTTCATACTTAAAAACTAAATCATCAACAGCAAAAGCCGCAGAATTAGTACCATCAATTGCTCTAGTAATACCACTAATTGAACTTGTGGTTGTGGTAATTCCAGTATACTTAATAATTTCGGATCCAATTTTAAGATATCCAGGATTATTTGAATCTACTGGAACATTTTCAAAATTTGTATAAATTCCAACATTAGTAACAGAAATACTATCTGTTGTAGAAGAATCATATGCAGCAGTTAATTTTTCTGGTTTCACATCAGTCTCGATATTAGAAAGAACAACCATATCTTGAAGGTTATACATTCCATGATTACTATGTTTAACCATGAAGGTTAAACCATCACTAACATCATTTACATATTGAATATCAGCTCCAGATAAAATAGATGTTGATCCAGCTCCTGTTGTAAAAATAACCGACGAAGAAGCATCGATAGATGGTTTACCTTGAATTTGATCAACTAGGAGAGTGTTGAATGCACTTATAATACCAACTTCATTTTGAATAGAAAGTTTCAAGTTTTTACCAAACCCTCCAGTATCTGAGGGGTCTACTCCTAATACATCACCAATCGAATATCCAGTGCCACCAGCAGATACTGTAGCAGATGCCACAGATCCACTATTAATAACAATTGTTGCTTTTGCTCCAGATCCTCTTCCAGTTAAACTGACTAGAGGAACATCAGAATACGTTGGATTTCCACTTGCAAAATTTAATCCACTATCTGTTATATTTAAAGTGCTATTGACTCCAACTGCACCAAGAACTCCAACAAGTTTTGCGGAGAAGTTTGGATTGTTTTCTTGTTCAATAGTTGTACCAGAAATTAATCCATTTACTTCATTAGAGGTCAAACTCTTGCCAAGACCAATAATATTAGACTTGGATAACATATTAAGTGGATTTGGACTTAGGGTGACAATTTGTTTATTGCCAATATCTAAATCTGGGTTATAGAATTTAACTGTACCACTTTTTGTTAGATATTCTGCTTGATAGAGGTTAAACTTCAAATCTTCAAATTGACTTGGATCCCAAGTAGCACCATTTTGCGACTTGAATAAAGATCCAAGAAGTGGTTGTTGAGAAACAATAATTTTTTCTGAATCTGGTTTATTTGCGGTAGAAATATCTTCTTCGCCCATCCTAGAGATGAATACAGTATATTCATTGGATGCAGAAAGAAGAACAAGAGCAAATTGACTAGAACCCTCACAATATACTGGGGAGGGGAAAGTGAAAGTAGTGGGTTTACTACCATCATTAGATACGACTACGTTTTGGGGATCGAGAACAACTTCACCAAAAGGAAGAATAGTTTGCGTTGGCAATCCCAGTTGAAGTTCACGAACCTGAAGAGTTACTGGAAGAGCAGAAGAATCTTTAGTCCTAAAGTAAATATCACACTTAGTTAGATATACTCCATTTTCTTCAGGAACTTCAAATGATTGTGCAAGAGGATCAACCCATCTCGTTTGAGTCTTCTTTCTATTTCTAAACTTGACTTTAGTAACTCTCCTAGTACGTCTTCTTTCAACATTTTGACTTTCCGATCTTGGAACTCTTTCAACCGTAGCATTACGAATTCTTAGAGTTGTTTCTTGAGTATTATTAATTGTTCCCGAAGACATAAATGTTGCTTCAGCTGAAGAATCAGTAAATCCAGAAATAGTTTCATTGGTCTTACTAGAAGTAAGAGTAAACGTTTTGCTACCAGTCTGAAATACTTGAGTAGACTTTTGAGTTGGATCAGGAATGAATAAAGATCCAATAACAACGCCAGCTCTATCAGTAATCAATCTGATATCTTTAACTTTTGCAATAGCTCCACTAGATGCGCCAATTAAATTCATACCTTTAGAAATACACCCATAGAATCCAGATGCAGATTGGAGTTCTAAAGATGCGGTATCCACATTAAGAATAGTTGTAGTCGAAGAATATGAATTAGAAATAGAATTACTTACATTATATGGATTAGAAACGTATGTTTCTGTCGGATTGTTATATGGACCATACTTATGATTCTGTTGGGCAAGTCTAAATCTAATGCTCTTATTTCTGGAATTAATTCCATCACCCCGTACCATCTCTCCTGTAGCAAATGTTCCACTGACCATCTCAATTTCAATGAGTTTTGGAACAATATATGCATTCATATCGATATTATCAAAAAATGCATAGAGTTGTGTATTTGGTTTTAACCTCTTACAAATGAACTCAACATTTCTAGATCTCATCACAGCAGCAACATCACTAGAAATAACACTACTACCTAAGCTCTTAGAGTCAATTTTTTCATCAACTCTATATTGAATGCCATCTCTACTCTTATTGCCCGTTCGTACAGTAGTTACTTCCCTAACCTTTTTAATTTTTTGTACCCATCTTTTAGTTGTAGTAATGGGAATTCCTCTACCAGGCACAAAGGATCCTCTCCTTTTTCTTTTCCGTACAGTTCCTTTGACTTTTGACTTTTTCTTGAATATAACGGGTCCTTTTATTCTTTGTCTTCCAGTCCAAGTTGTTTCCCAAGAATTCCATTGAACGGGAGACAACCCAGTATTACTATCAACTCCACCAACCATACCTTGTATAGCGCCATAACTACCCTCAACATCAACATCCTTTCCAGGCAATCTTCTAGTATCAATCCAAGTGTCAGTAGCTGGATTTAGTTCCAACACACCAATCCAGTTTACAACGTGAAATGGATTTACATTTTCACTTCTAGTAGCAAATGAATTCTTTAAATATTCAACATCTTTATAGTTGAGAGTAACAATATCTCCTCTTTTAACTACATTTGAATCTCCAAGATCATTTACAAATCTGTAGTCTGCATCTGGAAACGAAGAAGTTGCAGCACCAATAACAGATTCTGAACCCAATAATAAATCAATAGAAGTAGTATAGTGTTCTGGTCTTGCTTCTCCCTCTGTGGTATCAATACTGCATCTGAATTGAGTATTGTCTGTATCTCCTCCGCCATTTTTAGACTTGAAATTGTCCACAAAAAAACCAGACTTGAACTTATCAAGATTGGTGGTTGGATCCTTAATTGTTAAACTGGAAGTTTCATTTTCAAGAAGAGAAAGGCTAGTATAATACTCTACATTAGTTAACCTTGTTTCAATATCAGCAATATCTTGCATTTGATATCGTTTGTGTGTGCTTACTTGCACGTCAAGATCTCTAATAGAATAGAGATATGGAGGCATGTTGATGGTAGCAATTTCTAAAGCATTATCAACATTATTAGGAGGTTCTGGGAATGTTGCAGGAACACCTTTAGACCTACTAAAGACTCCATCCCTGGTCAAGAAAATTTTATCAATTCTTCCCAAATAATAATCATAACTTATGTTAATATTTTTTTCGCTAGAAAATACATGAGTTGTTGAAGATGTTAACGGATCAAACGATCTTGACTTGTACTCAAATGGAGATACAGTCGATGCCGTAGATACAACTCTTGGTCTCAAATCAATAATATCGGAAACTGGGATTTGTCCGATGTATGGAAGGGATTTGCCATAAAGATCTGCATCATATGAATCTACAGAAACAAGATCTCCTGGGTCAGAGGTATCAATTTCAAACCGATCAAAAATAACCGTCAACCTCTTAGTAGGAGCATTTGCAGAATTCAACCTAATAATCGAAGAGAAATCAATAAAATCACTATTTTGTCCAGGATCAAATTCAAAATTATTTTTAATGTCACGATCACCAGAAATAAAAGATTGAACGGTTGCAGTAATATTAGACTCCTGAAAAATTATTTTTTCTCCAGAGGTAAATATATTCTCATTTTCATATATAAACGAAGCTTCATTGGTTCCATTAGTTTCAACGAAAGTGGCAGCAGATCCAGAAGATTCACCGACTATAGTTTCTCCTCTCAAAGCATTTGTAAGATTAGAATTCAAATCAACCAAAACAATTTTTGGAAGTTGTGGACTATTGACAGAGGAGGATTCAAAGACAGCTCTTACTGCAGCTACATCACAAACTCCAAGAGAAATTTTCTTATCTTGAACCCTGGTTCCATAAATGTTTGAAAATGTAAGTCCATCGTCTGTGGTGGAGTTACCGATACCAGAAGAATTCTTTGAAGACTTATTGATTTGGATAATTTGTGATCTACGATATATTTTATTTTTTGCTTTTGGATTTTTCTTTGTCCACGTAACTGTAAGAACAGCAGAACCATCTTCACTTATCTGTGAAAGAGTGATAGTCCTACCAGAAACAGACACTTTTTGGTCCGTTAACGACTCTACTGTACCAGTAGAATCAAAGGATAAGTTGTAATCCTCTTCATCGAAAGACTGCAACGTCAAGTTGGTATCAGATTCCAAGGTAGCACTATATGCACCAGAAGAGACGGAAATGTAATACGTTTTCTTAAATGAAATCTCAGAATTATTGAGATTTACCGAAGAAACATTTGGTTCAGTAAGTTCAGAATAAAGAGAATTTTCTCCATTATTGAGAACTTCTAGAGTAACTTTTGCTACGTCACTGAGTGTTGTTTCTGAAGTTGGAAGAGATGATCCATTTACGTTGGTAACCGCCGCAGGAGGTGCTTCGATAATAATACTTCTGGAATTAGTACCAATTTGTTTCACAATACCATAAGATGGTACAGAAGTAGCCGCTTTACTATAGGCAATAACATCTCCAGTAGAAATACCCGAAACCGCGCCAAAATTAGCATTAGATGATGTAATTGTAGATACTCCTGCAGATTCTGCGGAGATAGTATAATCAGTCCCTGGTTCAGCAAATCTAATTCTATTCGTCAGTTTTGTGTCCGCAGTAAAGGCAACTCCACTAGCATTTTTAATTTGGTGAACATCTTGAAATCCATAATCATCAAAACTGACAATGCTTCTATTAATTGATTCCCCATTTACAGTAATTTCTTCATTGACTTGAAACTCTCCTGTAACTTGATATAGGATTAGTTGATTACTATTTGCAGAAGCAACATATACATATCCAGATGCACTACTATTTCTGCCTTCAACAAATGCAGGAACATTAATTGAAGTTGTAGTATTAAGATTTAAATATGTAAATGTTTGAATATCATAAAGTGATGATCTAAATGTAGTGGACGCATCGGAATATGCAGCATCCCTTAATCTGAAATCATATAATCTTGCTACTCCAATGTGAAGACCACTAGCAGATCCTGGTGATGCTGTTCTAGATTTATAAAGATTTACTAACCCTTCTGTTCCAATACCAACTGCGGGAGATCCATAAACATTGTTAAGTTCAATAGTTCTACCAACAGAAAATGGCAAAGCTTCATTATCAACCGTTGATGTTGTTCTTGGCTTGTCTATATCTAATGAAGTTGTATCGAGAGTTTCAACCTCAAATCCACGAACATACGCTTTTCCAGGTCCGATTGTAAGAGAAATCAGATCTTCAGATGGAATATTTCCCTCTTGCGTAGTTTGATTAGCGTAATAAGCTCCATCATTGCCAACCCTATCATTAAGAGATTCTTTAATGTCAACAGAAAATGGAGTTACGTAATAATCTCCAGACTCATCAAAGGTTCTTCTAGCTAATTCATTAGTAATCAGGTTGGAAGTAGTTTCATTACTAAATTTTCTAATGACTCCATCTTCAAGTCGCATCAACTCAATAAAGTTTTCATCATTTAGATCTGTTAGAGACTTTTTAATTAAAGTTGTAGAAATCTTTAATCTATCTGCACCAGGAGCTGCAAAGTTTGAAAATCCTCTAGCATTATCATATAGATCATCATATTCATCCGAAGCTGTTACAAGTTCTTCGGAAATACTTAGTCCAACTCTATAGTTTGGTTGATTATCATATTGATCAAGAATAACTGTGGAGTCTGGTACATCTACGAAAAATCCACGAATAAAATATACACCATTAGCAATTTTTGCAGCAGACCCTACAAATGTTGAATTTGAAATAATTGCGGTTGCAAAACTAGATCCAGATCTAATACTTGACAGAGAATATTTAATGTCTTCCTCTGCAATCAAGTTTTCTCCATCAATAAAAGTGGTCCCAGAAAAGTCCTCCTCACTAGCACCTTCATATTTAATATAAAGAGTATAATTTCCTCTGTCAGATTGAGCATTAGTAAGGCAATCTTCAATTTTTGCCTTAACTCCACTAGTTTCCCCTTTAATTCTTTTTCCTTTCAGAAAATCCAAATATAAAGATACTGGAAGTCCTAAGTGAGTTTCATCAATTTGAACAGAAGTATATTCACTATCATATGCAATCTGTCCTGGGATAACTACCGACCCCTCTTTAAAGAAATGTGTGCCAAAATTTTCAATCTGATTCTGTAGAATAGACTGTAAAGTTGTTAATTCTCTAGATTGAATTGGAAGTCCAGGCTTGAATAGAACTCTCTGATAATTATTAGATGAATTAAAATCATCAAAATATGGAGATGAATTTAAATTAGTATTCTGTGGCATTTTTCTTTAGAACTCCAGAACAATCTTGATGTCTTCTTTCTGACTTGCAGATCTTGGAATAGGGGCTCTGTTATCGATATAGATAATTTCGCCAGACTTCGTATTATATTCAGCAGACGCAATACCAGCAACGAAGTTGAGACCAAGTTGGTACGTCCTATTATTTATTGAGGTACTTACACCACTAAAATCAGTATTGATGGATAATAGAGGTCCTGTAACTGTTTCTCCAGAAATAGTTAATCCATATCCAGCATCGGGACTAGATGTAAATTTAGTAATCTTATATCCCGTCTCGCTAGAAGCAAGACCCATTGGTTGATAATATTTTAAAACACCAGTAATTTTATCCCAAGAAGCAACATATCCAATAGCAGTAGATCCAAGTCCTACAGTTTGAGTAATTTTAGAATCAACTGCATACGTTGTTGCGGTTGTAATTCCACCCATCTTGATTGCTTTTAACCCACTGACTTGAGAAGTCTCCAAAAGTTCAACATCACTACCGAAAATGGTTGGATTTTTAATAACTCCAACTCTAGCAAAATCATTTCCCTCAATAATATCTGGATTAGTTTCAATAGTTTCAAATCTGGAATATAAGAGTGCTCTATATGCACCCAACTCTCTGTAAACATCATATCCATGTCCACCTTTTGGTGGAATAATTACACTAAAGTTGCTAATAGAAGTAGTGCCGATGCCAGTATTAGTAAGGTTTTCTAAAGGTCCACCAGATCCACTTCCAGGAGCTCCTGGGAAAAATTGAACAGATCCATGTGTATATCCAGATCCACCATCGGTAACAAAGATTTCGGATACCTTGCCAAAAGAATCAATAGTTACGGTTGCTTTTCCACCAATACCATCTCCCAAAATAGGAACATTGGAGAATGATGTGGAGATAGGTTGATAACTAGATCCCCTAGAGTCAATAACTACAACTTCAATTTTTCCATCAATAGCGTTGTTTTTAGTTGCTATCGATTCCCCATCAAATCCCCAATTTTCTGGAACTGGAATATACTCAATAGAGTCGAACTTTACAATTTCCGATGGTTTGATAGTATAAAGATATTTCCAGATGTATCCGTCACCAGAAGTACCAGCAGCTCTTGATTCTAAGTCAATAAACGTCGGTTGATCATATGATGGTCTACCGCTTGGGTTTTCTGGATCAGATCCGTTCTGAAGACAAATATAGACTTTTAAATCTTCATTAACAACATAGTAATTTGCTTCATACAAATTACCTTGTTTAGTAATTGGAGTGGTATTGTAGATAGTATAATCATGCCTATACATCTCATACGTTGTACCAGCAACCCATTCGACTTTACGAACCAATCTACGAACATCCTTGTCCGTAATTTTTTTCATTGCAATAATGGATTCCTTAATTTGATTTTCTTCAATAAATCCATCTAAAGGAGCGGGAGTATTGGTAGCCCAGTCTGTTGTTCCACCAGCTTCTGTTTCAAAAGCATTGGGCAGTCCAATGAAGGCATAATATTTGTTAACTGTAGACCCAACGCCAACGAAACTCTTTACAAAGGTTTCGGCGTTTAGAATTCTAAACTGTTCCGATATAATAGCAGGCATTTTGATGAAAACGAGACGTTTTTTCTTTTAGTATTTAGTGGTTAAGATAGAGGTTGAATTCTGGTAACTACCGCAGCAGTTGACAATCCAGTCGCTCCATTATCTGGATTGACGAAGAATTGTTTTGGACTTCCTCCAGCTCTATTTTGGTAATTTCTAATTTTGCCCCAAGTATATTTTCCATAGTATGGAGAATAATAAAATTCATTATCTAAGAAATATGGACCATTGGGATCTAAACCAACAGCAATATCACTATTATTAAATGGTTTTGGTTGGAAAGCGCAAGTTACCGTAACTAATCCTGAAACAACATCAACAGGAGTTACTTTTTCAACAAAGAATCTTCCTTGTAAAGTTTCTCCCGCAGGAATTTCCGCAATCTTATTAGCTGGAAAATTCAAATATCCGCCAAGAGAAGTAGTAATTCCTGTCAATGCATGTCCAGTAATTAGAGGACTATCATATATGATAAAATAGTCTCCTTTTGATAATTCGGAATAAGAAACTCCAAGGCTATTTAACGAAGAATATCCATATCCAAGATTGTTATTGTCATAAAATTCGGATTTGAGTACAAACTCCATTGTGGGTGGAGTACTAAATCCAATTCCAGGAAGGAAAGTATTTACACCAACAATAACACCAAAGTCACCAACAGCATCAATAGAAAGAAGTTCTTCCTTTGTAGTCGAGTCTGTCTCAATGACTATTGGAGGACTAGATCCAACTTCGTACCCAAATCCGCCATTTGTAATGGTCACACTGGTAACTATTCCATTAGAAACAGAAGATGTTGCAGTTGCTCTATTGAGAACTGGATCTGCATAGAAAGCAGTTGTTGCAGATCCGACTGCGATTGTCCTTCCCTCAATTCCATAATCAGTTTTTATTAAGTCACTAATTGTATTTGAATGATCGATTTCTCGCAAAGTCCAATTAGACAGATCAAAAGAATAGTATAGGGATCCTGCAGTATCGATGCCAACATAAAATCCATCTTGATATCGAATTCTGTCAAAGTCAAATGTCGGTGGATTTATAGCATTTGGATCACTATAAATCATCCAGAAATTTTTATCTGAAGAAATACCAATAAGTCCATCGTCTCCAACAAAAACAAATCGGTTGCCATCAAATACAATATCTCTGATATTTTTTGGAGTGTTGCTATTTAATGGACTCCAAATTAAACCTTCATTTGAAGAAATAAGAGCACCACCATTTCCAACAGCAATAAACGCATCCATTCCATATGCTATTGAGTTTAAGTCATCAAAAGTTCTAGAAAATCTACTAAACATTGAGGAAGTTTTAATCCCGACACCAGTGAAAATAGATCCACCAGTTCCAACAGTTACCCAAGCATCTCTAGTTGGTTCATAGATAATTTTATTGAAGTTGCCTTCATATTCTGATGGAAATACTAACGTAGATTGGATTGCAGGAATTTGTCTTTCTTCTAAAAGAGAAACCTCTTCCCAATCAGTAATAGTATTTCCAACAGAAACTCCTTTAGCAACTTTTGCGAAGTCCCCCGCTGTTCTTACATAATTAACTGGTGAAGATACCGATTTGCCCATTCCAACAGTGTTCATTGTGACAGTTCCACCAAAACCAACAACTCCTCTTTCCCAGAAAAGTCCACTTTTGGTATTAATATAACGACTGCTTGATCCAACAGCAATCACTTGATCTCCATGAGCAAGTTCATTCCAATCATATTGCCCTGGGGCAAATCCAGTGATAATATCATTGAAACTCCAGTCAAAAATAGGATCTTTCTTCTCGATCTTAGATTCTGAAATTGTTACATCTGGAGATGTAATTGCATATCCAACTCCACCATCAACAATATTAATCTGAGTGATACTAGAAGAGGTTGCTACAAAAGAAGTTGAAATAGCCGTTCTTATTTCCCTGTCATCAAAAATTAAAACATTTCTTTCACTTTGAGTAACCAAATCAATATCGGAGAAAATTGGGAAGGCATTTTCTACATAAATTTCTCTATCGGTTTCACTAACATTATTAATGATTCTAGTTGTTGGAGTAGTTCTAGACTTCAAGCTTGGTCTTTGTTTAGAAATTAAAGATCCAGAAAGAATCTTATCTCGTTTTTGTTTTTTCCACGTTAAAGGTCTTTCTGCAAGTGGATTAGTATCTATTCCGACACTCTTATATGCGAATGTTTCAAGAATATCAGAAGCTACAATTCTCTTGGCTTGTCTTGGGAATTGATCAATATCAAACAAATTAAATTTGTTTTCTTTAATGGTTACTGTATCGCCTGGTTTGACGGTTAGTGGTGGATTGATTGTCTCAACATCCCTCTTAGACCCCCTAAAGTAGAATACAGAACATTTAGATCCAGACTTAGGAGCTTCTGAGAAAATAATTCTACTTCCCTTAAAGATGTAAGACTCACCAGGAACTTGAAGTATATCATTGATGTAAATAAAGATATTATTACTAATGTCCATGTCACTTCCAGGAAGTGTTTTTAAACTCAAAATTTCAGTATTTCCGCCAGTAGTAACTGAAAGTGTAAACTTCGTTCTAAATCCATTAAAGAATTTACTGATATCATCAAACACAATAAACTGGCCAGGATAAAACCCTGAAAACTTATCGTTAGTAAGTTCAGATACAGTGAGTTCAAAATCAGTATGAACACCAACTCTAGGATCAGTAACAATTCCAGCTACTGTTAGAACATTACCAACTTTAAATCCAACGCCCTCTTCAGTAATATTATATTCTTGAATTTCCCCATCAGCGTTGATGCGAAAATCAACAACTGCATTTGTTCCAATGCCAGAAGAACCATCCGAATAAATGAGGTCTCTATTATAATATGGATTTGGATCTGAAATTTCAACTCTAACAGGTTTCTGTGCAGATCCAGGTCTAGAGTAGTAATTTTTCTCAGTTACGACTCCCGTTTGGACTCTAAATGTGGCTCCAGATAATTTTTCTCCAACATATACACCATCATATCCATCATCTAAGGAATCTGCAAATCTTTGTGCTCTAGAAACAGTACCACCTCTATTATAGTTGTGTGGTGTTGTAGAAGGACCTACCTGAACAGTGAATGTAGTTGCTCCACCAACCTTTTCCACAAAAGTACCAGAGAATGAGAAATCCATTCCACTATCAGAATTATTTTGTTCTTTAGGAGCAATACGTGAACCTTGAATGGTTCCACCACCGACATAATATGATGGTGTTGTGGAAGGACCAACATTAACACTAACATTGGTCGAATTCAATACCGATTCAATATTAGCAGAAATCCAATATGGATCTCCTTTTCTTGGATATCTATGTGTCGTAGAGTTACCATCTTTAGTACATGTAAAGATCAAAGATTCTGGTTGAATTCTTATCGACTTACCTGCATATAAAGTATGTCCAGCACCAACTGTTAACTCAATTATTCCAGTATCTGGAACATAATTGGCGCCACTAACATCCCAGAAATAACTGGTAGTTGGACCAACGTTAACTGTAAATGTATCTACAGTTGTTGCAGAAATAGCAACTCTGGTATCAGAATATGGATCGGTAGACCTAGGATAAGTATGAACCGTAGAATGATCATCCATTCCACAAGTAAATGATAAAGTATCGTTGGTAAATCTAATAGATCTACCAACTCTCATGCCATGATTGGGACATGTTACGGTAAGAATTCCTGTAGAAGCAGTATAATATGCCTCCGTAGCGGGTCTAAAGATATGAGTAGATGTTCCAACATTAACTTGGAAAGTATTTGTTGTATATCCAACAATAGTGAGAGCTTTAGAGGATGCTGGATCAGTTGATCTTGGATATGAATGTTGTGTTTGATTGTTGTCCATATCACAAGTAAATGTGAATGACCCATCTGGAATTAATACATTTCCAGTTGTAGTTGATAATCCATGTGCTGTATTTCCAGTACCAACTTCAAAAATACCTGTTTTGGGATAATAACTTGCAGTAACGGCTTGAATATATGAGTTAGTTGATGTTCCAACATTAACTTCATAGGTGTTTGTAGTTACGTTACTAATTGTAAGTGCAATTCCAGATGCGGGATCTGTAGGTCTTGGATATGCGTGTTCTGTTGCATAATTGTCTAGACTACAAGTAAATACTAAAGAACTGTCTGTGAATCTAGCAAAATCACCATTGACATATCCATGACTTGGTGAAGTAACTGTCAGAATGCCAGTTGTTGCATTATATTGAGCATCTGTGGCTGCAAAATATTCTAATGGAGAAGCCCCGACAGGAATAGTAAATGTATCATTGGTGTGGGTTGTAATTGCAACTGTATTAGTAGTAGAAGCATATCCACCGCCGGCGGGATCAGTTGATCTTGGATATGTATGTTCAGTTTGATAATTATCCTGAGCACAAGTAAATGTGAAAGAATTCTCAGTTAGTTTAAGTGTCTCTCCTCTTACATGTCCATGATTTGGTACAGTAACAACCAACTCGCCAAGATCTGGGTAATAAACCGCATTAGTTGGTTGTTGATAGACAATTGGAGTTGCTCCAACATTTACGGTAATCGTAGTCGCATTGACAACACTGGCAACTGGGATATCTGATCTATCGTGGATAGGATCTCTAAATCTGGGATAGTTGTGCTCAGTTGCATTGCCATCCATATCACAAGTAAATGTGAGGCCTCCCGTTGCGATACCGATAGTATCGTTGATTGTAAGGAAGTGAGGTTGATTGAATTGGAGTGTCAATACACCCGTAGATGGAATGTATGAAGCATTAGTTGGAGTTAGGAATGGACCAGCCCAACTATACTTTGCAACAGCTCCCGAATTATTGTTGTCTGGAACAAATGTATATGTGTAATCACCACCAGTAATAACAGCAGTTGCTCCAGCACTGACAAAAGTGTGTGGATATCCACCACCTCTCCACAGAGCAGTAGATCCAGAACTTACAAAGTTGTGGTCATATTCACCACCAATTGTAATTCCTTGAGGGTCTGCACTTATAAAATTATAATTATAATCACCACCAAAAATAATTGCACTAGATGCAGATCCAACAAAAGTATGTGGATAGTCACCGCCAGAAACTACAGATCCAGTTGTTGCAGAATCAAAGGTATAGGGATAGGAATCTTTTTTGGAAGTTTTACCAACATCAAGAGTAATTGTAGTATTTGTTGTAGAAGCGATGGAAATTGACTTCTGATATGCTTCGTCTCTACCTCTTGGATAATAATGGATAGATGATCCGTTATCAATATCACAAGTAAATCCAAGACCACTCAAAACAACAGTTCCTGCTTTACCACCCTCAGTATATCCATGTGGAGCAGCAGTAGTAATTGTCATAATACCGCTGATATTATCATATTCAGCAGTAGTAATGCCAATTGACGGAGAATAATCACATGTAAATGCAATTCCACTGAGAATTACGAAATCATTTTTGGAGAAATTGTGATTTCTTCGTGTAGTAATTGTTGCCAATCCACTAGCATTGTCATATTCAACGTCAGAAAGTCTTAAATCTACAGAACTACTCGTGGTTTGTCCGACTCCAGTAATAAGAACATAATCATCAGTATCCAATCCATGACCTTTATATCTTGTTAAAGTTCCTTTAAGAACTTGTCCTGTATAAACTCCTACATTTCTAGTAAGATCATACATGTCTTCCTTTACGTCAATTTCAATGTCAACATTGTTAGCCGTAGTGATTCCAAAAAATTTCCTCTTTCCAGATGGAAAAGTTATTTGACCATTAATAGTATCAATTTTCAATCCTTCCAGTTTTACAACATTATCGTCCGTAAGATTATGAAAATAACTTGTTCTAACTGTTAATATACCAACAATTGGATTGTAATATACACTTCCCACAGAAGTTGGAACACCAACTTGTTCCCCATGAGCAGTAAACGTTGTAATTCCAGATTCTTGTGTATGATTGGAATAAACTACTTTAGCTGGTGGAAAATACCCAGATCCACCAGAAGTTATTTCGATAGAAGTTACAATACCCGTCTGGTCCCTCTGAACGACTCCACCACTCACATAATTGTGTGGGAAAGTAGTAATTCCAAGAAATACTTCAAAAGTATCATCAGTTGGAGTATCAAGAACGTCAAAACCAATTACATTTCTTGCTTCGAGAATATTGGTGTCAACACCAGCCTGAACTGTACCAGCAGAGACATACTGCAATCCTGTAGATCCAATACCAATATTAACTGTAGCTTCTCTACTATTACCAACAGAAATAATAGGATAAGAATCTTCTCTAAGAGTAAAAGTACTAATTCCATCAGTTACCTGAACACCTTGAATCAACAGATGTCTAGATTGATTATCCCCAGTACCGATATAGTGACCACCATAAACACTGAGAGTGGCAATACCAGTAATATAGTCATATCCAAATTCACTAATATTTCTTACCGCAGATAAAGCAGTAAATGTAAATCCGGCTCCAGTAATAACAACTCTATCCCCGTCATAAAAATCATGTGGCGAAGATGTCGTAAATGTTCCAATGCCACTGAACATATCAAATGTAGCAGTAGAAATAGAAACGGGGGTATTTACCTTTGTTCCGAGAACGGCAGTAGCAGCAGCACCCGTTCCTTCAATTCCTCTAATCTCAACCTTGGGCGGAGTCCTATATCCTTGTCCTCCACCACGCATTTCAATAAAACTCACAGATCCAGAAGAATTTACACCTGCAATGGCTGCCGCTCTGAGTGGAACATAATATCCACTACCAGTTTGAATAGCGACTTTATTAATTCTTCCTGCTCTTGGAGTCCCACTCAAAAAATTTAGTTTATTACTTGAGTTATCAGAAAAATTAAAATCTAAATTAGGAGTTTGGACAATGTTATTAATTAAAATAAACGGGTTATTATTAATATCTACACCAGAATTAACACTATTATACAAAGATGATACTATACCAAGATTTTCTGTTACTGCAAATTCTGTTCCAGCAACTCCAGTAAACTCCAAAGAAATATCATCTAAAACTAAATTCTTATCTTGTGGTTCAAATGGATCAAATTTTCTTGAAAATAATCTACCATTAAATGTCGATCCAGTCTCCAATCCAACTGGACCTCTTTTTCCATATGGAGCATCGGTGAAGAAAATTTCATCTTCAACAATATTAAAATCCCCAGAAAATACAGAAGATACCCCAAGACCATGAGTAGTAGAAATAGAACCAAAAGCTGCTCTTTCAACAACAACCTCCGACGAAGTAGTTGTTGAAAATACTGGATAATATCCAGCACCAGTGTTAAAAATAATCACTTCGCTAATAGTTCCAACTCCAGTGATTACTGGATAAAAAACACCTTCAACTACTGGAGTTTCGGTGCCTTCAATAACAATTTTGGGGGGATCTGCTTTACTATAACCGTTTCCTCCATCAATAACCTCAATTAATTCAACTCCATATGAAGAGTTAAATACGGGTCTTAGAAGAGCTCCAGATCCAGGTGTTGTTCTTGGCATTTATCGTATCAGCTAATATTAATGGAACTACTACAATAGACTCTTGTTAGACCCGTAGAATCTCTAATGATACTGAATGTTAAAATGTCTTCTCCATCTGAAGCAGGTGGCGGATTTCCACCAACCCATCTAACACCACCAGCGATAGGTCCACCATTTACATTTACAGCATCACCGTAAGTGTATCCAACGCCAGCATTAATAACAAGAGTTGCCGTAGTTGCCTTACTATTTAATGCAGTAACATTAGTGAAATTCCAAGTATTGATAGAAGTAGTAATTCCACCAAGAACCACAGTTCCCTGAGACAAATCAACGGTAAGTGTTCCTGCAGCAGATACGGTTATATTATCATTAAAGTCATTAACTACCGTTTCAGTAATATCACTATTGAAGTCAACAGTGCCATCAAGAGTAACAATGCCTTGAGTAGTCACATTGCCCCTAACATCAAGTCTTTGGTTGGCAGCAGGAACATTTGTACCAATGCCAATATTGGCGTCTTTTGTGACAATAAAAGTCTTATCTGGAGTAATATCTTCGTCAGAAGCTCTAAAAGAGGGTCCTTGATCTTTTGCAATAACCCATAATGCAGGTCTGGAAGAGAATGATGCAACTTGGAGTTGAGATGTTGGAAGAGAAGTTCCAATTCCAACCATGCCGTCGGCTTTAATCCTAAACATGGTGGCTGCAAATCCAACCTCAATAGGACCGTCTGTAATAGCTCCTGGTTGTTGAATAGTAATCTTACCGATATCGGCATATGATGTAGTAACAACACCAGATGTGTTGATATCAATATCTGACGTTACATATCTTGCAGTCTGAGCATAGGTAGACGTAGATGCAATACCAGCATTGGTAGAATACCCAGCAGTAGTAGCAAAAGAAACAAAACTGATAAGATTATCCCCATCACCAAAAACATCGTAAACTTCATCAAAGTTTGCGTTGATCTTTAGAGTTCCCGCCAACAGGGTATCTCCAGTGCCATCATTAGGGGCAGTACCAGTATTAATGCCTTGTTTTGCCATTGATCAAATACTTTTTCTGTTATTTATAGTTAATATGGAGGGTTATCATCGTGAGTTACGACAGTTTCATCAGTACTAGTAATAGTAGAATTCATTCTATTTACATCATAATAAAAATTATTATCCACAGTATTTTCAATTTCAGCTCTTCTACCCTGAACAAAAACACTGTCGCCAATCTGTTTAACCTTCATGAACTCATCACCAGATTTAATAATATCACCAGAAGCGAGTGAACCAATTCCAGAACTGACAACAATACTCTGGTCAAAGATTCCAATAGGAGATCCAATGCCAACTTCAAGTTTTTTATTTCTAATAGGGCTCTGAATAATATTATCAATTAAAATTAATGCATCTGAAGTAGGATCTGAAATTCTGAACTTGTGAGTTCCCGTACCAAGTCCAGTAAAATTAAGAGGCAAAGAAGTAGACAATCCACTAATCTTAAACTTAACATCATCAATTTTCTGACAGAAAACAATTTCAGGAATAGTAGTAGTTCCCAGTTCAACTGGTGTGCAAAGAAGATCGTCAAGGGATCCGCTGCCTCCGATATAAGTTCCAGCAATGGAAATAGTTTCGGTGCTTACATAACCACTACCACCACTAACAACGACAATACTTTCGACATCCAAGTTGGAATCGCGAGTAACGTTAAAACGTGCCCCAGTACCGCTCAAATCACTAGTAGATGGTACGTCTAGGTAAGTAGTGGTAATACCAGTTCTAGTACCAGTAATACGTGTTACGGGGAATGTAAGATCGTTTGCAGGAGTTGTTCCGCCAAGATGTGTACCAGCAATACTTACATTGTCACCAACATAGTATCCAGTTCCACCTTTAGTAAGAATAACATTTGTAGAAATAGGTTGACCTGTGCTTTGTTCATAAGTGAATTTGACTTGGAATCTAGCACCAGTTCCTCTGGTCGAAATACCAGGAAGTCCACCATCAGGACTTCCAAATCCATATACAACAAATGTGACAATGGGATTGACTATAGTACCAACACCAGTAACACCACCTTCTGGAATTTCTATATTATAACCATTCTCAAACATTGCTCCAGAACCAGCCAATGCAGATTCAACATTCATCACAATATCTCGGACTCCCGAAGCATGAGATGTTGTTGCAATTCCAATTTCACCTCCACCTTGGCGATCATAAAATAGTTCTTGACCAGTTTGGAAATTGTGATTTTGTATATTAATAATGTTATCTGTAATATCAACGACTTTACTATCAGAAGCATCAAATACTGCTTTGAATAATGGTTTACCATTACTTTTAAGTTTGAATCCAGTATTTCCTACCAATGTTCCTGTTCTATCATGATCACCATTAAATCCATCAGAAATATCATCTATCAACAAAACTTTATTGGTCTTATTTAAAATATAACTTTTAATTGGTCTGCCTTCTGGAAAGAAAATACGTTGAATACTTCCATCCCTAGCTTGATCATCTTCGGTTACAAGAGCAAAATTTTGTCTCTCCTGCAAGTAAATATCATTATCAATATTTACAAGCAATTCAACTGAAGTAGAATCGGGTTTCACTTTCATTGTTGTAGATCTAGCACTTCCAACATTATCAGTCGGCGTGCTTATAACCTCAAGATCACAAAATTCTTGAAATCCCGATGGATGAACAATAGATCTTACAGATTCTCTCCAAGTATTATATGGAACTCTACCTTTAATAGAATATGAGAATTTCTGATAATATGCGTTGTCAGAAATTCTTTGACTAAAATCATTTAGAATTCCAGAACTATTATCATTTTTAGCAACTTTTTCTCTACTAACTCCTAATGTAGTTCTTACATTAAATTTGTTAACAGCTTCTACTCTACCCAAAATAGTAGATTGTTCTCCATAAATGATATCACCAACAGATAAATTGCCAGAAGAATTAGAGAGTCTAAGTTGATTCAATCTACTATTCCAACCATTAGGAGATACAAATCCTTCAAATGTGTTAGAAGTAATTCTTTCTTCCGATAAGAACTTTGCATCGTTAACAAGATTCATTCGGAACTTAGCCATGTCCTTATAATTAACAACATATCCAAGTCCAAAATCATCATCATAAGCACCCAATATTCCCGTGTTAATTCCAGCAAGACTATATGTGAGAGTAAAATTATTAGTATCAACTCCAGTAACAGTAAAGAATCTATAATCAAATCTTTCTGAGTTGAAGTTAATGTCACCAGCATCAAAAGATTCGGGTGTCAATCTACATCCCTCAATAAAAATAGAGTCTCCAACTTCAAATGGGAATTCAATATCAGTTGATCCATATCCAGTTCTGACTGGAATATTGAACTGAGCATCCAAAAGAAGTTCAAGAGTTACAGTGTCTCCATTGTGAGTAATTTGATCAATATCAAATCCATTAGAGTTTTGTACTGGAATAATACTTAGCGGTTCATCAAATTCAAAAGCATTCTGAAGAACAAATACCTTATCAATAGAGCTTCCATTTAACCTCGCTTGCAAATCAACAGTATCATTACCCCTCACAACTAAATTGGGAGGTTGAGTATAATTTACACCTCCATCAATAACATCAATGTTACCAATTCTTTGAATACCTCCAACATCAATAATCGCTGGAACACTCAAAAATGGAAGCAAAGTTGGATCAGTTGGATAATCAAATCCATCCTTAATTCTGCCTAAAGATTCAATTTGTCCAATTTCATTAGAAATAATTTTAACAGCCGCATTAATTCCAGATTGACTAGAAAATCCATTAGTAGAAGGAATAGATTTGTATCCCCTACCAGGAAAAGTAGTCTTAGTTGAATATACTGGTCCAGTAGCATTTCTGGAAGTCGTTTCATAAAAAATGGTACTAACACCCAATCTAGAAAAATACTTTTGACTTTCCAGAGGTTTTCTATCAAGATTATATGTGAATTTTTTATTGTCAATAACAGTAACAGGTTTAAATCCATTCATCACCAATTCATTTAAAGTAATGCTGTTTCTACCCAAAACATCAATATCAGAAATAACACTTAGTTTTCTATCATCAGATGGAATAACAGGAGTTAATGTATAGAAACTTTTATTGGGATATCCTCTCCTAGTATCAATCGTTACTGTAGAACCATCTTCACCAGGTTCTCCCTCTCGTTTGATAGCAAATCCATTATCATTAGTAACTTCCAAGTTATTGAGATAATTGATATCAGAGAAAACCTCAAATTTCATTTCACTCAAGGAAACATCAGATACATCAATGATTATTGTATTTCCTTTGGTAAAATTCAGTGGTGGATTTATTTTAGCAATTTGGTATGTTCCGATTGGAACGGAAGTAAATACAATGGGATTTGAATCTACAACATCTGATTTGTATTTTACCAACTTAATATTTTTTGGATCTTCACGAAGAACAAAATAAGTTTGGTTGTTTTCAAGTCCACCAATAACATTTCCATCAGTAGCATAAAATACTACTTTGTCGCCACTCTGGAATGTTTCATCATCAATATTAATTGAAGTTAAATCTGCAGAAACATCTGTATTTCCAAAGCTAACTTTGCCAGTTGTAATTTTCCCAATTATGGGATCAAACACAATTTTTTCATTCTCTACCTGAACTGGTGAAGAATCTAATTTAATAATATCATTATCAACTAATTCATGATTATCAACAGTAGTAACTTCAGTATAGTATCTCTCTACACGAGCATTAACTCTTGGAAATTTTGTAGTAAACGAATGGGCATATCCAATGTTAGATGCTATGTCAAAGAAATATAAAGCATCCCCAATAGTAGTAAATCCAGTCGTAGATAAACCAAGATAGTTTGTACCAAAATTAACAGCATATACGGTGGATCCATTCTGCAATCTACTTGTTCCAACACCAGAAGTAGATCCTGCGGATGTTTTAGCTGTTACAATTGAAGTTCCACCAATACCAATATTATACTCTATTGGTTGTCCAGTTTTTAATCCATGATTGGGAATAAAAATTGATCTTTCCCTAACATATCTAGTATCATAACTTTGAGAAACAACACTACCAATTCCCGTATTAATTACATCATAAATCGATCCAGTAGAGCCTATACCAACTGTTTCCTCTGGAGAGAAATATAAAACTCTATTTGGTTTCACTGAATATGAAAATACATTTTCTCCAGCACTAAATTCAAACTCAACTGGTTTCAGAAAAACTGAGTTGTCTGAAGGTAAATGAGTAACTGCCATTCCAACATAATTTTCACGATTGACCCGAAATCTCTTAAATTTCAAATCAATATCCGTAATCACCATTGTTTCTGTTCCAACACCAATGTGATCACCAGGTCTAAACCCAAAAGTATCAGTTACAGATATGAATGTCGTTATTCCTGTTGTACTAACATTTGGAACAAAACTAGAAAGCCCAACACGTCTAGATGGGACAGAAACTTTTTGTTCTCCAAAAAATGGAGAAAATCTAGCCGTCGTAATACCAGATAAAATAACAGTTTCGCCATTATTGATATCATGTGGAACCGTAGTGACTCCAACAATACTCCTACCATTAACTCTAAGTTCCGTATCAACATAAGTTGAAATTCCAACAGATATATTTGATATATCTTTACCCAAAATAGATGATACTATAACACTAGCACTAGATCCATCTGTTCCCGTATTATCAATATTCAAAACATCATTTACTTTATATCCAGTTCCTCTACTGAATATACTCACAGATCCTATGCCAGATGTTTTTACGTTTTCAACATAGAATTTTTGGTTATATGAATCATCAACCCGATCAATCAAATCATAGTTGGAATTTCCAAATTCAAGAAAATATGGACCAGTATTCCTAGATAAATTATTATTGAAAATATCAATGTCCTGATTAAAAAACGTATTAAAATTTTCCTCAACAGGAGAATCTTTGAATTTTGTTCCAAGGAGATATGGATATCTGGGTTCAGCAACGCCACTTGAATCAACATCAATACTATAAAAATATGCATATGTTCCATTGGGGAATTGCGGTGTTACGCAATATCTTCCTCCATGCACATCAAGATCTCCAGAATTATTAAAAATATAATCATTTGTAAAATAACCCAAAGAGTATCCTGGAGGTCTTAATCCATCAAGATTTTCATCGTTTAAAATATACCCACTGGTAAGTCTTACTATAGAACCCCCAGTTTCATTTTCATATCCATACGGACCATAAATTGGATTGCCATCATATGCCCACCCAAGAATCGGAGAGTGGATAGCATTTTGAGATAGTTCCAAATTACCAGCATCAATATTATCCCCAAGTTGATATCTCAATTTTCTTGGAGGATACATCGAAATGGGTTGAAGACCAAGATCTGGATCGGTAGATGGTCTAAGCAAACAACCATCTTCCTCACTAATAACCTCGGAAGAAGTAACTACTTGATTTAACTTCCACTCTCTGACATCGGCAATGAATTTGGCATCGGTTCCTCGATTCTGAAGATCCAAAACAGTATTATCATCATATCCAGCACCGCCGTCAAGAATTTTGACTCCAATAATTCCACCATCTTCGATGATTGGATTAATTTGAGCAAAATCGCCTTTTCCAAAAACAAAGATGTCAGAGTCTTTTCTGTATCCCCTTCCACTTGCAAGAATTTGGACATCTACAATACTTCCACCGACAATAACGGGCTTTAGAAGTGATCTAAAGATAATCGTAGAAATTCCAACATTTGGTCTTCTATGGAAATCTACAATATTTGTAGATCCATATCCAATTCCACCCTCTCGCAAGAAAACACTATCGATTTCACCGAGAACAACTGGATCCAGTTGTGGTTGAATAATAGTTGTAGCACCAATAGCAGAAATAGATTCCACTTTTACTACAATGGGAGGATAATAAATCTTATGATCTCCAGATCCAAAATCACCAAAAATAGATTCTTTATTTTTTGTAAAATTAGTAGTATCTCTTGTAGTGCCAATTCCAACATCATATAACTTGAATCTATTATCATCAAGCACTCGTACATAATATTCCGTAGTAGAACTTAATCCACTAATTAAAGATTCAGTTGATGAATACCTAACTACATCTCCAGTTTTGAAATTATGTTCACGGGCATAGACATAATTATCAGAAGTGTCAATGCCAGATCTTGTTCCAGCAGCAGTATTTCTAGATGGAACAATAACTTTTCTGTTTGAATATCCTTGTCCTGGTTCTCTTACGTAGACTCTCGTAATAGTATTTCTAGATTTAGTAGATGTAAATTTATGGAAACCAAAACTTGGAGATCCAATATTAACAACATTGGATCCATTAACAGCATCCCTAAAAGTCTCATATAAAGATATTGTTTGGTCGTCAACTGGTCTAACAAAATAAGTAGCACCACTAATTAAATTACCAATAGGAGTGTTGCCTCTAGAATCATAAAAAACTTCTTCGCCAATCTCGAAGTTGTGTCTAGTTGGGAAATCTATAGTTTCCGAGTTTGAATTTACAGATGATCCATCAGCTTTAAAATTGACAGTAAGTTTTCCTTTTACAAAATTAGATTCAAGAACAGCACCAGTTCCATTTCCACCCTCAATAGTAATCTTTGGTTTCTCCTGATATCCAATTCCAGGAGAAACCAATCTTACTTCACGAAAAGACCCACTAACATTTGCAAAAGCTTCGCATCCACTACCATTCTGATCTTGAATTACTAATTCTGGTCCATTTATTACATCATAGTCTTTTCCTCTATTAGTTACTTTAATATTAACAACATCACCGTAATAAATCTGCTCATCAAATACTGTTGGTGGAAAAATTTCAACACCATTTGCTAATATACCAATAGGTCTGTTTTTAACACTTCGTTTATTTGGATCATCAAAGAAATCAACCTTTCTCTCATATGGAAATTTTCTTAGAATTTTTTGATGCGATAGTTCTCGTCCCTCATATCCAGATTTTACAATAAACTGCCCCCTAGAATCAGTTCTTACTGGAATATACTTTTTAGAAAAAACATCAGACCCGCTAAAGGACAAATAAAACTCAGTTTCACTTATAGCAGTAACAAAATAAACGCCTGTTTGAATTCCACTGTTGTAAATGTTATCCCAGAAGATTTTTTCTCCAGTTTTATAATTATGTCTGATTGAAACATCACCAGCATTTAAAGCAAGAGTTCCCTCTGCTTCAGATGATCCAGGATCAACAGATTTGAATAAGTATGTAAATCCGCCACCATTGATAGGTGTCCCATTATCATCGGTTGACTCATTAATATCAGTCTTAACAAACTTTCTATTATCAGTTGCAAATATCGGATAGTTAGGAATGCCCGCAGATGTAATAAAATAATCCTGTCCATCTGCAGATATGTAACTATTTTGAATTCCAATAGGAAACTTAGTTATTTCTGGAAATCTTCCTAGATTATGCTCTGCCTTAACAATAGTTTTCTTAAGAAGAGTGGGATTAGATGGAATATTAGAGGAAACCTGGACTACAACTTTATCGCTTAATCTTTTCTCATCATTAGATGAATCATATTCAATATCCTTAACTTCTGATTGTATTTCTCTTATACCATCAGAAATATTAAGTTTCTCTCCAATGTAAAATACAACAAAGTCAAAAAGAGTAATTCTGAATGTGTTAACATTGAGTTGATCGACACTTTTGATATTGTGAATAGTGGGGATATTGTAGATCCAACTATTAAATTGAGAATCTTTTCCTCTATTAACGCCAAATGTAGATAGTTTCAAACTATCACCAACTGACATATTGGCAGTATCATTTGTATCAATACTATCAATTATATTGACAATTCTCAACTGTGCTAGAGATGTCTGCCCAAGTCCAGCATATGCAAAAGCTAATTTGTCTTCAAAAATCTCAGCACCAAAAACCAAATCAGTAGAAATACCACTAACACCCAGAAACTGATTAATTGTCTTGTCTGTATAAGATACTTCAATAAAATTAGAATCTGTAGTTGGTTTAATTAGAAGTGATCCCTGTTGATCAAATCCAATGGTAGAGTCTACAAGAATATTGTTTGAAAACTGAGGGATTCCTTCTAATGTTTTTGTTTTGCCAGGAACCTCAAAATTTCCAGAGAAAGAAGAAGAGTCTAAAGAAATTTCATAAAAATCTTTCCTATCAATTGGTCTATATTCTACGTTATAAATCGAAGCACTTACCGTTCCAATTCCGCTTACATCCTGGAATAAGAAGTTACCTACCGTTCTTAGAGGATCTCCATCAAAAAGATTCTCTACAAGAACATTTTTAGTTTTAAAATATACGTTTGATGAAGCAGCAATAGTATCATCAATAGGTTTAATTAGTTGAATTTCTTCTCCATACAGAAGTTTGAAAAGAATCTGATATGAAGAATCTGTTCCTTTTGCAGAATAAAAGTCCTTAGCTCTTGTAAGAATATTTTGAACCGAAGTTCCAGTAACAAAAGATCTATTCTCAAATCCAGGTAAGAATTCTTTCTTAAACTTAGAAAAGAATTCTTGCAAAAATAAGTTACTTAAATTATATACTAAAGACCCAGAAGAATGCTCTTCAGCTTCAGAATCAGAAAATTCTAAAAACTCAGAATTAACATCCTGTTTAATTTTATTGATTGCACTAAAACCCCTGCTACAATCCAAAAACTGATTACTAGTTTTTGATTTATATGTAATAATTTCATTATCAATTTTTAAAAGTCCATAACTATCTGGCCATCCAACAGTAGACTGAACCGTGATAGTATCATCCGCAGCAAAAATATCTTCTAATAGGACATTATATGGAACAAGAGTTTCATTATTAAAACTACTTATCTTTTTATAATCTGGAAGATTGACAGCAATATCCGTAACACCAGATTGATGTTCCTGAGAAATATAATACTGTTTTAAAAACTCGGCAAAAAGAGGAGATTCCTCATTAAGAAAAGAAGGAATCTGCGACTCAATTAGTTGAGAGATTTTAACTTTGTTTAGTTCAGGCATTTTACGATCTGATATATCCTTCGTCGGAATAACTGGAAGTTACGACATATGATGTAGCAGAAGTATTTTCACCAGAGGAAACAACATCATTAAGAGCACTTACTTTGCTATTTGCAATATCATATTGTAAGTAAATGTCTTTCAAAGCAATGATATCATTAGACTCTGGAATAGCTTCTACTTGAACTGTTCCGTTACTTAAAGAAGTTCCTGTTATATTTACCACATCTAAAAGAACCTCTCCTTCGTCATACTTAACCGTTCCCGCATTATTTTTGACAATAATTGGTTCATTATTTTCCAATTTGAAGAAAATAATTTTTCCTCTAGTTTTACTGATAGGAATGTCGGCAAGATATAACTTTCCACCAATACCACTAACTTCAAAGCCGGTTGATCTTACGGAGTACCCGTCAGAATTAACAAAAAACGCATTACCAAAACACAATTCATAAGTTGCAAATAATCCAATTTCAGGATTCAAATCTCTTCTAATTTTTACCTTTGTAATATTGGAAGTAATGCCTTGATCAGTATCATCGATAAGTCCAACGATTTTACTATATTTAAATCTCCCACCGAAACTATTGATGTCAGTAGACTGAGAATAGAAAGTAAGAGAATTAAAAACTTTGGTTCTCAATGCAGAAGGATCAAAAACGGAGTTAGTATTAAAGTAAACTGCAGAATCAGTTTCAACATAAAGATATTTCAAATCAACAATTTCTGGTTTAATGCCAGCAATAGAATATTGTTTAAGTTGTCTAGTAATCTGGTCTTTTGTTACCTGAGATAAGAAAGAACCATTTCTTGGTTTTATGGAAATAAACACTTTACCGTACTCGGGTGGATTCAACTCCTCACCCCCGTAGGCGGTCACAGATTCAACGTTAGGATATATGAAGGGAATAATACCTCTATAGTCGTTTGCAGTCACTGCACGGTATTGTGCTGCGTAGATACGAGGAGCCAAATATTTGATTGAATTGATAGTCTCTATGTCGTCACCGGCCTCTGATGACTGTTCTGTAGAGATTAAAGAGATGCCATCAGTAACTGTAGATCCAGTATCGTCTTTTAGAATACCGCTAAATGTAAAATTTGATGCTCCATTAGCAGTTGATCCATTCGTAACAATATAACTTACAGTAATTTTAGCTCCTGCTGGAGGTTTCTTGCCTAAAATATTATCTCCAAAAAGAAGTTCATATTTTTCATCTTCAATTTCCTGAACAAGGAATAATCTGGAGGTATTATCAACTCTCAGAATATTATCATATAACTCATAAATTTCATTTGTGGTAGATTCTACATTTACACGAATAGAAGTTGTATCAATATTGGAATTTGGAAGAATAAATCTCTGATTTGGAAGAGAATAGTCAACCGTAAATGTTTTTGTGAGATAAACACCCTCATAAATGTTTAAATTTTCAAAAAATGCCATTATCAACTGTTGTAACAAAGTCGTCAGGAATTGAAAATACGTACTGTCCGTTGACTTGAGCGCCGAGTGCAACGGTTCCTGCCTTCAAAGTTACGATTCTGGTATCATTTGTACCCAAATCTACAGAAAAATTGATGACTGCACGGGAAGATCTGCTAGATCTAGGTACATATCCAATGTTTCTTGAGAGTGCAACGACATTTTCTCTTAAAGTAGCACTATCAAGAAAGCATTCATTGACCGCCATATTGGTATTATATGACGTGACATAAGAATTATAAGCTAAAAGATCAATAAGAACCGAAAAATTAGATCCCTCGAAGTCAAAATCAGTAAAATTGCTATTTGCACGAAGATAATCCCTAATTTGAACTTTAAGGCTATCAAAATCTAGGTTTGTAAATTGATTAAATGACATTATATCCTAGTAGATTGGAGAATAAACTCGATTTTCTGTGTGGGTAAGGGCAATCCTACGATCTCATATGATATATGAACTAACAAATCATTGGTATCTGGTGGATAAGTCACCTTTACTCTGGGACTAGAGATTCTAGATTCAAAATTATCGAGCAAATAACTAATTTCTTCCTCAATTCCTACAGCCAAATCTTCCGAAGGTTGTTCAAAAATAGAATTTTCAACATTACTGCCGATCAAATTTTGAAAAAATCTCTCACCAAGCTTAGTTCTTACCAAATTTGTCACAGCTCTTTTGATGGCATCCTGATCATTAAACGTTCCAATGTCGTTTGTGACAGGATGCTTGATAAAAGAGAGACTAATGTCCTTAAAAACTCTAGATATTTTATTTTGACCTTTTGACAATGCCATTATTTTCAGATTTTACTGATTTTTTTTCATTCAGTTTCAAATAATAATCTGATTTTGGATCAGTGATAAGGTATCTAGTACCCCACATTTCCATCATATGCTCCATAGAGGAGTCGGGAATCGGGTGATTTGACATAAATCCTCCAAATTAGTTCTGATAAACAGAACTTTTTAAGAGGTTCCATCTCTGCCTTTTATTTATTACTCTTTTCTTCGGGTGTTTCCCAAAAATATTCATCAGTATCACCCAATCTACCCCAATCAACACCATTTTCTACCTGATAATATTCTGTGGATACTTTAAAATCGGGTATTTTTGGCTCTTGGGGTGTTAAACTCACATCAAAAATACGACATCTGTTGTTTGGATACAAAGCAAACTGACCATTTGACAATTCAATCAAGTTAAATGACTTATGTTCCTGTGGAATTTCGCTCGTTGAGTAGTCAATAGTGTCACAGTCCGAGTGATAATTATCTAGAGTACAAATATATGTACCCATAATTGTCCCAAAGTGTCTTGTTCTGACTTGCCAATCCATTGATGCAACAAATTGTTTACACACGTTGACAACTCCATAATCCATACAGTTCCAAAACTGCAAATTGGGAAGATCTAAATCAGGATCTGGAGTCTTTGGTTCAGATACAAATGCACTGATAGGTAACTTATCAAACATAGCACCATATTCAGGCAAGTATGTCTCAAAATAAAAAGAACGTCCAGGTATCGACTTAGCCGACACCCAGACGCCTTCAACAAATTCACCATGTCCATCTTGTAAATCTCTCAAATACTCTTTGCGAACCCACACTTTTTGTGCAGGGAGATTAACAATTAATGAACTCATATGTGTTATCCTGCGGCTAAAGGAGAGTTGGGATTCTTTTCGTTTCTGGACTCTTCTGATTTCTTTTTAGCTTGAGCAGAAACATCATAACCAAATGTTTTAGTGCCTTCAATATTTGGAGCACTATCAGATGCGTTAGGTCCAGACTTAATTTCTTCCATTACCTTCCTTGTCCTCGATAACGTTTACGTTTATTGTTTGCAGATGTAGCAGAATACTTTGTGTTTTTTCCACTACCTTGCCTAGTTTTCTTGGGAGATGATTCGATAAAAGTCGAACCACTCTTGCTCATTTTCCTTACAGCCATTATTTAGTAATACTTAGAGGTTTTTCGCGGTCGGACGCGGGTAAAACGCGCCGGTAGAGTTTTTATTCTGGAGTAGCCTGAAGTCTTTGAGGAGAGACTCCCTCATTAATATAATGTTCAAGTCTCTCTTTAGCTTGTTCTTTGGTCAGGTTACGATCACGATGGGGGTCATTAATCCCCCAACCATCTGTACCTAACTCCATGACCTTGTATAACATCAGATCACGCGAGTCTTTTCGTGTCCAACACGAATCTTGGGATCACACCAGATCTCATAACCTGCTTCTTTTGCGTCGAGACAGAACGAAACATCTTCTCCACACATATCCTGAACATCACCAGATTCAAAGACCTGCATCTTAGGAGCAAACCAGGGGTACTCAAGAGATTCAAATACACCCTTCTTGATCAGAACCCAACCGAAGCCAGTGTAGTCTACGGTGAAAGGCTTACGACGACGAGAGATGGACTCACCAGTTTCGTGATTCATGACACCACCATTCTTAGCGAAGTCATCTTCTTCCAACCAGTGTGCAACAGAGGTGGTCTTACCATCCTCAGTCATGTACCAACCAGCTGCAATATCCTTCTGCATCCACACAAGACGGTAGAACTTCTCAACATCGAAGACGATATCCGAGTCAATCCACAGTTGGTAATCATACTCCAACTTACCATCCCAGGGAATCTGTTTAGGTCCACGAAGGACATTAGCCCCAAGCACTTTACAACGTGCAAAGTTGACCATGGAGGAGTAATCTTGTGCAATCTGAATACTTGCACCAGTTTGAACGAGATCAAAGCATAGTTGAACAAATGCCTTGAGGAAAATATAGGAGACACCACGACCAGGGAGACAGAAGACAATACTCTTGCCTTTTACCATCTCCTTTGCTGCTGCGATATCAAAATCATCTTCTACTTTTTTCGGTGTAGGAGCCTTAGCTTTTACGGTAAATCCTTTAGCCATAACAGTGAATGTTTTACGAAATTATTATACCACGGCAAATCAATCATTGCAATGGTTACGGTTTATTTAGAAGTCTCAACCTTTACTATTTTTAACTTCTGATGACGTAGTTCATCGTCCTGATGCCAGTCAAAATATTCTTTGACAAATACAAGTTTATGTTCTAAATCTTCTTCTCGGCACTCACGAATAATTATATCTTGACCGAGATAGACGTTATAGATATTCATCTTCAAACATTGCAATTAGTTCTTCTAAATCAGAACGCACATCAGGTAAAAAATGTAATTGTTGATCCTCTTCTAGTCTAAACGAAATTGTCTCAATTAGCAAGTCTAGGTGGTAAGGTTCAATGTGAATTTCCATTTTACACAGATATAGTGTTCTCCATATCTATACATTTAACACTTTAAGAAGCTACGTTATCCAATACTTGGTAACTATCCAATGAGATATTACCTGCAACACATACACGATACTCACCGTCAAACGCCGCGCCGCTAGTGGTATGATGAGGATACACCATATGACTAATCTGACTCGGGAAGAAGATCATACGACCTTCCATAGATCTATCGAGTCTCCAATTCTTCTTTAACATAATACCAGTAGTTGCTGGATATATTAATTGAAAATCTCCTGCATATGGTGTGAACGCTTCATTATCTTTCTGTTCTTCTTTATAGTCATATGGAATGTTTAACCATACTGCAAAAGACCATAGAGCACTATGATCATGTACTGAAAGATATTCTCCTGGTTTGCTACATCTTACCCAACACCGACTTACATTAATTCCATGCATCTGTGATGTACACATAAGAGTATGTTTACCATACTTTTCGGCATACGTGCTGATACATGGACCAAGACACTCTCCCATAAACTTCTCATAGGTCTCTGAAGACCAATCAAAGTCCCACTGAGATACTTCTGTACCCTTTATGATTTTATGACCGTCAAACTCCCATCCCTTAGGTGCTTGACGAATCAAATCCTTATACAGAAGATCTACATGTTGTTCAGTTAATTGTGTCTCAATAATACCAAAGTTAGGTAAATCAATAACTTGCATCTTCACATTCTTCTCTATTGGGTGGCAAACATTCAATCTCTACTTTGCCTAGATCAATCTCTCCATTCTCTAACTTCTTTTCAAGTTCATCTACAGTTAAACAACAATTGAGTAATCTAGTTTCACCTACAGTATTCTTCTCATATACATGGAAGATCATTTCGTTAATATGATACGTAGCCATCAGTTCTTTAAATACCTCCTTATCTATGCTCGACCCTGAGGGACTTTTTATACCTGAAAAATTTTTTTAATGAACACGAAATCACTCTCTCGATTTTGGTTCGTTGTAGGTTAGGGTAGTTAGCTGTTTTTAAAACCCATCGGATCGGACATTAACATATAAGAACCGCAAAAACCCTGCTAATTCGCTACTGTCATTCTATCAGATATCAGAGGGAGTGTCAAGCACCCCCTCACATATCCTCTCAGATCACTGAAGCCATCTTAGTGTTAATCTTACCACGGTTAGTGTTAGTGCGGAGACCCTTAGTTTGTGTCAAGACCAGCAGATCTTTCCGAGGACGTTGAGCTTTAAGCACAGTGTACTTAACCTGTCCACGAGCATCAGCAATCAGAAGATCTTCACGGGATGCAGTAGCAACGTTCAGAGTGTTCGGAGTCATGTGAAGCATTCTGTCCTTTGAACCCTTACAGAGTTAGTATAACGAATGCTCCGAGGATTGTCAAGTCATTTGCTACCATCAGAATCTCTTATACGGGGTCCATAACATTGCTCCGAGGGTCTTGACATTTCTCCGAGTTTGTGATAGCCTGAGGTCCAAGATAACGACTCCTGAGAGCATTTAATTCACGCATACATCTTCAAGAGATACAACACTCAAGTATGTTTTTTTAACCATTTAACTAATAGCAAAGAAAAGCACCTTCAGAGATACTGTGAAGCATATCCGAAGGCACTTGACAGTGTATTAGAGCACTAATCGTAAGTATAATCACACTCCATAGCATCATCATACTCAGGACAATCTGTTAGGTGTTCCCTATACTGTTCCTCTTCTGATTCAGTGAGCATTGTGTACTCTTCTTCATCCATTTTTCCTCTCCTTCCGCTTACCTTTCTTAGAGTTAATATATCCGAGGTTTTCTACATAAACCTCACGAATCTTTTCTTCATTCTTTAACTCTAGAAGTTCATTCCAATTCCAATCTTTAGGATGAACACAGTTAGTATCATCTACTGTGAAATCTAGGGTAACACGGTAACGAGTAAGTGGCGGGTTGGAGAGAATCATGATGGAGAAAGTTGAACTGTTCTATTTTATATTAAATGGGATTATTTGTCAATCTTTTGTAACTCTTCGTCCTGATAATACTTGACGATTTCCTTATACAATCGCTCTCGGGATTGTACTGGTAATTTTGCATAATAATTAAACACTTTACGGGTTTGTGAATCAGTTGGCATTACGGAAAGTAATAATGGGGCGGCGCGTTTTCACCTGGGAAATGTGAATAAGGATCTTGGAAAAACGGGAGAATAGGGAGAACAGAATTAGAGTAGATGTAAGTGCCATTACTAAAGCGAACAACGTACTGTTTTTCCTTTGTCTTTACATCTGACGCATAGACAATACTTGTCACTTACCCACCCCCATTCCATATTGAGGAGTATTAGTTTCAAGAGCATTATATCTCATTTCATATGGAATGAGATCATTCAGAGTTTCTTCACCATAGTAATCAAGAATCTCATCCTTGATTTCATCTTCAGTCCAATCTTTGATGTTTTGTTCGATACTCTCAATAGCAAATTGTTCGAGAGTTTTCATATCCATCCCATCAACAATCAACTCGGCATAGTTCGCTTTGAACTGTTCTAATTGTGATTTGGTGAGTTTCATTTTAGGTTGTGACTTGTGATGAAGATTAGCAGCAAGATTATCCAGGAAGTCATTCATCATGATCGGGAAATTCTGTGAGTTTTGCATCAGCAAGAGCACCGATCATTGTCCATACTTTCTCACCAGAAAGTTGATTTTCAGAACACAAATAAGCAACGGTATCTTCAACCGTTTGCATCACTTCAATCGCTTGCAGTTGGAGTTCGTTCATGTTCACTTAGTGAGGTTGTAAATGGCAGAGATTTTAGCATCAATCGAATCAGCAATGTTTGATTCATCGTCACCATAATCGGCGTAATCTTTCATTGCAGAAGAGATAGCATCCCACTCTGAATCTGTAAACAGTTGTTTGTAGATTGTCGCGGACATTTGTTGATCTGTCATGTTAGTTTGTGTGTCGGAGTTAATGTCAGGACCGTGCCAAAAGTCGTTCCAGTCCTTCTCTGTTGCGTCTGTAATCATATCAGGCAAAAACATACCCATTGGTGAAATCATCGACGTTGTAGACCTTACCAGTGATGGAAGATTCTGCGACAAACTTACGAACAAACCACTGAAAATCTTTCTGAAAAACACCCTCACCAGCGATGCAAAACTCCTCGCAAAGAGCATTCAAACGAGACTTAGTTGTGACAGTCTGCCAACCACCATCAAAAATGGTCATGTCGTTGTCACTAATCTCGGCAATCTTGTTACCGTGAAGGCGAACAACAGAGACGCCAGATTCTTCGTCAAAGTGAACAGAAGTGTTACCAGACTGCCAGTTGATGTTCTTCTGAACAGCAGCACACATTTGTTGTTCGATCTTACGCATGATGAGTGAAGTTAGTGAAGTGAATTGGGTGGTGTCCCTCCCATGTACCTAATATAAGGCCTCTGGCGGGGAATGGTAGGTTTTGTGTGCGGTTTGTTGATTGGCACACTATTTCTCTACACTAACTCTTCCTGCTGCAATTTAACATTAATTTCCTGCCAGTTAGGATAAGTTTTCATCACCCATTGTTCAATCTTATTATTCTGCGATTTAATCCCTTTCGGTGTTGTTGGACGTGTGGGCATTGTCTTGTAAAATGTGATGATGTTTTCATCGTCGGTTGTTACATTGACGATGTAAGTTGCTGTTGTTGTTTTCATCAATCTTCAATCGTTACAGAGTGAATCACAAAGTTGGGATTGAGTCGATTACATGTAGCAATCGCTTCCTCAACAGTTGGTTTAATATAAGAGAGAGAATCTCGCATCACCCAACCATTGTCACGATGAAATTCTCCGTGAAGAATAAACATCGGTTCTTCATGAATGGCCATGAGTTCTTTATCAGATTGAAGAGCGATTGTGCAGGGATCAGTGTAACTCATGTGAATCACTTAGCAGAGGTCAGTTCAAAGATTTTAGAGATCTTTGCTTGAACATTGTTAGCAATCGTTTCATCCATTCCGCCATGAAAATCACCATAATCTTTCATAGCAAAAGCAATGGCATCCCATTCGGCGCCAGTAAACAGTTGCTTGTAGATAACGGCGGAAGTCTCTTGAGAATTGAGCATGAGGTGTGTTCCTTTGACTCTTATAGAATACAGGCCAACGGGTCCATTTCAACAAAAAGTGGACACTACGGGCATTGGCACACCCCTAGTGCCTATCGCTAATCCACCAGACCTCGCCATTTACTACATTTTGTTGTTCAAAGTTGCGTTGACTCAGTGACTCTAATGCTGCAACGATTACAGGATCATTGAGACAACCAGGCGACATAAGTACACGACCTCCGTATGCTTTGATTAATTCATTCTTCATAGTTTACTATTAGTCAATCCGACAGTTTTACAGTACATTTGTGATGCTTTCATCTCTTGTTCTCGATGATAGTCCATCCATGATTTAAGTTCAGCCCTAAAATCATCGATCAAATCATCGGGCGTAAAATTCTCATCATTTAGATACTCTGCAATCACATCAGAAAGCAAACCTCGGCAGTGTTCTCTCCATGAATCAGGCATAATCTCTCTCCTTTAGTTCAATTAAGGTTTTTACAGCATGTTGCATTGAAGCACGAGCATATCCCGCAGCATAGGGATAACTTTTCTCGTAATCTTCACTCATTCCATCAACATCGGCACAGATGCGAATAGCATCTCTTAAACCATCTACAATGGTGTCAATTTCGTAAGTAGTCATCAATAATCGCTGAGAGGGTTTAGATTACGTTGTGGACGATATACGGGACGTTTCAGACCCATACTCTTAGCATATTGTACTCGGTCAATATAATCTTCATATTCATCTGGTGACATAATGTCATCCCAATCACCATCAAATGCTTCATCGGACGAGTAGCGATCAGTATAGGAAGTGTGCATTGGCATAGTCAATCAAAAAGCAATGTAGGGATGGTCGGTGTCAAGAACGTCATCGGATTGATGAAGAGTTTCAAACCGAAAACAAGGAAAATACTCATCATTTTCGATGTCGTAGATTGTGACGTTCTGCTTCAACTGTTCTGGAGAAAGTCGAATCAGAATTTGAAGCAATTCTGAATAAGTTGGTGTCGTTTGTTCTAACATGATCAGCAAGAAGCAGGCATGTACTGTTGTGGTTCAGTCAGAAAATCTGTGACCTGATAACCATGAATGTCGAGACGAGAATTGCACGTTTCAATCATCTCTTTTTTAGTGAACAATCGCATGGATTGTGCTTCACCTTTGAACTTCAAAGTGTAGACAAACTTATCAGTCAGAATGGCATGAGGGCGAAACTCAACAACCATGGAATGACGTTTGGAAGTAAGTTGCATGGGGTGAACTCCTTTGACTCTTATAGAATACAGGAAAACGGGACCAAATCAACCGATAGTGGACACCACGTCCACTGGCACACCTCACCAGATGTTAGTCCAGCGACTATGATTTGCTTTGGTGATTCTACCTTCCTTCAACATGTTGTCGCACACGTTGACAAAGACTTGAAACTTTTCTTCACGGGTGAGTGTGTCTGCGCCGGCGCATTGTGACATCACTTTGATCATTTGTGATTTAGAACGAATCATCACTGAGCAAGACTCCAGAAACGTTGTGAAGCGATTGTGGCCTGTTGAATTTCAGTCAATTCGGGATATTCTTCCTGTACTTGTTCAAACAAATACTCGAAGATTTCATCGTTTTGTTGATTTGACATAATGTAGAGTTAGTAACGTTTGTTTTGAAAATGTGCTTCAATAATGTCTAGAATCTCACCACATTCATCTGCGGTTTCTTCATCTACCAGAACACCATAATCCTCAATGGCCTCAGCAATTAGTTCTAATTGTCGGTCAGTAAATGTCATTATCACTCACCTCCGAACATTTGATCGAAAAGATCATCCATCTCCTGCATTTCTGCATGTCGATCGAGTTGGTCACGCATAGCAATCAGTGATGATTGCTTCATCTTCAGTTTATCCATTTCCACGTTGAGATAGTGTAGTTTGGTGTTAATCTCGCAGCGGTCAAGTCCACCAACCGTGGGCATATCGTACATTGTGTTGTTGATCTTGCGAGGTTGAAGAATGACGGTCATTGAGTTGCGTTCCTTTGACTCTTATAGAATACAGGCCAACGGGTCCATTTCAACCGATAGTGGACACTACGGGCACTGGCACTCGCTACGACTCCATTCGCTACAGTTTGTGCCTAGGATACCATCCAGTGCTACACAATAGCGTAGTATCTGCCGTGTTATCTTGTCTCTCACCTGGGGTTAATTCTTTAACTGGTAGGTGACCCATACCCATTTTATTTGCCAACTCTTTTACACTAACTGAGACGCCAGTCCCAACTGATACAGGACCTCTAATCGTACTAGAAGAAAGACAACGAATGGCAGAACATACATCTTCAACATGAATCCAATCTCTAGTGTGGTTTGTTACATAAGTGGCCCTCTTATCCTCCAGCATTCTATACATCATGTCTGGGCGACTATTCTCACCATATACCGTGGTGAATCTCATTCCGATAGAGTTAGGAGGCGCCATGATTTCATTGATCCATTTGCTCATTGCGTATGGATTTTCCCAGTATTCTCCATCAACTGCACTCGATGAAGCATACATCAACAGTGTGCCAGTTTCTCTACACCAATCGAACAACTTACGTGCTTTTGTTACATTGTTCTCATAGAATTTGTGTGGGTTGTCTAAACTCTCACGAATGTTAGC